ATGGAAACTATTTCAGAAAAGCAACAAGACTATTTACGGACTTTAATGAGTAATAATTATTCCGTTCTTAATGTTACCCCAGAGGAGTTAGTTAGCAAATATCTAGATAGCCAAGAAGCTACTTTTGATAATCTTAGTAAGGCAGATGCCTCTGTTCTTATTGGGGTGTTAAGTGCTTTAAATAAGTATGAAAAGAAGGTTAAGTAATGGGACTATTTAATAATAACGAAGAAAAGTTAAATAAGCTATTAGAAGAATTAGGATCATTAAATGCTAAAGTAGATTTAATGACTAATAAGCTAGACTCTTTATCTTCTAATAAGCTAGACTCTTTATCTTCTAATAAGCCAGACCATTTATCTTCTACTGAGGTAAAAAAGGAATACTCTGATGTAAAAGCTAATAATTATAAAGAATATACTAAGAATGCTTATACTAAGAATGCTCCCGTAAAGGTTATTAAAGGGTCTGATGTTAAAATTTACCCTACAGTTTCTTCTGCTGTTCGGGACTTAAAAGTCCCATATAGCCGGGTTAGAAGTCACATTAAGACGATTGACGGCTATCGAGTAATTAATATCAAATCGGTAAATAATCGTTCAAAGTTTGAAGGAATTCCAGTTACTACTTATAAATCTGGCAATGTAATTAAGGAATACCCATCAAAGAGGGCTATTATTGAAGATCTGCATATTGCAACCAACACTCTAGATACTTTGCTTAAAAAGAATAATAAAGGATATTTTATTAACTTAGAAGATTTAGAAAAGTCCAATAATATGGTCAATTTTGTTTAATAACCCCCCCTCTTATCTATATTAAGTATAGAAAGGGGGATTTATTATTTTAAGTAGATTAAAACAGCTACTATTAGGTATTTCTATTTTAGTAGCTAGTCTGCTTATGATTGGTTTCGGAAGCCAAAGTAAGGCACAAGCAAGTACTATTGGAAAAGTTTTTGATACTTCTGAATGGCAGGGATCTTGGACTGATGCGCAGGTTAAGTCTCTATCTAAAGAAGTTAGTTTCCTTATCATGCGGGTACAATATGGATCAGCGTATAAGGATAAGACTTTTAACCATAACTTACGATTAGTTAATAAATATCATATTCCGTATGGTGTTTATAGCTTTAGTATGTATACAAGTGCTAGCGATGCTAGAAGTGAAGCTAGATATTTACATGCACGGGCACCAAAAGCATTATTTTATGTTAATGATGCCGAACAGCATACAACAAGTTCATATTCTACAGCGACTACTGCTTGGGGTTCCGAGATGCAATCATTAACTAGTAGACCTGTAATATTATATTCATACCGATATTTTTATAACCAATATATTGGTACGAGGAAGAACTATGATGCATTCTGGTTAGCTTCTTATCAGACCTATTTACCAACTCCGAAAAACTATGCTTTATGGCAGTTTAGTGACAAAGATTATTCTCATTCATTGGGGTTATCTTTAGATTCTAATAAGGTCATCACTAGTCAGAAGCCATTATCATTCTGGATTGGTAAAACTAAGGCAAATAAAGATAAAACAGCCTATATTGCTGGAGGATATAAAAAGGGTGAAACAGTTGTTCTTAATAAGAATGCTTATAAATTCTTTAATCCAGCAGTAAAGATTGCTTCTTCTGCTAAGGGCCATAAGTATACAATCAGTAATACGCAATCTGTTAAGAGTAGTAGCTCTAAACAAGCAGTACTTCTTAAAAAAGATGGTAAAATTATTGGTTGGGCTTTAGCTCAGGATGTTCATTATCCTAATAAATATATTAAGAGTATGCCAAAAGGAAATACTATTCAAGCGATTACTAAGATCAACCAATACAAGGATATTGAATTTAACAAGAAGGCTGGGAAGTCTTATGCTAAAAACAAAATATTCCATGTAAAGGGAATAGCTACTTCTAAGGGTGGCGCTACAAGATTCTTATTAGATAATGGGAATTATGTAACAGGTAATCAAGCTAACGTTCGCCAGACATCTCCTTATGTTATTCATTTAAGTTCTAGTAGCCGAATGGTTGCTTTGACTGGAATTAAAGGATATAAGGATAAGAATTTAACTAAGCCTGTTAAAGGTAAGGGACACCATAAAGGAACAGTATTTACTGCTAAAGGTATCGTTGCCCGAGATTCATCTCATTACAGTGTTCTTATGAGTAATGGGTACTATGCGACGGCATATCGGGCAAATGTAGCTACTACCAATAAAGCAGTAAAATCCTCACATAAGACATATACAGTAAAGTATGGAGATTCTCTATGGGGAATTGCTAATTCTCATAGTACAACTATTTCTAAGTTAACTTCTCTTAACGGTATTAGTGCTTCTAGTTATATTTATCCGGGACAAAAACTAATCATTAAGTAATACTATATTAAAAACAGAGAGAAGGAAGTAGCTGGTTACTACTTCTAACTCGAATCTGGTTAGGGCCAGAAAATAAGATACTCCCTAAAGTATCTTGTCTAGTTAGACTAACCATCAAAGCTAGGCAGATTGCCTCTAATAAGTTTGTCTTGATTCTAAGACAGACAAGTTAGGGGCTTTTATTTTGCTATAATTTATGGTATAATACATAAAAAGGAGATTTTAAAAATGAAATTAGCTATTTTAGGAGTTAAAGAGAAAACTGATTCTGGATATAACTATTATTCTTTTCAGAAGAATATGGCGGGGGAAAACTTACAAGCAAAGTCACGACAACTTATTAAAAATAGATGGGTAAATGTTAAAAGGATTTCTGTTTTTCCTACTGCCAATTTTAGCTTTATTGACTTTGGAAGAAAAGATTATGCTTTGAATACTAATAATACATGTATTTTACTAGTAGATACTGAGTTAGACGAAAAGGATGTTAAGGGAATTTCTATTGGATCTTCAGAGACCACTAGATTTGGTAAACAAAAAGTTAAATTAATTAAAGAAGTTACTGATCCATATGATTTAGATTTCTTAACAGACATCTATTTTAAATATGCTACTCCCGATAATAGAAGCAATGCTACCTATGATCTGTTAACTTGGGATTTTATGTATTATTGTAGTAATAGTAATAAAGAATCCTTTAAGAAACTTATAGCTGATTATACTTTTAATAATGCGAGTGAAATTAAACAATATGGTATTGATTTCTCTATATCCGACAAAAACTTTATCCTATGGAAATGGTTAGTGGATTATAAGGATATTTTAGCTAAAGAAGAGTCCTATCAAGTTAAATTTGGTATGTACGGGGAATTCAAAATTTCTAATAAATCTATTAAAAATCTTGTTAAAGAAAAGGATATTTCCTTCAAATATATTAAGGCATTACCACATAAATACTTTCTTCAGGCAATTAAGATGTTACCTAAAGAATATACAAGAAATTTAAGTAAAGAAGATAAAGTATTCTTATATTTCTCCCTTTATTCTGATGAACAAGAAGCAGTTTCCTTAGTTGAAAAAGGACAGGTAGATATTAATGATCTATTTAAGACTGCTTGGAACACTGGAGAATTAATTAATAAAGATAGGGAAACTATTTTAAAAGACAGAGATTATAAGCCAGAAGAAGAAACTTGCTATGATGATGATTATGACTATGCTTGGGATAATGAATTCTTCACTGAATATACTGTGGTAATTGATGATCAATACGATATTGTTCAAGAAAAGTTTTCCTGGAAGGATTATTTGGATAGAGACCTTCTTGAAAAAATATCTAAGCGCTATGCACCACGAGTTAAGGATATGCTGTTGAATAAAGGATGGGAAAACTATGAAGATTAGAGAATTACTTAGTTTAGATGGTAGTTTTGTTGCAAGAGTAGGGCAAAGAAATGTTGTAGATATCTATATAACAAACGAATTGCCAAGCAATAGGTATTTTCCTAACGCAATATTCTACGAGGTCGTAAAAGATAATGGTTCAGAGATTTTTTACCCACGAGAAATGTTCATTTCTGTTTGGGAAAAAGACTAGGGGGTTAAATAATGTGGTTTGTAAAGAAGAATAAAGATAACACTCCAAAACTACTAGAAATTAATGCAGGCGAAGCACGTAGTCTGGTTACTTCTTATGGGAATCAAATAGATAAAGATGAGATTGAGTATCATAATCTAGTAAGTAGAATTCTTAATTCCCCCTATCTTGATAAATCATTTTCCACCATTATTAATAAGATTATGCGGAGAATTTCGGTTGATGCATCAACCTTTGGGAAGGAATGCACACAGATTTCTTATGGTACTATTAGTAAATATATTGATGATAAATCACCTATTCACAAGTATACTAGGTATTTATTTGACCGTGGAGATACTATTATTGACTCTTATGCTTATATAGTTAAGGAGTATTTATCAAAAGATTTAGGTTTTACCGTTAGCTACAGTAGGAATTACGAAGATGATCAAATATTAAATATTAGTTGGAAAGAAAAAGACTAGGAGGAATACTAATGGGATATTATGAGACGTTAAATGCAATTGCTAAGGATATGGAAAATATCTATAAGGTGATTAAAGAGGATTTAGATAAAGGGACTACTTTCCCTCAATGGGCTATTTGGTCTTTTAGTAAGATGACCCATGCAGAAGATAAGGCTTTACTTAATCAGGAAATTAATCCAGCGAATAAAGGGGAAATTCCTTATGCTATCCGGCAAATGCTTCTATTAGATGATATGACCCCAAATAAGCTTATCAGAGACTTCTCAGCTACCTTGGGGGCTTAGCCTATATGAATACACCTAAAAGCACTAATAGCATACCACAAGGGATTATAAAGTCCTCATTAGACAAGGATAAGTATTATCTCCAATTTCCTTGGATGAATGGTAAGGTTTCTAAGTCAGTTAATTATGTTGTCTATATTTATCAAGTAACTCCTTTATATCAAGCAATAAAAGAGTTAAGAATCCCCTATAAAGACACTTCTTATACTGGGATCAAGCAGATTTTAAATACTATTATGAATAGTACGAATTATCGGGATTCTCCTAATAAGAAAGAAAAAATTCTCAATAGTATTGGGTTAAAAGTATTAGATATTTCGTTTTAGAGGGATTTATTCCCTCTTTTTTATTGACTTTAATATGATATTATAGTATTATATAGATATTGAAAGGGGAAATAAAAATGAATAAAGAAATTGAAAAGGTTAATAACGTTTTCAAAGAAACTATAGGTAAGGATAATATTGATGTTACTTCTATGAAGCAGGATCATAAGTTATACGAATTAGAAAAAGTCTTAACAGAAGCTGGGCATACTTATAAGCTTTATTTTGATGATGATCTATTAATCAATTTAGAAGAAGTAAATGGAGCCTTTATTATTCATCAATTAAATGTTAAAACAGTTTTTGCTGAGAATGCTGTATTTACTCTATTAAATAGAGTATCTGAATCCGTGGGGGTTAAATCTGTTTTTAAAGTAAAGCGATTCCCGAGCATTAATAAAACGGTAGTTACTCGCGATGGGGAAACTATTCAATATCTGTCAGAATTAATTAGCTAAAACTGTTGACAATACTATTATATGATGTTAAGATGTAACCATAGATAAGGAAAGGAATTTTTAAAAATGATTACAATGAAACAAGTGACTGATAGCTTAAACAAAATGGACTATATTTCAAAGGCGGCTACTCTAAATATGCTTCATTATGATATGTGGAATGCATTAGTAGATTCAAAAAACTTTAAAGAAGCTTATCAAGAATTTAAGAGGGATTCTGATTATACTTACGGGAGTAACACACCTATTACTGAAGAAGATTTTCCTGAACTAATGCTAGATAGTGAAAACAAAATTAAAAAAGCTACGGTCTATGCTGTAAATAATAATCTGATTAACTTAGAAGATATTTCATATTTATTTGAATAAAAATTGATAAGTTGCTCAATCAATGCTATAATAGAATCATAGATAAGGAAAGGAAGTTATAAAATGTTAACTCAAGCAGAAAAGGAAAGAAAAAAGCAGATCGCCTATGCTTATCGTAAGCAACATCCAGAAAGAGTTAAGCACACTCAACGTAAAAGTAACGCTTTCAGTTTTGTTCGTAAAGATGCTAATAAGCAGGAATTATTAGATTTAAAAGAAGAAATTGATATTCTTCTACAAAATATGGAATAAATATTGACAATCATAAAATATAATGATAATATTTAAATATAGATAAGATATTAAAGGAGATAACAATTATGGAAAGCCAATTATTTAATGAATTACCAGTCGTAAAACAACTATCAATTATTAGTCAAGCACTAGATTTAACTACCAATACACTTCATTTCTCAAACCACTTAAAGCAAAAGTTAGATCTATTAGAAGTTAGCTTTTCTTCTAAGTTCATGCAGAATATGTTAGCTAATAACTTGTATTCTATTATTGAGATTACTAAAGTAGATAGTCGCCGAGGAGTTGATACCCGTTTTCTATTAAAGAGTACAGAAACTTTTAGTCTTACTCGTGGAGGAACTCGGGTTCCAGTTAACTTATATTTAGTTATTTCTGTAGTAAGTCATGTTATTGTAACGGCATATGTAGATCGTAGCGAATCTTATGACCGGTTTAATTAAGGAGGAACATAAAATGAGTAATATTATTGATGAACTGTTTGATTTAAATAAAAAACTAGGGCGTTGGGATACTGGTAAAACTATTATTAAATACTGGGGAAACATGAGTATTCATGAATTAGTATCTAATACAACTACAAATATTTGGGATTTAGGTCAAGATATTGGTAAGTTATCAAGTATTCAAGCTAATGCACCAACGCAGGAAAATAAAGATTTAGCAATCAAAGAGATTAATTTGCTAACTAAACTTTTGGCAGACTTATGCGAACTCGTAGGTGATTAGCAATGTATAAAACAATTAGAGTGTATTTATTAAAAAATTTAAGTAATAATAAAATAGAAATTTATAATAAATATCCTAATATTATCTTTTCCAAAGATAGCTATAATCTATTGGGATGTGACCTATCTATCCAATATTATAATCAGAATCCCAGTATCTTAGATATTAGACGAACGATGGATAAGTTAGAATTAACCATTAGTAATTATCCTAGTCGGTTACGATTAAGTGCTAGAGGTTATATAGTGTTTGCTAAGGAAGAATATATTCCTTCTTTCGATCAAGCATATATGCTATCTGAAACTTTAAAATCAATAGTTAAACAATTAGGTTATGAAGAAAATATGGCTAATGTTGTAGCAGACAGCCCTAGCTTTAATCTAGAAAGTATGTTAAAATATAACTATGCAGAAAAGAAAGAAAAAATTAAAGAAATTCTAAATAAGAAAGGACTCAAAGTACATGATTAAGATTATTGCTGGTCTTCTATTAATTTTCGGTATATGGGGGCTGTATAAGGAAATTAGCTACTTTTATAAATGGGCCAAAACTGGGGAATACCACGAAGGATATTCTGTAACGCAGGAGCTAGAGAAACAGCTTGTTGATAATAATATTCCTAAAGAGTATAAAAATTATCTTTATATTGTTGGATCTTCTTTTAGTGTTTTTATTCTACTATTGGCGTATGTTACTACGGGATTCTATGTAAAACACCAAGGAATTTTTGAGATTACCGCCGTTATTTCTCTGGGATATGTCACTATGACTTATTTTATAGAAATACTTGGAATTCTAAAGGAGTCCTCAAATCTATCAGGTAATAAACGCTTAATTTGGGATTTAGGATCAGTTTTCTTTGAAATTATTGTATTTGTTCTTGTACCTATTAGCGTATTAAGCATGTAAAGGAGAATTGTATGTTAACTATTACATTTTTATCAACAATTTTAGCATTGTTTTTCACTATTATTTTTATTATTTTTTCTAATAAGCGTAAGCCGGGGAGCACCTTTTTCTCAGCTATTCTATATGTAATCATTTTCTTAATCGCCTATTGTATTAGTTACGTTGGGTTACCATCAAGAAACTTGCTAAGCTTACTATTTATTAATGCTCTTTATTCTATTCCTATCGGTATTATTGTATCATTCGAATCTAGGGACCACTATGATACTAATTATGATGTTGTAAAAGGAAATAAAGTATTGCCCGTTATTTTATGGCTAACTTTGATTATTGTTTTCTCTACTAGTATTATTGGTAATTTACATTCACATATGAGTGTTAAGCCAGTTTATAATAGTATTACAGCAGTTAAATCAAATAGTAATGAAGCCCCTACTTTTAAGCGAGGAGAAACTCCTGTAGCTATTACTTATGCAACCGCTCGTAATCGTATGAATAAATCTATGAGTGACGTACCTAATCCTCAGTATTATACTTTGGGGGATATTGAAGCCCAATATTATAAAGGCAAACCAGTATATGTAGCTTCATTGGAATATGATGGATTCTTCGCTTCTCATAAAGCTAAGAAAATCCCGGGTTACTTTATTATTGATGCTACTGATGTAAATGCTCAGCCCAAATTTGTTAATAAGAGCATTACTTATGCTACTAGTGGGTGGTTTAGCAAGAAAGCTTCTCGAAAGCTATATCGGAGCTATCCTACTTGGCTAAAAGCAGACAGTAGTATTCCCCAGCTAGAAATCAACGATAATGGTGATCCTTACTTAGTAGAGACAATGTATAAGTCAATGCCGCTAAGTCACCGAATTAATTATAAAGATTTACACACTGTTGTTATGAATGCAGATACTGGTAGTTCTAAGATGTACAATTCAAATAATCTACCAAAATGGGTGGATGAAGGAATTACATCTGATGTAGCAGAATCTATTAACTATGCTTATGGAAAATATAAGAATGGCTTCTGGAACTTTTCTAAAAGTGGTGTAATGGTTTCTACTAATAGCTCTGTAACCCCAGTATTCAACAAAGATAAGACCATTAGCTACTTTACTGACTTTACTCGTGATGGTAGCGGAGATAGTGCATTAGGATATTCTATGATTAATGCTAGAACGGGTAAGCTGACTTTCTATAAAACACAAGGAATTATGGATAGTGATGGGGCGGTAGAAAACGCTAATCAAAATTATAAAGCTCAGCAGTGGAAGGCTAGTATGCCAATCATCTATAATATTAATGGCCGGCCTGTTTGGGTAATGTCTATCTTAGATAAGACTAAGGCTTTCCGTGGATACTACTATCTAGATGCTTCTAATCAAACAGTTAATGCAAGTGGATCTAACGCCACACAGACCTTAGATAGTTTTAGAGAAGCTTTAGTATCTGGTAATGTTAGCGCTGGAAATACTAATGAAGTAAAGACGGAGACAACTACTGGGGTTATTGATCGTATGGCAATTATTACTAATGGTAGTAATTCAAATGTCTTGCTTTCTTTAAAGGGTAGTAAAAACGTCTATACGATTAACACAAGTGACTTTCCTAATGCTAGTTTAGCTAAGGTTGGGGATAAAGTTAAGCTAACTTCTAAAATGGTTAGTCATAAACCTTATGGGAACGTATCGGATTTCAATAACCTTAATATGTAAAGAATAAAAGAGGGATAATCCTCTTTTTTTATTGCTTTAATTAAAATATATGGTATAATTAAGATATTAAAGGAGGAATTATTATGAAAGTCAAGCATCAAGCAATTATTTTAGAGTTCACTAATGATATGGAACCAGAAATGATGGAAGAAGCTCTTAATAAAATTCAAGCAGAGCTATTTGAAAAATATCACTATTGTAGTATTAGTAATACCATAAATGAGTCCCGAATCCCAGAATTGGATAAGATTACAAAAAACATTGAAATTTGGGATAAGTGGAACGCAATGTCTAAAAATAATAAGGAGATAAGTAATGAAAAAATTAATTAAGGAAAATGAGGAAATATCTGGAGTTACCTTAGTCTTTGAGAACTGTGAAATCATGACTATTCCTTATAAAGATCTTACTTGGTTACAAGTTGGCAATATAAATCAAAACATTGTTTTTAATGGAATTGCTAAGTATACTTCTTGTAATTTATTAGCAGAAAGTCTAGCAGTAAGTATTAAAAATAGTTTCCTGAAAGAGTATAGCAGGGATGAATTCTGGTTTGATGAAGAAATTACTAATAAAGACAGATTGCAAGAGAACGATATTACGAGCATATCCTTAATTGTTAATAAAAAAGGTGTTGTAGAAAAGAAATTAGAAAATTTGGATAAACCAGATCTGAATACTATTTCTAAAAATATCCTAGAACAAGGTAAGAGTATTGACATCTATGTCCCTTGGGATGATTCAGACGATTATGTTAATTTTTATCAGAAATGTGAAGAAGGTACCGATGGATTTACTATTAGCATCAATAAGGAGAATTCTAATGAAAAAGATTGATATTTCTAAGCTTACTGAGAATGGCCTTTATCATGTTTACTATAAGCTAGTAGATAATAAAGTAAATGAGATTCTATCTAAAAAAGATGGGGAGCTTACTTCCCAAGATATTATTGACTATCAGCATACACAATTTGAAGTGCTTCACATTGAAGATATCGCTAATCCTGTTAAAGATATAAAAGTTGAAGAATTGCCCAAGGATATGCCTTTAGGGGACTATCTAGCTTTGTTGGATAAACATGAAGCAGATCTAGATAGATATGATTGGTTTGAGGGGTTATTAGCGTGCTTTCCTACAGATGTTTTAACACATTTGGAACGTCTGTGGATTAATAAAGAAATTCCTGGTCTATCTGATAAGCAAGTATACTATTTAATTAAAAAGAAAGAAAGCCAACTAGCAGAGGAAGTAGCTTTTCTTAAAGAGTTTCTAAACAACTAAAGGGGGAAAGATAATGAAATGTATTGACATAGAAGATGATTACTCTATCTATTGGTGGGTTATTCGGCATTTTAGGATTATGGATTTTCAAAGTAATAAAGAGATATTTAAAAAAGGGTATATTAAATTAGATAGTCCTTTAGGTTTAGTAAATAAGAATTTTAAATACTTTTCTAATAGTCGAATAGTCCCTTATGAACTTATCGTAAACTGTATGCTAGGAAATTATCCAAAAGGATATTTTATGCTAGACGAATATATGTATAAAGGGATATAATAAGGGGATTAGTAATGAAGTATAAAGAAGCTATAAGAATGGTTAATCAGGGATTTAAAGTATATAGACCTAATTGGAAGAATGCTTATATTTGCTTATCTGCATACCCAATGTTTTATGCGGATATACTTGTATCTAGTAGTAGTGGGGGATGTTTAACTGACGGGGTATGGTGTATTGGTAAGTTTCCTTATTGTCCGCTAAAAGAAGATAGAAAAGCAAACGATTGGGATTTTATTGTGGAGGCATAATATGAAAGTTACTAATAAAAGCTATAATCATCACCCTTTAGAGTATCATGTTGGGGATATTATCGAGAGCGTTGGTGTTGAAGCGAATACGGGGAAAGAAGTCGTAACGCATTATTTAGTAATCAAAGTAGGATACAAATATGGATTATTATATATAGAGGGTAATGAGATGGCTACCTATCATCACAAATACTATAAGCCATTCTTAACCAATACGTTAGAACAATTATACGATAAGGCTAATGATCCTGATGATATTCTAGTAGATGCCGAATTAGTCATTAAATAGGAGGGTTAATAATGAAAATTTTTGATAACACCAAAGGAGTTAAAGATAACTTTAAAGTGGGGGATATTGTAAAATCACAAGATGGGCATGTTTTCATGATTGCTAGTGATCCTGACTATAAATATAATCTAGTTTCTTTGGGTGATGGCTCTATGTCAGATTCTTGTAATAGTATTGGTGACTTGTTTGAAGAGGGCTATCTTGATGAAACTGATAAGAAGGTTTCCGGATTTTTAACTGTTTCTGATTTTTTTTAATATTGAAAGTGAGGATAAATAGTATGGACGTAGAAGAAGCTTATTCAGAATTTGATAAAAAGTTTAAAGATAATGCAGATAAGGTTAATGGAGTTGACTTAGATAGCCTTATTAGACAGGTGCTAACCGAATGCTTTAATGAGGCAGTTCCGGAAGAAGGCAAATTAACCTTTAATGGTAGATTAAATCCGCTTTTACTAAGATTTATCAATTTCTATCCATTAGAAAAATCCTCTTATAAATTGACGATTCGAAGAAATAGATTAGATATTCTTTATGGGGGTTATGTAATTTATATTGACATGGGTTTTGGAAATTATACTATTAAGGAAGCTACAGAAATTTAAGGGGGTTAATATATGATTGATGAAAGAGATATTAAATTGCGGGTCTTCAACTATCTCAATACGGATACTAAGCATAATAATACGATCGATACCGTCAAGTGGGGTAATAATATTGAAATAATTTGGCAAAAGGATACTTGCAATTATTTTTGGGCGTTCCTAACCTGTGAACCCATATCTTCTGATTTATTTAGTTTTAAGTTTGACAAAAATTTAGAAAAGTTTACTATGGAAGTAATAGGAGAGGATTATTTATGAAAGAAAATAATATGACTTATGAAGAAGCATCTGGATTAATTAAATCTTTAGATCCAGAATATTATGTTATATATCCAAGGTATGCAGATGAAAAATATGACTTTCAAGTCTTCTATAATGACGAACGGATTTCCTATATCCCCATTAATAAAGAACAAACAATAGAGAGCAATTCAAACTTGTTAAAATTTGCTAAGGGATATACGCTTTGGATGATTTTAGCAAAGTTAGCTATTACTCCTTTAGAAAAACGAGGACTTATGCCTGTTACCTTATTCTACATTCATTTGTTTCCGGGAGATAAAGGGTATCTAAATTATAATCCGGTTACTAATACGATTGTACTTGAAAAGAAGCACTATGTTTGTCAATTTGTATCTAAATTTGTAGAGGATGACTATAATAGGTTACAAGAAGATTTTAGCCAATATTTACCTAAATTTGATAAAGATGACCCTCGATTTGAAATTGTTAACTAGTATCATGGAAGGGATTGATAAAGATGAGTATATCGTTTAATCAATTTAAAGCTATAATTTTAGATAAGGAAAAGTTTAGAACAGGTCTAATTAATATATTAAAAGAGACTGAGTCGGATAGAAATTTTGATAGAGAAGATAAGGGTATTCCTTTAGTTAAATTTGATGGATATGATGATGGTTACTATTGGGATTATACTCTCGTTGGACTTAATCCTGATGAAAAAACTTTAACAGTTACTTTCAGTATTGGATCAGGTAGTGGATATATCCCTATGAACTGCACAGAATATAAGGTAAGTATTGAAGATTTCCGACAATATCTTATTAATAGGAAATGGAAAAATCAGGATATAGATACTATAGAAATTCTAGCTAGTTGTATTAATGAAATCCAAGGTTCCCAGATTGTATCAGAAGAACATGATGATTATGAATGAAGGGAAGTTTTAATATGAAATATTCAGAAGTTACTAAATTGATTAAATCCTATGATGAAAAGTATTTTACAAAAATTGATAGTAAATATTTCTACGTTAGATATAAGACATCTGCTATTACATTTGCAGAAGTAGCACAGGTTGATATAGAACATCCTTACATTCTGAATACGAGAATAAAATTTACTGAATTTCCTAGATATGAAGATGTTTGGAAGGCTTTATCTCTATTAGCTATTACTGATATTAAAGACCGCTTAGAAGAAATTAATATGGAAGACTTAGCTTTAAGTGACTATCTATTTACAAAGGAATTATATGAACAACTTATAGAAGTATCACAGGGTAGCTATCTTTCGGTAACCAAGGCTAATGTTATTAGGAGAGATAACAATGATTAGATACTTATATTATGGAATTTATTATATTTTATACGCGTTGTTTCTATTATTAGTGGGTACTATTGGATTAGTTATTATGATCCCACTATATCATCATTGGAATAAAGGTAAGACTTGGTGGGAATCTACAAAGAAGGCTATCTATTATATTTGGTGGGGTAACTACGATCTTTAACAGGAGGATATTATGAACATCGAAAACTATGAAATAGCAAAAAATGATGAGGGGCATGTTTTAGTATCTTTTTATATTTATATACCCGATCATGATGGATTCCTTGTTTTTATTGCCGGTTCTAATAAGAATGGTGGTTGTGATATTTGGGGAGGTTATAAAGGTAATCTAGTTGAAGATTTAGACCAGCTATCTGTAGATTTAGGCTATAGTGATGATGAGTACAATCTAATAGACGATTTTATTACGTGTCAAACCTCATTGGTATTATAAAATTTATATTTGGGGGAGATTAATATGAAAGCTAAACCCGTATAGTCGTTCCTAGTGAAGAGGAGATTCTGACGCTTTCACTTTCTGAATCAATTAATTTAATTAAGCTTGGTTGTTTAATCTAGTTATTTCTTTTAATTTTTTAGTTGTATTAGTAACGTTTTTCGCCATTATTGTATAAAGGAGAATATTATGAAATTATACGTTATTATGTTAAAGGGCTGTGATGAACCTGTTGGAATATTTAAAAATAGTCTTTATGCAAAACAAACGGTAGCTAACCTTAAAGACAAGTACGGAGATGATAAGGAATTTAAGATTATAGTATACCCATTAAAAAGTATGTTTGAGTGTGATATTCCATCATTATTAGCGCCTGTTTATATTTATTGAGGAGTAAGCTTATGAAAAAAGACTATTATAGTGAGTATAAGAATGTTAAAGACTTTCTGAATAAAAATAATTATATATCAGCAGCTTCCATTTATCAGAATATTTTTGTTAAGGATAAACTTTATTATAGAGAGAGTAAATCAAAACCTAATCCAGATATTGACATGACACTAAGTGTTGGCTTAACATATCATTGCTTAACTTTATTTGGAAAGTTACTTGCCTTTATTGGGGTTGTTGGTATCTATTTTGGTGTCTATACTTTTATTATATTGACTTGTCTATTAACTTTTAATTTCAAAGAATTGTTTGATAAAGAAAACTATGAAGTTGAAATGGCAGAGGATCTTTGGCATCTAATATTTGTTGGAATGATGTATAGCCATAATACAATTGGTAATTGCTATAGCTTTGATATTCCTTATCCGGTTCCTTTTGATATGTATAGAAAGTATATTAGATATAGAGAGCATCTTAGGAAGTTCTACACTAAGAAGTCCCCAGATGAAAAGAAGATCATTAAAAAATTTCTGTATGGCGCAGATTATGTTGCTTTAAAACACTTTGGACTACTTAATGACACTTGGAAAAATAAAGGTAAGTATATGTTAAATAATAGAGAGGAGATATAGATTATGGACAATGAAGAGTTTGACGAGCTTATGGAGGAGCTAGGAATACCTAAGGATCACATTAAATCAGTTTATGTCTGCCCTTTTTGTTATGAAGATTGGCCAGATTCTATAGTAGAAAATGATGAGGGGGATTCTTTAATCTACTATAAAGACTTAGATAAGAATCTAGTTGTTGACTTTAATACTCTTAAATATCCAGATACTCGAGACTTATACTCAATAACAGCAGGATTTAAAATTAATTATTGCCCTATGTGTGGGAGAAAGCTTTAATAACTTTTAAATAATCGTTATATGAAATAATACTGTATTAGGATATCTGTTTATAATTATATTCAGGTATCCTTTTTATTTGGGAAATATATGAGTCTGCTGGTAATATCTATAAAGGAATTCTATTAGTAGCCTATTAAGGGAAACTATACATATATAGAATGTTAGTAGTAATTATAGAGAATTATATAAGGGGCTATTAGTAAGCCTACTAGGGGGAATACTTGGGTAATCCTTCTTCAGCTAATAACTACTAATAGATATTACAGTAATAAGCCAATTAAGGAACGTTAGTAGCTATTCAATTATTCCCTAACTAAGGGATACTATTATCCCCTAACTAATAGATTAGTAACTATGCCTAGCGCCTGTGGGGGAGTCGGCCCCAAATAACCCAATATTTAACATGAGTACTCAAGTAGTCGCATAGTGTACCATATATCTATTACAATTCCACAATATCCCCCATAAATAGGCATTTAATAGCCTGCTAATAGAAATGATATAATAGAATAAGAAAGCCTTTTATGAAACGAATAAAAACTTACTAGTAGTGAACTAGAAATCCTTCTTAGATTATCTTCTATTAATTGGTTATAAAATCACATTTAAGCTACCTTAGAGCAATATCTCGGCATATAAATAGGATATTAGGGTATTTATACCAGAAGTAGATATAGTAGCCTAGAATAGACTTATATAGGGTTAAAATAGATATTGACTATAAAAGCCAAATATGGTAATTTATATATGAGGTGATAAGTATGAATAAGAAAGCGGGAATACTCCTATTAAAAGGCTACGAATTTATAGTAGAAAAAGAAGTCTATGATCTAGCCCTAGGCTTTGATGTTCCTTATAGTTATAAAATAAGGGTATATAATGCAGAACAGTTTATAGATAGTTTAGGTCTAGATTTAGAAAGCCTGCAATTAGAAGACTTACCAGTAGTAGCCTTAAAGAAGCTAAAGGAGTCTAATAAGGAATTAAAAGGGATCCGGCTAGTATAAATGATATAATAGGATATTAGATAATATATAAAGATAATGCATAGGGAGCCATTTAAGCTATCTCAGAGCAATATCTCGGCATATTAAAAGGCTATTAGGGTATTTATACCTAAAATGATTAAAACCGGCTAGATATTGCTTATATAGAAAAATTATATAATAGGATAGGCAAGTAGAAAATAAGGTATTGACAGCTCTATTATATAATGTTATAGTAGTTATATAGAAAAGGAGATAATGATATGGATTTTAAAAAAGAATTAGAGAATGATAGAGAGTATTATGAAAGTTTCTTATTAGGCTATCAAGTAGATCTAATTATTGGGGATGCATTAATTACTTATGAGATTAGTGATCCAGTAGAATTAATTATTAATCTAAAAATTGCTAAGGAAGACTTAATGCGCTTAGATAAGAAAAAGGTAATTGAATTAGTTGAAGAAAAGATGTATGATGTAAAAGGGAATGTAAAGGGAGCCAGATTGAACTGTATTAAGGTAGGCAATCCAGTAACTAAAGAAGATAAGAAGTTCTTAGAAGGATTAGGCATCCCCGTAGAAGAATTAAAAGACTAAGGAGGAAATAGCAATGGAACTAGTATTAAATAAAGAAAACTATAAGTTATATCTATTAAAGGCATATCAACGGGTAAGAGTATGTAAGAATTTACGAGTTAGTTATCCAACAGATCGGGATTATAAAATTACGATTAGTCGGGATAAAGAGGGAGTATTCTTTAAAGTATTAGAATATAATGCTTCTAGTGACCGCTATAATAAAGAAGTCATAATCTACCAATTAACTGACCAATATAACCATGAATTAGTAAGCCATTGTAAGGGATGCTATAATAAGCCAATGATTAATCGAGCTATGAAATACTTAGAAGATCACCATAAGGAGGTATTCTTTAAGAAGTCTAATTTTGATATTGACGCCTTATTTAATACTAGTAGTGAGCTAGTCTAAAAGCATGCTTATTAGAAATTTAAAAGAGTAAAAAATAAAGCATGCTTTTAGAAGGAGAATCATCCCTAGTAGTGAACTAGAAAAGGTATACCAATTATTTTATAAAAAGAAATTATTTTTAAACTTCTCCAGAGGAATATGAATGAAGAATCCTATTATATCAACCTTTATAAAATAGGGTAAAAATAAGATATATTGGAAATAATGGGTATACCAATTAAATAAAGGAGGAATATTTATGGAATTAGAAAAAGCTATTACTTACTTACAGGGACAAACTTTTAAAATTAATTGTGTAATCTATTCAGAATTAGTTGGTACAGAAGTACTTGCAGATTACTTGGTGGTAGTAACGAATGCTTTAGCTTTATTAGAAGACCTAAATATTACTCCGCGATTAGATGATATTAATAGCTATAATGACTTATACGCGATAGTAAGTAATGCGATAAAAACCCATTCTAATAATCGGATCAAGGGAATCAGCTAATTTACTAATAAGAATAAACATCCCTAGTAGTGAACTAGAAAAGTAAGAGCATTCTATTGAAAGTGATAGAGTGCTTTTTTAATACTAGTAGTGAACTAGAAATTCTCCTAGTAGTGAACTAGAAAAGCCTCCTAGTAGTGAACTAGAAAACTTTTCTCAAAAAGGAAGTATATTAGGAGGTAAATAAAGGATACCATAAAAGACAATAAAAGTCAAGTATTAATTTTAATGATCGTCTATGGTTCTATAATAGAAGAAAGATAATAAAAAACAGCTATACCAATTATTTTATAGTAACTTATTACCGGTAAAAAATTAGAATAATAAGTGGAATAAAAGCCGGTATTATAGTATTCTTCTATTTTACGAAGCTATAAACCGCTAATAAACCAATTCAATATAAAAGCGACATTTATAAAATTAGGGTTGCTTATTCTAGTATATAATGATATGATAATAACAGTTAAGAAAGAGGGAATACAGCAATTAAAAATAATTAAAATTAACGTTTGACAATCCTATTATATAATGTTAAGATATAAGCATAGATAAGGAAAGGGAGTTTATAAAATGACTGATAAAAAGGTAGCAACATATGTATTTGTTTCAAAGATTTATGGGGCACAACAATATGTGTCTGTCAACGAAGAGGCAGAAGCATATATGATTGGGAATATTCAAGCCACGGGTTTTAATACAGAAAACCGGGTATCCATTAAATTGAAAGAACTTAAGCGGCTAATTCGCTATTATGAAAATAGAGGCTTTACCAAGTATGATGATGAAGCTACAGAAGAAACTAGAGCTATCTTTCAATACTAGGAGGTAAACTATTATGGCAATTATTGATTTATTGCATCCCGTTTATATTGAATTAACCGGGTACACGTATAAACAACCATCCAATTATGGGCTATTGCGGGCACTATATAGCTATAAAAAAGACTTAAACACTTTGGCAATTGATACGGATAAAAGTATTCTATTCAACAAAAAAATTAAAACTATGACATGGGATTTAAAGCTGGCAACTAGGGAGAACTATAAACCACTTTATTATGAAAGTATGCCGGGGTTAAGTGATGAAAAAGTTAGTCGGTATCTATTAGAACATAAGAAAGAATTAGGAAAAGGGGTATTTAGTGATTTAAGGGTATTGGATAAAGCTTTGAGTATTTCTAGGACTACTCTTGATTATATTGTTCCTGATTATTCTAAACGAAGCTTTAAGCCGGGTAATACCGGGGATTTAATTGGGGGGTATTTGATTGGTTCTTACTTTGGTTCGGATGGCTTCGACTATAATCCAGATTGGGGAAATTAATCCTTTACAATCATATAATAGTATGATATTATTAAAACATAGATAAGGAAAGGAAGTTTTAGAAATGAAGTTAGAAATTGATAATACTGTATCTGGTAATGAGGTTTATACTAAAAAGACCCCGGAAAGCTTACCATTATATTTGGGCACTATGAAATTAATTGATGGGATCTGGAATTTAGTTAGTGCTAATGCTGATGGAAATATTGTGACAGTTGAATATGATAGCACAGCGGTGGAAACATTAAACATGTTAAATTACGAACTCAAGCTCCTTAGTTTGGAAGACGTTAAGAAACTAAACGATTTTAATATTAAGAATATTGGCAAGATTATTTCTTTCTAAAAAACAGTTGACAATTAATAAAAAACGTTATATAATAGGTTCATAGATAAGGAAAGGAAGTTTTAAAAATGACAAACAAGCAAATGGATAAAAATGAATTGATGGATATTTTAGATAAAATGCAGGAAGCTATGGGGTCAGATGAATTACTTTTAGCAATTGTTAAGGCTTTGACTAGCAAGGATCTTCAAGAAACAATGGAATATATTAATCGTTGCTATGATTTAAATATTGAAGAATTACAGTAGAATAGAGGATAAAGGGGTGGCCTTAACTGGTCACCTTTTTTATTTCTAAAAAAATCCTTGACAATTCTATAATAGTATGGTATTATTAAAATATAGAAAGGAGGAAGAAAATAGAATATTGATTCAAGGTTACATAGTCGAAGCCTAAACTAGATATATTTAGAGTAGAATAGAATATTTTAAAAAAAGGGTATAGACTTCCCTAATCATATCTGGTTACGGTTTGACCATTTACCGGACTTCTCTTACTTATCTATAATCCTATTATAGCATTCTATTAAAAGGTTGTCAATAGATATTCTATAAATAAAGTCCTTTACAATTCTATTATATGATGTTATACTATAACCATAGATAAGGGTGATCCTTTTAAACGCCTTTAAAAGCATTATCTGAACACTTTAATAATATTAGGTATAATTATACTGGATAATATTAAAAAGGTGTTGACGGTACTCTTAGATAGGTTTAAAATAGGTTTATAAGGTTGATAAGGAATAACCGAATTACAAGCGGTAAAATACTTATTGACACTTATTAAAGAAAATGATATAATAGATTCATAGATAAGAAAGGGAGATTAATATGCTAGAACTTAAAACAAACGACTTATCAGGATTATTTATTCTAACCGGTAAAGAATTGATTACAGAAGCCAAGGTGGATTATGATGCTTTTAGTGATAAGACTACTCCTTTTTCTAGCTGGTTCCCTAATGATTTTATTAAACCAGACAAGGTATATTCTTGTAACTCTACTCTTGACGATATTGAACAGATTAATATTCGGAGTAATAGTATTAAAAAACTTACTATTAAACCTTGACAGTCCTATTATAGAATGTTATTATTAAAACATAGATAAGGAAAGGAAGTATATAAAATGAGCATTAATTTAGGTTTCTTATTAATTAGTTTACTTGCTTCATGGAAGTTTATTGATATTCTATGGTGGGCCTTATCTGCTGATTGGAAAAATATTCTAAATGATTGGTTTAAATAAACGGTTGACAATTATTAAAAAACATTATATAATAGATTCATAGATAAGGAAAGGAAGTTTTAAAAATGACTGAATTAAACAAACGAGTAGAAAAGTTACTTAACGGCGAGGTATTCGAACAGCGGGCAAGTGTTTATATTGAAGAAATTGACGATTATGCAATAGCTTATTACTCTATCCAAATTGTAGACCCAGAAGGATTAGCTGACGACTTGGGTTTAACTGATGAACTTAATCAGTTAGCCAAAGAACATTCTAAAGATACCGACTTATCTGATGGCGTTTGGGACACGGTAAGCGACCAGCTAGCTAGCCATCCCTATGATGAACCGCTTTCTGGTGTTGTCTAGTGCGAGTAATCATTGACAAATAATAAAAACAATTATATAATAGGTTCATAGATAAGAAAAGGAGATTTTTATAATGACTAATAGAAGCATTAAAGCATATTTCTATAACGGCTTTAAAGAACCCGAATTAATCGCTACAGATATTAAGGGATTAAAGAATACCATTATTTATGATAATTATACCGGGGATGCTTCAAAGGATTTATTAGAAGATATTAATAGTTGCACTAGTATGGACGACTTAAAAGAAGAACTTGTGGACTATGATATTTATATTAATCCAACTAAACAGGATTTTATCGAAGCCAATAAAGCATGGTTTGAACCGGACGGTTTAGAAAACTATCTGGAAAACTGGTAAGGAGTTTTATAATGAATGAATTAGTTAGTATTATTCAGCACGGTAGCTGGTATCAAGTGGCCTTTTATTGCACGAATGAGAACGGTGGTACTTATCTATCTACGATAACTATTCAAGGTCTTAAAAAGCTCCGCGTAGCTTATAAGCGGTTTAATATTAAGCACACGCCGGGTTATCCTTGTATGCTATCCGAAGCCATTCCATTAGAATTACTACAATCATTAGGGCTATGATAGCCCTTTTTTATTGTCTTATTTTAAAGCTTATTATTACCACTAGAAAGCTTCATACAGCCATTATATAGGATCATTAGTATACTTATATAGCCAGACACTAGATAGCTTTATACAGCTATTATATGCGTCTATTATGCTATCCTATTGCTGGCTTTATTTATTATATTAATAGAATGATTATATCGTGATTAATTCGCCAACTATTATCGATTATATTCGCATTCTATAAACCTTTTTATTATTACTTTTATTATTCTATAAATGGCTACCCTATTAAAAGGTGGTAGGCCCACAATATGAAAGGGGTATACCCCCCACACCCTATTTGGCCATACACCCCCTACCTTATATACCCTATACCTCTTTTCTACTACAGGTTCATATTTTTCACTTAAAAATTCCACCAAAATATTTTTTCATAAAATAGCTTACCCCCACCCTATCAAAATTTAATATTACCCCCACCTTTAAATATAAGAAAAGGGACCCCCTAAAGATCCCCAATAAATATTACTCTTTCTAAATAAGCTTTTTATAAATAGCCAAAGCATAATCTCCATCATCATCAATATTATATTTAATATCAATCAGCTCAATACTCCATTTATCTTTAAGCCAAGTATTAATAGCTTCTTCTAAGTCTTGATTCTGAGTATTAAAAAGTTTAACTTGATACATTAGCGTAATCCCTCCTCTAACCAGATAGTATCAGCAATTTCCTTATTAACATTTTTATCTGGGGTAATAAAATAAGCGACTAGCTTAATATAACCAGCATCATAGTTATCAAAAGACCCATACTTACCATATATCGGATATAAACCAATACTTATATCTTTAGTTAAGTAGATACCCTTTTTATAATCAATAGTATTGATTCTACTGGAAATATTAAAATAATTAGCGATTCGAGAAAGGTCCATTTTAGATAATCTTTTATTATCTTTATCAGGATATAGAATATCTAATAACTTTTTATTATCCAAAAGAGTGTACCCCTTTTCCCCGAAATTAGATACTTCTTTTAATAGATATTGCTTTAGCTGATACTTAACATGCTTATCATAAGCTTCATCTAAATTTATTTGCTTCCTATAGTGATTAATCGTGGCATAAAGTAGTTCTTTATTATTCCTAACAATATCCTCTATCTTACTCATCATTATCCTCCTTACACTGGCTGTCTATCATAGCATAAGAAACGTCTTTAAAAATTTTCTTATTAATATCCTCATAATCAGTAACTATGAATATACCTATCTTTTCTGTAGGTTCTTTTAAAGTAGGTATTTCTAGAGGTTCCCAAGAAGAATGTCGATTAACCTCTATTGGATAAATCATGATTTTGATATATACTCCCGAATCTATATCAATACAGTCAGTGATGTATACTGACTTTTCTGAGTAACCAGTAAGAAAGCTACTATGATAAGATGTATTTAAAGTATTTTTAATTTTCTCATCATCAATTCCTTGTACTAGCTTTTCTCTAGTAGGAGAATAGGGGTAAAGCGTTGATAATAACTTCTTATCATCAAAAATAGCATATCCTTTATCTCCAGATTTTTCAAGTTCAAATAGAAAGAAGGATCGTAGCTTACCTTCAATATCAATTTCTGATCTATACTTTTTAATAACCCGATTTAAAATATTATCTTTCATAGCTAACTCCTTTATGCGTTAAAGTCCTCATCTGGATCAAGCTCTAGACAAATATAATCATCCTGAATATATGCTTTAAGGCCATTATCATCTAAAACAAATAACCTATCAGTAATTTCCTTAAACTCTTCCCAATCACTATCATTAACAAAGACTAATAGCTTATCTGATTCCCAACGCCATTCACTAACAATATCCTTAGCAACAAGCTTATCTAATTTATTTTCAATATCTTTATACATATTTGGTTCATCCTTTCTAATATCTAAAGCGTTAATAAAGTCATTAACTGATTTATCATCAATGTTCCCTACATGAATGCTCATCAAGGTTTCCTCCCAAATAACTTTCTCTTCGGAATAACATATAAGGATACTCCAGAACTTCCTATCCAAAGACAATCCCCACAGGGAGTTTCTCCCGGAAAATAGCTTGCCTTTACCTTATAATTATATCCTTTAAGGACTTCTTTGAAGAATTTTATCATATCATCATTGCTTACATAGGTCAAATCCAATAATAGTTGCTTAGTATTAACCTTTATTTTGCTTTTATGATTTACTATGGTATCCCGCATAGTTTTTGGATTAAAAGTAATAGCCTTATCCACAACAATATCCGGATCATCATAATCCTTTTTAATATTATATAGTAAGAACCCATTATCAAAATATAATGTCTCTAAGGTTCTAAGGGCTTTTTCATCCTTATACTTAAGAGGATTATCTCTAACAGACTTCAAAACATTTCTTTGGAAATTCTCTACTAACACGATAATAAACTTTCTAATTTCTGGAGTTAATTCTGACTTATACTCCTTATTAATAACATCTTTATTTATCCTATGAATATCAACTGCTGTTTTCATATTAAACCCTCCTTTATCTAAGCACAATATAATATTCTATATGTTTTCCATCAGGGCTACGTTTAATATTAAAATCAATTCCCCATTTTGTAATACTACGATAAAGTCCTCCCGGCTGTGGCGATCCATTCTTTAACTTAAAGACATGGGTAGATACATCAAAATAATAAACTCTATCAATAGGGGGATCTAGGTCAATGCTTCCAGAAGTTTCTTTCGTTTCATTATAAATACTCATTATATTAGTTAGCAAATTTAGCATAATCTTCTTTTGTTGCTTAGTATATAATCTACGGTTACTCTTAATAGTATGTTTTGCTTTAATCGCCATACAATACTCTTTAATCATGATTTAAACACCTTTAAAATCCTTTCCCATACGCTAACTTTTTTATAAGGGTTAGTAGTCTTATTACTATTATCAATATCTTCTTGTTTCTTACCCTTATCAAAATAAGGCTTATTAAGTTCCTCTAGCTTACTACTAATGTCCTCACAATCTTCTTTTCTAAGGAAGGAAGATAATTTTTTTAACCCCCACTTGTTTGTTAATACCAACGTATTTATGTCAGGGTCAAAATAAATGCTATGGGTAATAATATCATTAGACATTAAATGTGCATAAATTAAACTAGTTTGATTATTATCTAAAGCATCCTTTAAATTATTTGTAATTCCTTTTGTATCAAGTTCATAGACTTTACAAGTATGTTCAGATACTTTATGCGTATATTCGGATATTCCAAATAAATTATTGTTAACACATATTTTTAAATAGAAATCAATTAGCTCCTTTGGAGGATTATCAACTTTACTAAATAGTCTAGTAAATAGGTCCCAATCCTTTTGATTAGATGAGAATATACTAGCAGGCAACTTATCTTCAATAATAATGAACACTTTTAAATAACCCTTTGGATTAACATAAGGAATGAACTTATTAAACCATACCAATAGCTCTTCTCTACTCCACCTTTTATCTAAGCATAAGGCAATAGTAGCAACCCTTGGAGTAATACTTTTATCTGGAAGTTCTTTAATAATATCTAAAGTAACCTTATCAGAATAAATTACTTTCAATAGATCTTCTTCTGTTGGATTATCAATAAGGGCAATTAGCCCTGGTGTTGTCTCTAAGCTACTTTCTTTAACCATGATATTCCTCCTATACTAATATCACAAAATATTCTGCCACCAATGCTTATTTTCAATAGCATCCTTTATAGGTGCTTCTTCATATTTTTTATAATCTTCCATCTTTTTTTCATATACAGCTATCCGCGATTTACCTTCTTTATAAATTATTTTGTTGGTAATAAAGCATTCCCAATCTTTATACACCAAGGGTAAATTACCGGTATTGCTAGGTATATAGTACAGTGTATCTGTATTAACAGTATCCTTAAAAGTATCGATAACCTGCCTCTGCTGAGCATCATTTAGTTTACCTTTAAGGTTATTTGTTAGTGCAGAGTCAATAATACGATACCTATTAACAGCATTACAATGGTTGTCCTCGATACCTAAATACCCCCAAAAAATGCAAACAGATAAGTAGAAATCAATAAGCTCATCACTAGGGTGAGGATTCTGACTAAACAATTTTATAAATAAAGGAATATCCTTGCCCGTCCACTTACTACTAGGCAAATTACTATGGATAGCTTTAAAAATTTTTAACTGATCCTCTGAACTTGTTAAGGGGAAAAACTTATCAAACCAAGTATTTAAACTTTCTTCACTCCATTTTTTCGTTAAGCATAAAGCAATAGTTGCTACTTTAGGGGTGATGCATTCATCAGGTAAGTCCCTAATGATGCTGTCTAGAGTATTCTTAGAATAAATAACGTTTAATAAGTCTTCTTCCGTTGGGTTATCAATCAATGCAATTAATCCGGGGTTTCCTAGTAGTTGACTACTAATACTCATAATTCCATCTCCTTATTCTTGTTTTAATTATAACATACTAAAAAAGGGATTGCAATCCCTTTTAATAGTGACTTAGTTCGTAAGTAGAATTTACTACTTTATAATTAGTATCAACACCTGATTTACTATTTAAATAATTACATAATGACTGCGCATCATAGAAGTTTTCTAAACTTTTACAAAAATAGTTTTCTGCCTTTAGTTTACTACCAGTCACTCTTACAATATCAAACATTCGGCTTCATCCCCCATATTAGTAGCATAGATAATATCCTTTAAACTAAATAACGAGTCCGACCCGTTAGTAGCATCGGTTAACTTTAAATAAAGCTCAATCATATGCTTAGAAGATCTATCAAATTCTAAGCTAAATTCTGGAGTATACCCAATATCATTAAAAGCCTTCTCAACTTCCTTGTAAGAATGCCCTAAATATTCCATCCCAAGAATAGTAGCTTTCTCACCATTAGTTTTAATAACTAAGTTGATTCCAAGATGATTTAATGTTCTTGCTGAAACTTTACCATACTCTTTACTCATGTCAATAATACTTTTAATTTTATGATTAAAATCTGCAACAGAGAAATCATTCATCATTATTTCAATCCTTTCTATCAATAACAAATTTATCAAAGATATTAGTGAATTTAGTATAATCCAATAAATCTTTATCCATTTTATTACTATCCTTTAAATATATGTTATCATCGTAATACTTAGATAACATCCTTAATCTCATACTTTCCATAGACTGATGAAACTTTCTACTAATCATTCATTAAGTCTTTCTAACAGCTTAGGAGTCTCATTAATATTACCAACTATTTCTACTTTATTTCCCCATAGATTTCGATTATAATCTTCTGGATAACCAAATAACAAATTATCTGTGAAAATATCATCCATAATTTTACCTGATAACTGGAAAGAGCCATATTTAAAGTAAACTTTAGCTAACCCTGTATAATCTTCATTTCCTGAATAGAATACTTTAACAATATCGCCTTCAAATACTTGGTTTCCCCATTTATCAGTATACCCGGATGACTGCTCTAACTTATAGTCTTCTCGATTGTCTTCATACTTCATTTCTCCGGAATCCTCAATATTCCACCAAATATGTGATCCATCTAAGCCCATTACCACATCCTTAATATCAACATACATAGAATTAATTTTATCCCATAATCTATAGATATTCATCTATCTTCTCCTTTTATTTTATAGCCAATAAGCCAAGCTTTCGCGAACGTATCCGAATTCTTACTAATATACTTTGATATGGCTTCATTAGGATATCCATAAGAAAGGGCATCAAGAAAAATATCAGCTAAATTGTCTTTTGTTTTACAATCCTCATTAAATCTATGCTTATCCTTAATAAAATTCGAAATATATTTAGGAATTTCTGGTAAGTCGCTGCTAACCATATTATTCTCCCTCAACAAAAAATTCTGTAAACTTATTAGCAAATTCCTCGTTAGTTAGAGGAGCCATAATACGGCCATCCTTCTTATAAACCCATTCAGATGGTTTTATATAGTAGCCCCGCACAGGATCATCTTTCCCTAAAGTTAGATAATCATAGTCCTCGTGAGAATCAGCAACCTTGATAATAGAATGTTCAAATATAGTATCCTGAGTACCATCATATTGGGCTACTTCGAATTTAGTTTTATGATGTTCATCCCCTATAGTTAGCTCAGCAGAAACTTTTACCCAACGGGGGTCCAGAATGTAGCCCTCTGTTAAGTCTTCATATTTATTGGCATTAAAAAAGAATAATCCAAGGGTAACACCTTCAATAGAATAACCATCACCAATAGAGGTAATAAGCGCGATTTCATCCATGTCCTTATTATAAAAGACATCCCCTACATTTATATCGATGCCTTTATCAATAGTTACTTTATTAGTTATTTTCATTATTTAGCCCCTTTTCAAACTCTTCAAATCGGTTAAGATACTCTTTAGCTTTGTCAATATCCTCGATACCATTCTTATTATTCTCACGAACAACATACTTAATAATATTCATTTTCATGGCACCTCTAAATTCTTCGGGGGTAAGAATATCCTTTAAATGCCATAATAAGTCATGATCGCCATTCTTATAATGGTCTGGTTCAATTGCATCGTGTCGGTAGCTATCTTCTGGCTTATCATTAAGAAGGGTAAAGGAGAAGGCTTGATAAGGATGATCGGCATCCCCAACAACACATACTACCAAATTATATCTAGAAATTCCATTAATTTTTTCCCCTTGATATACCCCCATTAGAATGTCTTCAGAAGATAATGACTTCATAATATTAGGGATTTCTTTCACATTTTTATGGTATACCCCAACTTCCATTACCCAGTCATTAGTTAATGCAGGTAGAACCAACCTACCCTTCTTACCTTTACCCGCCTTATTACCTTTACCTGTAAGATAATTAAGAAAATAAGACTTATTCTGATAATCCCCTTTGACTGGAGTAACATATGCATTTTCAAAATTACCATCTAAATCCTTTAATGTAAATCCCATAATAATCCTCCTAATTAATATCTTTTAATTTTTCTAAAACAGTTTTCTTATCTTCTAAACTCAATGAATAGAAAAGGTTTTTAATACGGTCTAATTGTCGTTCAACAGCTCTATCTACTTTCTTCTCTTCCTTGACCTCTTTATTATATTTAATATTCCAATGCTTGTCTGGGTGATACTTATTACGCATATCCCCTATAACAGCATCAACCCAAGCGCTACGACCTACGTTATCTACTAAAGGGAATTTCCCTTTTCTTAAAAGTTTTGTACTAGAATCATCATCTAAATAAATATATTTAGAAGTAACTTTAGAAACTGTTACTGCTTCACCTAGAACATAACTATCGGTATTATAATCATATTTGAATTGATATAGAATATCTTGTGGAGCAACTTCTCTAACTTTCAAAATTAACATCTCCTTTATTTCAATAATAAACTAAAAAGGCGCCTATGTCAAGGCACCTATTACTAATTATCCCTTCATATTTAAATCAATTTTAGCGGTTACGGGGATATCTCGGAACGAATCATCTGGAATGTGTATATAGGCGTCTAACATTGCCCAAGTATGATTAATTTTATTAATATCTGATTTGCTGACACGATTATCGATAAGTGTTAATTCCATATTATTATTTAAAATTGTAATTATCGGATAATTTGGATCACTGTGTATTTTCCTTTTAACATTACTAGACTTACCAATTTTTGATAGTTTACTATAGTAGCTGTATAGAAGGGTACTAATATCTTTGGTTAATAAAGCATTTTCATTAACCACATCCGATTCATTCTTAAAAAGCTTCTTTAAAAGGCTCTCAAAGATATTATTCAATTCAGCATTTAACCTATTTCTAGTAGCTAAAAGTAATTGTATCTTTGTAAAAGTTGCAGAATATTCCATATTAATAACTATTCATCCTCCTCAACTAAAGTCTTACCATGCTCAGCTACTTTTGCTTGAAATTCCCCATCTGGAAGAGTTTTAATATACTTGATTAGTTCCTTATACTCTTCCTCTGTAAAGTATACATTCAAATCCCCTTTTAGCGCATTTTTAGAGTTATAAATATCCACTAAAAAACCAAAAGGATTTTTTGTCCAAGCTTCGATTGGGTATTCTTCATACTCGTTATTACTATTATTAACAATAATTACATTATACTTATTTTTCTTAAATCGCTTATCTACTGGAGTCATAGCAAATTCGGCGGCTAACATCCACAATTTATTACTATAAGGTAATCGATAAAAATCAGACCGTTCTATAGTAACCACAAATTGGTATTGAAGATTAGTATTTATACGTAATACAGTATTTCCTTTATAGGATACCCATAGTTTTGGGCCAGTAATACTACTATCTATTTCATAAAAAGAATAATTATCACTTAGCTTCATAATTTCTTTTTTTAATTCTGTCTCCAACATAATAATTCCTCCTTATTAATTATCTCTATAATAAGGCAATTAAAAAGGAATGTCAAGAGTTACCTTAACATTCCTATACCTAATTTTTAATTCCGTCTATTAGATCACCACTAAATAGTAGTGGAGCTATTAACCAGCCACCCCATGCCCCACTACCTGTTTTAGCTACCATGTAATAGACGAATAGTAAAAATACTACCCAAATTAGTATTAAAGACGCCGTGCATAATAGTTTTATAAACTTCTCCATTATTTTTTGCCTTTCCTATTGTCGATATTGACACTTGAATTACTAATATTATTTCCATTAAAATTTCTATTAATATTTTTTGAACTGTTAATAGTATGACTATCATCAGATCTGACAACCCATAAAGGTTTTAAGGAAAGCAATATAATTAAGCAAAAAATTAAGGCAGTACAAATACCAATAGGAATAGTAAATGCTTTAGCATTTAAAACAAATAAATAGAAAGCAACTATTAAAATAAACCCAATAATATTAATAGGTAAATTTCTCATGCAGAAATGCCCCATATCATCTATTAAATTAAAAACATTCTGAACAGTTATCATTAACAAGCCACTGGCAACCGCAATGACATAATTATTTTTAGTCATATAGGGTAACAATACCATAATTAAAATAAGCATAATATCAATAAGTATCCCGACACTTAAAACCATTTTAAAACTCTTAAATTTAAGCATAATGTTCCTCCAATAAAACTAAGTCTTTAATATATGCTAACATCATTAAATTCCAAAAGTCTTTGCTAATGTTCCAAGATCCTGAATCTGTTTGAATAGTTACGGCATTATTTTCCTCTTTAACTTCATAGGTGTTTTCTACTCGAAAAGAATGATTGTCAAAATAAAAAGAAACTTTTGGAATTAAAGTATACATATTGTCCCCCTAGTATAATTCAGTAATAAACTTATCAACTAAAGTATTTAAGTTATTCCAATAAGGTAGATTTTCAAAGGAATAGTCAGCAATATAAAAGTTAGTATTAATCCCGCTTAACTTATATTCTTTAGATCCTTTAACGTGAGGATACTGGGGTAAAAACCGTTTACTTAACTCCAAGTTGACACTCTTATTATCTAAATGAATGATAAGTAAAATTTTATTTAGCGGCTTACCTTTAATAATTTTCTTTTGATAAACAATAATACTATTATCAATAAATAATGCGGAATATCGGTGACCCAGTTCATCTACTTTTCTAATAAACTCAGCGGTTTTCAAATTTATTCCTCCTAAATATTAAAGCTAAAATCATCAGAACGATTAGGCTTGATAGTGATCTCATTAATAGCTTCCGGACGTAGCCCAGATTGAACTTTGTCTTTTAATGAATCAAATACTTTAACTCGATTAATATTTTCCCCAGAAACTCTTAAACTATCATCTGAAATTTCTAAATTCTCTGATAAGAAGTCAAAATTAATTTCATTTGCTACAATTTTAACAACTTCTGAGAACAAATTAATATTAACATCTAGCAAGGAATAAATATAACCACTTTCAAATTCGATATTAATATTATAGTCACTATCTGAGAAGTTCATTAAGTTAAGTGATGGAAGTGTTTTCTTAAATTCATTACCCATATTTAATTGGAAAGTTAATGCGTCTAAAATATCATAGCTTAGAGGAAACTTAAAGCTAAATTGAATAATTTCTTTGATTTGTTCTTCCCGGTTACTAACATCTTTATTTAGCTTATCCTCAAGATATTGTTTAATATCATTTGGAGTAGGTTCTTCCATACGGATAGCATACATAAATCTACCAGGTCGATTTAATAAGAAAGGTGATAATTCAACAATATCATTTACTGTTAGAACATAAATATTTTTACCTCCAAGAACACCATCAAACAAACTAAGTAGATCATTCTGAGCGTCTTTATTAGGATCTGTATAGTCATCGCTAAACTTTTTCTCAAACTCATCGAATAGCATAACAGAGGGTTTATCTACTCGCGCTAAGAAATTAGTAACGCCTTTTTCATTATTTCCAACAACAATAGTGGGCATACCCAAGTCACGAGCCTTAATTGATAATAATTTAGAGAATACCGTCTTACCGGTTCCTTTATCCCCAGATAGAATTACCCCAATACTTTTTTCAGAATTTTTAAAAGCATTAATAACATTATCAACTAATCCTAATTGTGTCCCATAAGTTTTAAACGTAGGCTTTTCAAACACCTTTGTTCGACTTAAATAGAACCCTACGCCACTCATCGGGTTTTCCCATTCTACAGAATAATTATTATCCATAGGTAAAGAATCAAAGGCCTTAATCCCATTTGAGTGAATCAATAAATGTTTACCGTCATCTAAAATTTGCATAATTAGCTAATCTCCTTTTCACGATGCTTTCTTCTTAGAGTTTCAAACGGTGTTTCTTTCACGGGATCTTTATTCTTTTTCCTTTTCCTTAAATTTCTAATTCGAACATTAGATAGATTAGCCCTACCATACCCTCTCCTGTCTAAATATAGACACTTTGTTTGACTAATAGGTCTAAATGAGAGAGAATTACCCATTTTCTCCCTAAGCTTTCTACATAAAAAGTTTTCTTCTTGATAGCTATCAAACTTAGGTATACGCCCCAAATAAAAGAAATAAGGGGGATCACTAATAGTATGAATTCTAAGAAAAGATTCTTTATCAAAATACAGTAGGTGCTCTGCATAGTCTTTAGAACATGCTTCCCAGTTACCATTTTGATTTGTTATTTTTATGGCATATTGCATCTCATTTCTCCTTATAATAAATCAAATAAGTTTCCTTAACCTTTCCGAATAAATAAATGTATTTCTTATGATTAATCTTAGCAAGCTCTTCTATACCCCTAAGAGCTTCATCAGGGTCTTTTAAAGTGTTCGTATACCAAGTATACCCTTTTGATTTAAACCAGTGTGAGGCGTCTCCTAGGGACTTAAATTCTTTAAAATTTGACATTGATTCCCTCTAAAGTATTCTTATCCTGATTAGTCTCCGGTTCATAACCTTTCTTAATTAAACTTTCAATATAATACTTATTATAAAGGTACCCTAGAGAAGTCCAATAAGCAAAGTATAGAATAAGGCAAGATAAGGGAGATACTGCCGAGGCAACAATAGATACCACAATATTTCCTGCTAGAATAATTAAAGCTCCGAGCCAATCCTTACGGAATAAAGCTGGAATCATTCCAAAGAAAAAGGTTGTCCAAGAGAATCCTACTGGTGCCTGTACTTTATCCAAAATAGTTCCGTTCATAAATTTAACTAAATATACTTTCATAATTTTCTCCTTTTCTAAGCTGACTTAACAGTGCTTAATACATTAGAAACCTTACTATCTCTTTCATTAATTACCTTAACATAATTATCAGATAATTTCAAGATATCTTCTTTAAACTTCGCATGATATTCACTAGGATGCTTAATAGGAAGAACAGCGCTATACTTATCAAAATATTCCCAATTATTAGTAACTGCCCCACCAATATTATTTTTATAAGAAATTCCTCGACTACTGCACCAAGTATATAATAATTGTTGTTGGAGTTCTGTAAGATCTGCATCAAAAGTACCATATGCCTGAACTAAAGTATTATTATTAACTTCTACAGTAACCCAAGACTTATCAATGTCTGACTTCTTACGTAGGAATAGAATATTAGTCTTACCATCCGCAACAGACTTAGCGTAAGAAGCTACACAATTACTATTATTACTGCCTTCTTCTGAAATTTCATTTGCATTAAAAGCATCAATAATAAAGTATTCTCCAATCATAGCGTCATACTTGCTTTGATTAGCTTTCCAATAGGCAGATACTTTATTATTAAGATTGCCATCTTGAAGAATACTATAATTTTGCGCAACCACATCATGTGCCGTTTTAAGATACCTTGGGTACTTAGGAGCATTTTTAAATTCCTCGGTCATATTATAGTAGTCATTAAGAATACCTGATGCTTCTTCTATACTAGGGATACCTTGTTGATGGTAACAGCTACCATATAAATACTTAAATAATCCTTTAACAGTTGTCTTATCATTATCAATAACTTTCCGAATATTGCTTACATAGTAGTCGTTTTTCCAAAAACTTGTAATTACAGCAAGGATATTATCCTTAATATATTCTTCCCCATCATGATAACCACGTTGCTTATCCACTTGAAGAACAGTGTTAATAAAGCTAGAAGCAGGTTTATTTAAAGCATCTGTTTTCCCTACATCTTTATAATATGTGGAGGATAAGTTTAACAGTCTGTTGATATAGTGTAAATTTAAAGTTAGAAGCCGTGTATAGATATCCTTATTAATGGAATTAAGAGCTTTATTAATTGTACCAAATTTTCTAGTGTTATCTACAATATTATAAAGATCCTCTGATATCCCATGAAGCCGATTGTTAAAGTTTTGATATGGATATAGTTCCTTAAACACTTGTTCAAAATTAGGATGCTTCTGAATTCCCCGATAAATACCTCTACCAATGTTTTCTTCTTCATTATAGCTATCGCCATAGCAAATTCCCATGGAGTAAAACATATTAAGATCAATATTATCAGTATTACTAAAAGCATTACCATAATCAAATAGCTTATTAAGGGTGGTCACAGACATCTTTAATCGTTTACCAGAAACTCCTTCAACAAAGAAACTTCTATTAACTAAATCAATAACAAACCCAAAGTATTTATATTTAGCCTTCCCATTTTCATACTCATTATATAATCGAGAAAAACCAGAGAATAAACCTTTTTCTTTTGTGTAGAACTTAATACTATACGTATCCGAGGAATAGTCGCAGTCACTATTAAGAAACTTATCAATAGCTACCTTTTTATCTTTAGCAGTAATATTTTTCATACAAGCATCTCCTTTAATAAACCAATTATAGCATAATAAAAAGGAACGTCAATAGACATCCCCAATTTAATTTAAAAATTATATAACATTTCTTGAGTTCTCATAGGGAATCCAAGGCTATCTGGGGTAACTTGATACACTTCTGGATACTTTTCTTTATCATCCTTAGTATATCCCTTAGCTTCTTTAAACTTTTCTTCAAGATCGGTTGTATCCATATCAAGGGTTTTTATATTGAAAACCATGGTAGCAAATTCAAAATACGTTTTTAATATATCAATAATAACATAAGTTTTATACTGATTAATATAAACGCTTCCTGGGCGTGGGATACCATAATATTTATAGTCTGGAGTAAGTCGAATAGTCATATCTTGACTTCTATTAACTTCTACTTCATCACTAATTAATAGGGTATATTCATGCTTAATAGTAGGATCAATTTGTGTAACTTCCTGATCCAAAATATAAATGACTACATATGCTTTATCATCTAATACAACAATATCCCCTCTAGAAACCGTATCTTGATAACCTGTTATTTCTTCTGTTCTTACAATATAATGATCCAAGTTTATACCCCCTTAAAAGGCCATTTTATTATACTTTTGATAAGGTTCAATCTTAATGAAGGATAAAATATCCTTTAGATTATCAGACATATAACGGTTAGTAGTCGTTAAGTCCTTTACATTAATAATTAAATCCCCTTCCTTTTCATGCAAACTATTCAGAGGAGCATTTAGAACCATAGAGAATTCTGAATCCCCATCTAAACTATCCTTAACCTCTTTTGATAAGGGAACATCATTAGTAGCAAAAGTTAAGTCCAAGGCAATAGGATTACCTGATAGATCACAGGAATTCCACCCATGATCCTTTAATCCATGGAACGGAATAACCTTATTGTTGCTTAAATGTACTTCTACATTATATAGCATTTCATTATTTTCTTGGTCAATATTCAAGTCATTAATAACATCCTTAAAGTCGCCACCCATGTTAAGCTCGAAGGCGATAGCAGTTAAGCAATCAAAGTTTAACCGAATACGCTTGCTAAATAAGGCAACTTCTGGAATTTGGTCCCAATACTGCTTATCTAGCTTATCCTTCAAGAAGTCAGATAGTTCTTTTTCTTCAGGGTAATTGAACTTAAAATGGTAGTGGAAACGACCAGGACGATTTAATAAATATTCACTAATAAGATAAGTCTTATTGAGTGTAATAACAAATAGCTTCTTTCCTCGGCTAGTCCCGTCAAAAACGGGTAATAGCATATCTTGAGTAGTAGGTAATTCATCATCAGAATCTCCATCTTCATCTTGTGGGAATACCTTATCAAATTCATCAAATAAGACCATTACTTCTTGGTCGATACTTTGAATAAAATCAGGTAGCCCCGGAGTTGACTGAGTTACTAGAATAACTGGGATATTATTACTAATACACTTTTCTGCTAGTACTCGGGCGAATAGTGATTTACCAATACCCTTAGCACCACTTAGCATAATACCAAAATTTTTATTAGATTTGTTAAATGACTTCATGACTTTATTAGACTTTTCCTGTTGATCCCCGTAAACTTTTGTTTTTACTTCAAGATCCTTAATCTTTGATAAAGAATATCCAGTCTTACTATTAAAGTTAATTCGATAAGTCCCTGTGGGCAAGTTAGTAAGAGAGTTAATAACATCTCCCTCAAAAATAGTATAAACGTTGTCTTGTTGAATAATTTGCATATCTATTTCTCCTTTATTTTAGGATTAACCTAATTAATATATTTATTATAGCATTTAAAGCAATAATAGTCAATAAAAAATCCCCAACTAAGGGGATTTAATAATTATACATCAAACACATTTTTTAAATAAAATGCGTTACTATCATCAGAAGTGTAAATAACAAACGCTTTATTACCAGTTGTGAAGAAATAATATTGTAAACGTTCATTATTAGACTTCAATTTATTTAATTCAAAATCTTCTTTTTCATCAGTCACTAGCATTCTATCTAAGGAAATCGAGTAGGGTAACTGGTTATCCCCATCAAGGGGAGTTTTATCATATAGTGGGAATCTTTTATCCAATAGAGTGAAGTGATCTTCTTCTGGGAATTTACTAATAATATATTTTACACCATCAACATAATAATGATAATATTTAGGGTCAATAAAGGTACCATTATTAGCATCTGATAATAAATCATATCCCACCTCTGCGTCATCCATGTAAGGAATTTTTACAACCATTTCCTTTAAGAATACTCGCCCATTTTGTGGGTCATCTTCAATAGGACATCCTTCATCATAAGAATCTTTAAGGGGCTTATTACTATTATAACGATTATAGGCATCCTTTAAATAGTCTGTAATATCTTGAGTTGACATATCTTTACTAAAAGCATCATTAAAGGCTTCTGTGAAGTGTGTAACATCCCCTGGAAGTAACCCATAAACAAGAACATTCCCATCTTTATCAATATCTACCTCAGCGTCTTCTAAACCCCAATCATAGAGATTATCGGAAATATCATCGGCTTCTTTAATGTCTAAAGCAAATACGCTAACAGAATCTTCGGAGCTGTCATCATTATCTGACTCTTCTAAATTATCTGAATCTTCTAATTCAGATTCGTCAATTCCAAAAGCCTTAGCATACATGTTAGTCACATATTTTAGAAATTCATTGGCTTCTTCTAAGTCTTTATTTAATTCAGTAGCTGATTTCTTACTACTATTCTTTCCGTCCTTAGTAGGACCCTTTGCACTAGAATCATCTAACATATTAATAATGTTATTTGCACTAGATGACTGATTAGAGTCCATAGGGGTGCTATCGAGATATTTCTTTAGAAGATCCTTTAATTGATTCTTTTCTTGTTTTTCCATGATTTCCTCCTAATTAAACGAAACAATACCAATAGACTTTTCAACCTGATTACCAGCAAGCTTTTCTTTATAAATAGACAAATTCATGCCAAGTTTATCAGTAATCTTTTCTAATAAATCCAGATTATTATTTAAAATATCTGACAATTCTTCATACTTATTATAGTCATTTAAGCTTAATTCCTGCTTATTTACATGCTTATAATAAGCTTCTTTATATTCATCAAAAGATAAAGGAATATCACTCATAATAAAGTTAAGTCCTTTACCCCCAAATAACTGATTGAAATAGTTAATCTTAGAAAATTCCTGTAGTGCTTCTTCTTTTTCCATTACTGACATCTCCTTAGTTATTGCTACCGATAACTAGTTTCGCTGGAACTTTATACCATAATTTATCTACATAAAAAAGGAAATTTTTGTTGTGAATCTTATTATCCTTTAAAGAGAATACAGGGATTACCATATTATCCATACTACGAGAGTTATCTTCCGTATCTTTAAAAAATGAAGGAAGAATAATTACTGTTTCTCCCGTTTTGTTGTTATGCATAACATCCCCGGAGTGGAACTTCTCATCTTCAATCTCTCTAGTGATTTGACTTTCTTTAGCTCCTAAATTGCTTACTACTTTCATTGCTAGCATCTCCTTAGTTATTATACTAACAGGTATTCCAATAGTTGTCAATGATTAATCAGTACTTCCGAATCCACCAGTTCTATCACCATCAGCAGAATCATCATCTGTAAGATAATACTTCTGAAAAATACCTTGGCCTAACTTATCCCCAGCATGAATAACATAAGGAAAAGTTGAAATATTATACCAAGGAAATTTAATAGTTCCCGGATAATCTGCATCAACTACCCCAGATCCATTAGCCAATACTAACCCTTTTTTAGAAGGATTGCTTGATCGGTTATACATAATTAATGTCATATCTTCTGGCATATTAACCTTAATACCTGTATCTACTAATACTGGGGAAACAGCCTTGCTTAATACATCATAATAGCGACTAATATATCCGGATAATACAGAATCCTTTGGAACAACCTTATCAATTTCTTCCTTTGCTACTAGATATAGCATAGAAAGATTAATTCCCTGCTCTGTTAATTTTGAACTTAAACTAGTTAGCTCTGGTCCAATATCATTAAACTCTTTTTGAGATAAAGATGCTAAAAAGTTCTTGAAGTTGTCTAGCCCTAACATTGGCGGGATTACTTTATCCTCTGTAGAATAGAAGTCATAACCCGCAGAATACTTTGTTGCTCTTTCTGGTAAAATAGCCTTATCATTATCTGATTCAAAATAAATTTTATTACTAATCATTTTCTTCCTCCTTGATATGATTATATAAGTTTTCAAACTCAGTATCAATATTAGATACTTCAATGGCAAGCTTATTAATATCTGTAATATCCTTTTTATCCTTCAAGGTATCTTTAGCCATATACTGAATAGCTTGGGCTAATGTATTAAAATAACGATTACTTGCTGATGAAAAGATATATTTATTAGCCTTTTTGCTAAATATCTTCTTAGTAATGATATAATTATAAGGATCTGTAGTAATCCGATAATTTTCATATTCTAAATTCATAACAATCCCTCCTTTTGTTTTATTATATAATAAAAATAGAGGACTGTCAATCCTCTCTTTTTATTAATTCCTATGCTATGCTATGCCTTCCTAGATATTTGGTAAACCCGTCTGCTTCGGTATTCTGGTAAGCCGTAATGTACCCGTCCTTGTCATACGTGATATAAATATACATTTTATTATCCTTTCTATACTAATTCGTCATAGGTTATATAAGATAGAGAGCCGTTGCCAATATCATTTACTATACCCGCAGTTCCGCTATTCAATGAAAAAACGATACTAGTGGGTGTTCTAATATCTGCATCAATAAGGGTCCAATTAGAATATCCAGATTTAAGCCCCAAATAACGCACATGTCCACCAGTAACTGTTTTAACAATGCTGTTGAGATTAACAGTTGCATTTACTAAGTTTTGGCTCATCGTTAAAACGGATCCTTGAATATATAGTTTCTTATTAACATCATCAACTTTATATAAAATAGTGGTATTGGGGCTTACCGTAGCACCCGTGACTGTTTGAACGTATTTGTTGTCTAGCTGACGCCAAGCACTGTCTTCAATGCTTTTTAAATCAGCCGCGGTTGCGACATCGACACCTCCTGATTGCAATCCCGAAGTAAAGTTTGCGGCTTTAGTAGTATCTGCCATATTAGCCGTAGCGGCGTTAATAGCGGTTGTAACATCTGTTTTAGATGCCATTGCGGTTGAATTAGGTACTCGCCAACCAAACCACTTACCTGTCGGAGGATTGCCCGAATAGGTATTAACTAATTGGGAAGCATTGGTATCGGTAATCGTCACATTTTTCCCATCCATTGGTTGGTTGCCTACCGTTTTTACTACGACAGTGGACCATGGTGATAACGCTGGATAATTATTAGGCTTAACTCCCCACGTATAGTAAGTCCCGGGGTCTAAAGCTAGTACATCATCGTTGGCCGTTAGCGTTTTCTTAATCATTACCCTTGGGTCAATTGCTGAGGTATCTGCTTTGGTTGCTAATTGGTCCTTAGTGGGATAATTACTTAGGTCAACAGGCGGTACACTATCTTCAGTTATATATGGTTTTCCGTTTGCTTTGTTTATTGGTGCTATATCAAAAGTATTCTTACCGGTAAACTCATTATCTAATGGGAGTATATTTGGGCTACTATTATTTATAAGATTATATAGCTTACTAGCATCTACCATTATGGCACCAACAGTAAAAGTGCCATCCCCATTGTCCGTAACTTTATTATCATTAAAGAAGTCTATTAGCTGAGAAAAATTTGATCCCAAGGCTTTCTCATTATCTTGAAATAGGGCTTTTAAATCCGCTATACTTTCCGGTGTTATTTTAGCCATTATATCTTCCTTTCTTTATACATTATTAACTATTGATATTGTAGTAGTACTAGCAAATGATGAAGCGGACATATTTTTAGATGGGTCAGAAACATTAGAAATATTAGCATAAAAAGGAGTAATAGCATATATGCTAATAGTATTATCATTATTTATTACTAGCTTAATAGCATAAAAAACAGAGCCTCCAGCACTTACTGCTTGATAATAAGCAGTATAACTACTTGATACTACATCCTCTTTAGATAATTTCCATAATAGGTTTATATAACTCTTTCCTAATGCTGATGAAGTAGCATCACCAGAAACATCACCACTATTCGTAGTAAATGTATTATTAGGAAGCTGAGAAGATTTATACCCATCAGTAGTATGATACCCACTTGCAAAGGATGGAGCAGTACCTTTTATGGACACATTAATAGTTATTGAACTTCCCATACTATCAATACTGTACCCATTTCCTAAGTTATTTAAATCAAATTTATATTGATAGGAACCTTGCCCCCAAGCCGTTAAGTAATTTCCAGTAGTACTAGGATTAGTGTCCTTTACGTAATCATATGAGTATCCATCTGGGAGTGCTTTCATAGCAGTAGTATCAACGGAGTAGCTTATCATTTTAGTTATATATGGATAAATCCAGTAACCTTCAGATTTATCATCCTTAAAATCTTCACCATGATATGGAGTTATATTTAATACCCCATTACCTTCATTGCTTATAACTAATCTCGGAGATATTCTATTATTACCAGATGTTGATAAATTCATTCCATTACCACTAAAGTCTATAGTATAACTTGACCCAACCTCAAAGTTTTCACTAGTAAGGTAGTAAGGAATAGCTTTTAATAGTCCTAATTCTCCACTTTTGACAGTACTATCGTCATTAGGATTCCATACATAATAATTTATATCACTCAAGGTACCCTCAGTTTTGTTTACATAATGTATAGCCTTAAATCCAAAATATATTCTTATTCCACCCAGTGGGGCTGACCCTCCTGCGTTCTCAGTAAAATTAGTACCTACAACTGAAGTATCATAGTTTATAGAATAACTAGGATCACTTTTTCTAAAGGTAACTGTATTATTACTAGGATCATAATTGTATACCAATCCCTGATTTGAATAAGATACGTTATCAGTAGGAATAGCTTGTGAAGCTACTGGATAAAATCTATCAACTATTGATGATAATTCATTTATAGCATTAACATAATTTGATTTATCCTTGGTAAGTAATTTATTTACATCACCAGTTTGACTAGCAGTAACTAATGGATCACCATTTATCATCTTAGGAGTATTGTCAAAAGTTATATTACCAGTAAAGTTTGTGTCTTTAGTAGAGTCAACCATGTTTGCAGTGGCCGCGTTAATGGCGGTTGCAATATCCGATTTAGTGCTGTATGGGTTTCCGGTTGTCTTATCTATTGGTGCCGTATCAAAAGTTTTTTGACCACCAATCTCTTCATTTCCAGAATTATGAACAACTTTGGAATCATCTGCCTTATCTTCCGGAGCTGGCGTCCAATCACTTAAAACTGATGATTTTTCTAAACTTGCTTGAATTGGATTACCATAAGTTCTAAAAGAAACTCTAACATAAGCGGTGTTAGCTGGAAAAACTACGGTAGAAACATTCGGAATTGAAATATTAGGAAACCCCAAAGGCAACATTCTTATAACTGATGTTATAGTTCCCGTCACTGTTGTATTTCCAGTTGAAGGGCGTGAGATAAATTGCTTATTAGCGTCATAAAATCCGATTCCCCACCATGCCTGATTAGCGTTTACTTGTTGAATTATTTGACAATAATAGCTTTGCGTTATATCTACCGGAATGAAGTTTGAGATGACTTCTTTAGCTATTCCATCGGCATGTGATATTGTTCCATCGGCGCCATTTACATAACCAGAGTTGTAATTTGAAACGGGAAGAAGGTTTCTACCACCAATAGTATCTGATAACTTATTAAACGGCTGTACTTGAGCTCCATTAAGTTGTTCAGTACCATTTTTATTATCATGTACTACTTTTGAATCGTCAGCCTTCGTTGCTAAATCAGTCTCTACCGTAGCTATACGAGAATCATAACTATTTACTATATCTGCCAAGTTAGACCCAGCAAAAGCCGCATGAATAAGCTCTTCAAAGTCAGCTCCTACTGGTATATTTAAGTCTTTAAATTTTTGAATTAAATCTGCTTCCGTAGCCATTAAAAAACCCCTTTCCTACAGTATAATATAGGTAAGAGGGATTTCCTTAGTCATTGGCGAAGTCTTTTGAATAAATAAGTTTATTAGCAGTTTCCTTTACTCTTTCATGAGCAATTTTAACATCTAATTGAACCCGGTTCTTCTGAGATTTATAATCCTGCTTCTTTTGTTCCAATAAGGAAATCATATTATTCTCTCGCTTAATCTCCGAATCAATATTAATAATTTCTTTTTCTAATCGCTTTTCTTTTACGCCAGAATCCGATTTAATATCTTGCTCATTCTTTAAAGCAATATCTAAGGCTTTTCTAAAAATATCAATAGCTTGCTTATTTAAATCCTCTGGCAAATCATAGTTTACTTTAAAAATAGTAACAATCGTATCAGATTCCTTATCATAGACAAATACATTATCTTGTAGTAAATAATAATCAGCAGTTGTGTGGTAGAACCCTAATTGACCTCTATAAACCTTGTCGGCTCGATTAAAGGTTTCCTGGATATCCTTACATACTTTATCTTGGTTGTCTACCAGATATCGCGGGATATCAATTCCTTTTAAATCCTGTTGCCGCTCTAACCAACGTTTCTTCGCATGTTCAGAAATTTTGCTCAAAATAATCACTCCTTTTTATTTATTATACTACCTATTTAGAAATATGTAAAGAAAAAGCCACTCATTATCCTTTAGCAGATATGAGCGACTTCTCCTTCATTAATTTTATTTGACTCTAGACAATAGCATCCAATCAGGCATACCGACCTCTTGAATATATTAATATTAACATATTATTTATATTTTGTCAACACTTTTAGTTTAATAAAAAGCCGCCCCGCTATAACTTTGGTAAGTTAAGGGGCGACTAATATAATCTATTCTTCTACACTATCGGCTTTCCATCCCCCCACTAAAGTAAGGAGATTTCCGCCCGACTACTATTAAATTAATACCAGCCATTAGGTCACTACTCATCAATATACTTAAAACACCACCCATATAATTTTGAACGCCGACGGGTAAATGGCTTACCATCTTTTAAGCGTCGAAATATGTTAGCGTGAGTTCCTAAGCAACGATTAGCCTCAGCAACTGACTTATAGTAATGCTCATTTCCATCTGGATCAATACCAATAATCCCACCACGATTTAATAATTTATGATCTACTGTAATATGACCCGTTCGTTCATATTCTTCCTGTGCTTTCTCTTGTAAAACTCGGCCATCTTCAATTGTCGATACCATACCTAAATATTTAGATGTATGTGGACTGATATGCAGGGAAACTTGATAGGCACGGCGATAATCTGACCAATTAATACCAGGATTTTCTGACAGGTGATAAACAGGCTCTTTTTCATAATCACCATTTGGGCGTTTAAATGTATGGTAAATATGATGCTCCGTCTCAAAATCATAACGGCGACGCAAGGCATTATTTAAAATATAATAATAACCTAATGAAATATGATGCTTATCAACATTTCCAAATGCTTCATATTTATCATGAGCGCGTCGGTTCTGACCCTTAGGACATAAGCGAACGCCCTTATATTGGTTTTTAGTATTCTTAAATTTATGACGATTATAAGCTTGCATTGATTTTGTTGCCCAACGAACATTACCTTTAATATATCCTAAATCTGGATTAATCCGATCAATTGAATAGGTAGGGCCGGGTTTATCACCAATTTCATGATAAAATGCCCAAGGATCATCTACCCATTCAGATTCAATCATCTTACCTTTAATTCGTTTGGGGTTATAATAGTCCTTATCATTATTGTTAGGGTTACTTACCCGTTTAAGCATACTCTCATAGTTAGAAAACCATGACTCGTTACTAGCTCCATGTTTATAACTTAGCTTACGAAGATGTTCTGTAACTAATTTTCGATTTACATGACCACATGAAATAACGGTACCTTGTTTTAAATTATAAGCACGAACCACACATGTTTTTCCACAGTCGCACAAACACTTCCACATTGCCCGACCGCGATTATCCTTCTGTTCAAAATCGATTACAACTAAATGGCCAAAATGCTGTCCTTTTAAATCTTCAATTTCGCCAAGAACTCTGTTAGGACGTTTAGAAACAGTTACACCATTTACTACCCGTGACATTTTATACCTTCTTCCACAAAAAATATACAAAACAAAAACCTAGTAGGAGTGATCCTACTAGGTTTAATTATATCATCGAATGGTATTAAAAACAACTAAACATTAGTAATAATTGTGTGATAACCAAAATTCCTTAGCCTTTTCCCATGATCCATATCGCTGGGCAACATATTTATCAGCTACTCTTTCTTGATTAGCGGCAGAATAATCCCCGTTTAAGTAGGAAGCACTTAATTGAAATTTTCCAACATACTGACCATTTTGTGCGGAATAAGAACCACCAGATTCTTTATTAGCAATCCAAGCCTTAGCACTAGAAGCATCCCCACTATAACTTGATTGCTTAGCAACATTATTAGTATTAGCATTCGAAGCGTATTGTGTGGAACTATTGTTCACTTGGGTATTTTCTGTAGTAGGAGCCTCTGCCTTCTTAGGGGCAACATACGTATATCCACTATCAGATAGCTTAATAGTATCTCCCGGATAAATAATACTGCTTTCTGATAATCCGTTCTCTGAAAGCAAATCTGTTAGTGGCGTATTATAGCTCTGACTAATACCCCATAGAGTATCCCCTTGTTTTACTGTATAGGAAGTATCTGCACTAGCTACCGTAGATACCCCCAAAATACTAAGACCGGTAATGGCCCCAAGGACCAAACTCATAATTTTATTTTTTAACAAACAATAACTTCCTTTCTTTTATGGTTTTAATTTACCACACGTTCCAAGTAAAAGGAAGCTATTAATATATTTGTTATTTTCTAGTAACACTTACGTAATATTAAAGGTTCTTCTTTAATACTTTTAAACAATAATCTAAATCAGTTGTTCCTTTAGATATCTTAAATACATAGCTAAGTGAAGTCGGTTCATCTTCATTATCTGGAATAACCTTAATAACTATTCCGGCTTTATCATCGTCAAATAAATCCTTAGTGACTCTAAAGAAATCTTGATATTCATCAGTAAAATCTTGGCTAAAATAATCATTATCCTCAGAATTATCCATAAGAATAAGGGGGAACTCCATAACACAGGTATCTTGGCTTCCAACCGTGCTTCCTAATAATCGCTCCTTACTAGCTTCTAGGGACTTAATTAAACTATTTATTTGCTTGTTCAATGTTTAGTCTTCTTTCTACAATTTTATTATTTATATGATTAAGTTTTCTTCTAACATATAAATTTCTTTTCTCTATCTTTCTGATAGTTCTTTTATGATATAAATATGATAACACAAATATCAGAATAAATAGAATTAGTAAAGATGAAACTATACAAAGTAATACCATAACTATTCCTCCAAACAAATATCTTTTAATTTAATTGTAGCTTGTTTATTGTTTTCTTTAGTACAAAGTAAAGAGATAATAGGATTATTTTCAAATACTTCTTTTTCTATAACTAAATCTTTTTTATTTTCTCTACTAATTAAGGCCAAAGCTTTAACAAACTCTGAAATTAAATTTTTATATTCTGGATTATAAGCTAGATATTTAGATTGTATTTTATTATCTATCTTCAAGCCAATTATCGCTATAGTAGTTCCATTTAAATTAATATATGCGTAATTATCATAATTAAGAGATTGAGTCCCATTAACTATAAACTTTTCTGGTATCTTATTAATTTTGCTAATAGCTGTGTCAGATACTTTGTCTAAAGCCTCTCCAATTAATCCATAAGTTAATTCAGCATCTGTTTTCTCTTTATTCGGCAATAGCTGATTCTGTTTTTTATTATCCTTATTAGGTAAAGGATTTTTTATTTCCGATTTATTAATAGCGCTAAAAGAGTCATGAGAACTATAGGAGGGTGCTTCTATTGATTCCTTAGTATTTATACTGGGAATAGGATTAAGGACCTCTATATTGCTCCCATACCTATTTAAATTGATTCTACGGTAGTCCTCACTACTAGGGGTAATTGATTTAGAATATCTGTATAATGATAAGTAGTCGTTGAAACCATATAATAAAACTATTGGATAGTTATTATCTGTCAATTCCTGATTATTCTTAATGACAATAGATTCTGAATCAACATTTCCAATAGTTATATTTTTTAAAGTTGTTAAATCAATATCTTTATCAATAGTTTCTTTTGTAGCTTCTTCTAAGATTTTTGAAAAATCTGCTTCATTCAAACAATTCACCTTCTTATCTTTAATATAATAAAAGGGCGACTAAATAGTCGTCCTTACTTTAATAAGTTAGCATCAATTAGAGTATATCCACCATTAGCTATAAACACATAATGTCCGTCTACTAGGAATATGGAGGTATTAGGAATATCTGAAAACTTTAACGAAATGTTATATCCATAATAAGCAAATATAGGAGATCCATTCCGCGTCTCTAATATTAAAACACGCTCACTAGAAATATCAGGAATATCCTTAATTTGCTTTTTTATATTAGTAACCGGATAGATTCTTTTTATATTATTCGGCTGAGTAATGAGTACATTCTTATTCGTTTCTACTCGGTTAGTTCCTACCCTAATAATAATATGATTATTTAAGCTAGGATCCGCTGGATTATTAATATATTTAACATTAGTACCATATCCCTTAATATCAGCTAACTTTTTCCCTTGCTGGTCATATATATATCCAGCAGAATAGATACCTTCGGTCTTTTCTAATAATTCAGAAGAGTCTACAATGTTAGGTTGCTTTGGCTTATTAGCTTTTAAATACCAATTACCAAAGAATAATATCAAGGAAGCTATAATTATTAACACACCCGGAACTACTATATTCATCTTATTTAAGTAACGAAATAACTGATGATTATTATGCAAAGTACCGTTTAAGCTCCATTACTGCATCATCTAGCTTGTTTTCAACACTATCATCACCATAGTTATAAGCTGAAATAGTATTTAGATCTTCTTTAATATTATCCGGATATGGTGCGATTCCCTTATTAACCCCAATAGCTACGATCTGATAGGTGTTAACCCAAACTTTATCAGAATTCCTATCAGCTTTTTGACTATATACTTCCATAAAAGGTGCATTACGTGTTTTACCAGAAGTTACTTGTGATAAAACTTCTAGCGGTGTTTTACTACTAATTCCATCATATTTTCCGAACAAGAAATACGTACCCGCGGATGTTGTGATATCTAACCAAGTATCCGCTTGTGGAAAATTATACTTAACCATTTAAATAAACCTGCTTTCTACATAGATAAAATATTTGTTATATAATATGTGATTAATCCGCCAATAGCCGCAAAGAATATGGAATTGAGGAAGTTATACATATACTCTCCCTTGCTATTGGATTGCTTAATAATATTATTAACATCCTCTTTTATATTCTCTACTTCTTGCCTAAATATTGTATTCGTTACCTCCTGTTCTTCGTAGTTTGTTTGAATGTAACCAAGAAGTCTATTCTGGTTACGTTCTAAGTCTAACATAGACCGGTGAGTATCGTCAATATCCTCAATTGGAAATAGAGAAAAGTCTTCCTTTGACACTCTTACATCCCCCCTATATAAGGATTTACTACCTCTATTTTAATATAGGTAAGGGTGATAATCCCAATAAAGCTATATTATACTATGAAAAGGCCACAGTTAGGAGTGATAAATAAATGTTTAAACGGAATAAGCTAAAAGATTCCGGAATAAAGGTACTACTCATTATATCTATTCTGTCTATCTATGGTTTAATATTAAGCATTCTAAAAAAGTTTCTAAATATTAATAGTATATCTACTATTTTAATTGTTGCTATTGGTGTCATTTTGTCTTTCCTAATAAATATTTTATACAACTATTATATTCAATACAGCAAAGAAGCTGAGCTTAATAGAAAAAGTAAACGGGCTATGGATAGAATTACCCAATTAGAAAAAGATATTAATAAAAGATGAGTGGTGAATAATACATGGGAATGGCTGACAAGATAAAAAATAATCTAGATACTGCTCAGAACGATCAAGAAGTTCTATTAAAAAATCAATTTAATTCTGGAACAAAAGTTTTGATGGAAAAATTTCTTGAAAATGTTCAAGCGGGAGAAGTTTCCCTTAATAGTATTAATGATTATAATCAGCTCTTTAAAATTTTCCAAGAAGTCAACCACTTAACCGCTGAAGATGGTGCAGAAGGAAATGGAAAGCCTCCTAAGCTATCCCTTGCTGAGGAAGACTCAATTGAAAATAAACTAAAAGTTGATACTAGGCGGGTTATGGAATCAGATGGTCAAATGGTTGATAAGAAACAAATAGATATTAATGACATTAAAAATCTTTCAGAAAAAGACGTTGATGACATCGCGATAGATAGAACTACCATTTTAAATAATCGTAATGGTGGCTTTGATGTCGACTAAGGAGGTTCAATGGAAAAGTATTCAGGATTACCTTATAATCAGTTTAATGGGAATTTTATTGCTGATGTTTTAAAAAGAACTTTTGGAGAAAAGAGTTATTATTCCCCAGATGAATTTGCATATGTTTTAGACTTTTTATATCCACAAAATTATACTTTAAATCATCACCAGATTGGATCGGGTAGATTAACGACTAGAGTTCCACAAAGGAATTTAAACTTTCATGCCGCCCAAGATAGAAAATGGCAAGAACAAATATTAGCCGATATGCATCCAAATGTGGCTGTTATTAAAAGTCGGCAATTAGGTATAACGGAAATGGGGATCGCTAAAACCCTGCACTGGATTGATACCTATGCCGATAAAAAAGCTAATGCAGGCTATTTCTTCCCAACTTATCGACAACTAGAAGATTTTACTAAATCTCGTTTTAACATGGTACTGCAAGATGAATATTTAAATTCTATTGTGGATAGTAATACTAACAGTCAGAAGATTAAACGTATTCGGGATTCTTATATTTATTTCCGGACTAGTTCAACTCCTGCCGCCGCTGAAGGTGTCGATTTATCAGAAGCAACTATTGACGAATATGACCGTGCTCCTGAGCAATCTATTCAGTCTATTAGAAACTCCTTAAAGGGTAACGAATTGCAATATCTATTAAGGTTCTCTACTCCTAGTGCTCCCGGAGTAGGTGTGGATAGACTATATGATTCTAGTGACCAATGGTACTGGGCTTATACTTGTAAGCATTGTGGTAAGCAGAATGAGATTAAATATGCTGATTTTGACTCTACCATTTCTGGGGACAAGAATGGAAGTATTCAATTAATCAATAAAGATGGTATTGACTTAGCGGCTAAAACAGTTGCTGAAGGAACTTATCGATATGTTTGCCGATATTGTGGTCATCCTTTAGATAGGAATGGTGGTATGTGGGTCCCTCGTTACCCTGAGCGTACTTCTAATAACCAGGGGGTAAGAGGATATTATATTAGCCAAACTAACGCTGTATGGATTTCTGCGTCCCAATTAAAGACAAGTGAATTGCAGTCTCCTTCTAAGCAAGAATTCTTTAACTATGATCTAGGACTACCTTTTTTAGATGCAAAACTATCGGTTATCCCTACTGATATTTATAATCACGCTACTAGAATACACCCGGCTAAAAATAGAGAGGAATATACTTTCATTACGGTAGGTATTGACTGGGGTGTTCAACATTCCATTATTGTTTATGGTATGCGAGACAGTGGGCAACTAGAAGTTATTAATAATTTCCAAGTCCAAGGTATTGGGGCCACTGATGCAAATCGAGTTGGCGCAGATGTAAGAGAGATTGCTAGAAAACTAGATCCGTATAATCCTGATTTAATCCTTTGTGATATTGGGGATAGTGGGGAAAAATTAGCTGAATTAATGAATATGATGGGAAGAAATGTTGTATTCGGTTGTCAAAACAATAGTTCGCCTACTACTGGATTAGCCACTTCTAGTGGGAGTATCCGCCCAGTATGGAACGCGAATAGCAACACCGTTAAAGTAGATAAATTACTAGAGAATAAGCGGCATATATCCATGATTAAGCAAGGGAAAGTTGGCTTCTATAAAGAAAGAACTCCTCAATTACAACGGTTAGTTAAACACTGGGGTAATGTTATTATTAAATCTATTGAAAACAATAATGGAATTAATAGAGAAGTTGTTACTAGACGGTCTTCTAATAATGAAGGCGGGGATCACTATGCCCAAGCCGAAATTTTAGCTAATATTGCTATGGATTATTTGAGAGAAAACAAATTAGGCACTTTTGGTATCGCTTATGATGTTATTGGTGATACTAAAACCAACGAACCGACTGATATTCAAAAAAGAATTAATGATAATTCCTTATTTGATTAAAAAGGGAACCCCGGATAGGGGTCCCTTTTTATTTTAAATTATTAAAACTCATTTAGTCATCATAATCTCCATTTATACTTTAATTCTAAGCATCGGGTAACTCAATATACTCGGACTCATGTTCCCAGAAATTATGCTGAGTTTTCGATCCTTCAAACCGTTTAAAGTCAGCGAATGAGTTCCAATGAAAATCTGGATTCTTTTCTAGTTCTTTATCCGCTAAGTCTTGTAAATAATGGGAAAATCCAGAGAATACCTTTACCTGAGATAGCCCCATTTCATCCTTAACTGTAGCAGAGTATTCTTTCTTAAATAATAGCTTTCCATTCTGTACTACCTTAAAGTCATAGTTACCTGAGCTATTCTTTACAAAGTCAATCTTAATATCCGTCATTTTATCACTCCTAAATTATAATGATTTTACTTTCTGATTACTAACGAAATTTCTTAACCAAACTTCTTTTCCTAGTAATTGGTTGTTAACGAAATTGCTTAACCAAACTTCTTTTTCCGGTAATTGATGACTAACGAAATGACTTAGCCAAACTTCTTTTCCTGGTCTTTGATTACTGATGAAATTGCTTATCCAAACTTCTTTTGCCGGTCTTTGGTTGTTAACGAAACTGCTTAACCAAACTTCTTTTCCCGGTCTTTGGTCATTAACGAAATTACTTAGCCAAACTTCTTTTGCCGGTCTTTGGCTACTAACGAAATTGCTTAGCCAAACACCTACTCGTTTATCTCTATCCAATAACCTTTTAATATCAGAAGTAGACATCCCCGTAAACTTAGGATTATTCCGATTGGACTTAACGAACCCTTTTTCACTAGCCCAAGTTTGTCCTCCAGAATCAGCCTTTTGATAGAAACTATCCTGAGTGTCATATTTCTGTACTAATTGACCTTCCCGTAAAGAAACTTCATCAGCATTCTTACAAGTCTGCTCATAATCCCAAGTAAAGTCATATACTAATTTTTCCTTCTTTAATTCTTCTACATGTACCTCTTCATAGTCAGAGAAATCCTTATCTTCTTTGTGCTCGCTGAAGCGTTGCTTAATTGTCCGATTAGTATAACCCACATAAATAGGGATACCATCACCATATATTACATAGAATCTTGAAGTTATCTTAAACATGACTAGTATTCGACTCCTTCATTAATTGGCAATGTTACACATCTAAATCCATTATCACTACCAGGTAGTTTCATAGAAGTCAGTACCAGGTAACTTTCTGAACCTGCACTAGATATGGTAACCTCTACTTTTTTAAGGTCATCAATGTTTTTTCCCTTGTGAAAGTCTACTCCACGTAGGTACAGAATGCTGTACACACCTGATGTTGCATCTCCTGTGATACTATCACACCTACCAAGAGTGTTATCTTCAGCATCATACAGAGTAATAGATGGGTACCATGCATCCTTTTTGGTATCCTTAGTACTCTCACTGGTACCTAAAACATTTCCCTCTGAATCTGATAAAATAATCTTCGGGTGTTCCGATTGATTCTTGCTTGGATCAAATAAGTGAAGTTTTTCTAGTAGTTCTTCTACCATATCCATGCCTTCTTGATATTCTTTACTATCAATTTCTGTACAATGCTGTAACCAGTAGAACAAATTATCTAGATAATCTTGAACTTCTATAATGTTATCCTCTAACTTTTGTGCTACTTCTTCATTCTTCATGATTAGTTACTCCTTCTTCTTGACCACTTTGTACCTGATATTCCTGTCTATGATGATAATGATTTTGCAAGTTATCACTATCTGAACCTAAGTAGTCAATACCCAGAGTATCCTTCAAGTACTTTATAGAAATATCTTTACCAAGATGATAGAATAGTACACTATCATTGAACCACTTTAAGGCTTTCATAGCTTCCTTGTCTGTACTACCTTCTACTAGGTACCCTTTATCTTGTAGGTACTTTTCTAATCGTTCGCTATGGTCAACAGCAAAATAATGTTGTACTACCATGTCTCCAACCTTGCTTTGTACCATTTCTGGTACGATAATTTCGTGTCCATCAATATTCATTAATTAATTTCTCCTTACATATAGTCCTGATTTTCTAAAAGAAAATAAATATCTTGCACAACTTGCCATTTTTTCTTTAGATCATAAAACTCATCTAAATTTCCATTTTCATAGTTTTCATAATTAGGTTCCTCTGGCTGTTCCTGTAAGGCATTTCTTAATTTGTCTAAAAATTCATATTGTTCATCAGTCATAATTATTTCACCCCAGTGTAATCATGGGCAATCTTAGCGCTAACACATGCGACTAATCCCACAATTAAATCGTCTAAGAAAACATTTACAGAAGTATTATCCTGATCTAGCTTAGCAATAATCCCAGTCTTCTCTTTATCTAACCATCCAGCACTGGTGATTCCAATTCCTCCATATAAGGAGGAAAAGCCATAATAAGCTAACACTTCGTCTACGGCGAATACTCCCAGATCTTCATCCATAATAGTTTGTAGTGGTTCATCTAATTCCTTATTAGAAGCATCTTTGTCTAAAGCAATTCCTACCATGCAACAATTTAAGATATCCCATTTCCTAGTGATTTCTAAAGTAGCTGAAATATATTTTTCTAAGGGAACTTCTGGTAAGAACTTCTTTTGCAACCCCATAGCTAATTCTCCAATGGACTTTTCTGTTACTCCTTTGCTATTTAAATAATTCCATACGTATCCATATGCGAGCGTGCTTGGATACTTATCACGGTTATTTAACATATTTACTCCTCTCTATTAACCAAATTTAATTGGCTAATCGCTTCTCTTACTTCATTTTTAATACGCCCTCTAGACATCCATTCGTTATCAATATCATCTAAAATGATATTTAGCTGTTCTACCGCTAGTTTTAAATAAGTTTCCGATTCAATATCCATAGTATTATCTCCTTTTGTTTATGTATTAAATATACAACAAAAAAAGAGGACTGTCAATCCTCTTTTAATTAATTAATATTATTCAATTTTGCTTAATCCCTGCTTAATACGCCCTCGCTTAAACCAAGGGGATACCGTAAAGGCTAGAATATCATTAATAACATAAATACTAGCGTTAACAGCCATAGCGATAGTAGCGTCACCTTGGCTAAAGGTAACAGCCCAAAGGATTAATTGGGCTATACCACTAGCTAACCACCAAAAATATTGGTTGTTATATCGTAAGAAGCACATAACTCCAGCAGTAAGACTTACCGCAAAGGCAAATGCATCAAACCAAGGACGAGGATCATTTGTAAAGGCACCAATAGCCCACCCAGATAATAAATAAACTAGCAGGGTGGATACTAACGCAATAACCCATTCCTTCTTAGCAAACTTTCGCAAGTTATTAACAGTATTATCATTCCAAGTTTTAACTGCGAATAGAACGGGGAGGTCTAGAGTAACCACATAGGCAATTTGTTCTAGGATACTTAGGTAGTTCTTAGCATGCCACCCCACATAGATAAAACAGATAGCTGATAATAATCCAAGCCATCCATTAACGCTCTTAGCGGCATTAATAGATAAAATGCATAAAACTCCCAGTGTTGTTCCAATAAATGTTAGGGTAGTATCTAAAGTAATAGGTCCCCCAATAAATAATGCCAATTGAAATCCAAAACTAAAAAAGTAAAGCATGTAATTCTGAATCGGCCAGCCTTTCAACTGACTAACCAACCATGAAAAATAATTCTGTTTTGTTGCAACTTCCTTTGAATCCAAGAACGAAAACTCCCTTTCTATTTTAGGTTTATACCTGATAACCAGGCACCCTTATCCAGCTTTACACTATCTTGGTGGTTTTAAGACATACTGGTCATACTATTACTTATTATTAATCTTTTCTTGCATTTTATTTACCCACTTAGGGTATTCTTTATCATTCTTAGCTTTTAATCGCTTGGCAATAGCATCATATTCATCTTTGTTCTCTCTATATCTTTTTGCTAAAACAGCATTAACTTCTTTAAGAATATCATCATTTTTCTTATTTGAGAAGCTAATTATCGGTATATCTGCTACCTTTTTTAATTTACTGCTAATTTTAGCTAGCTCTTTATCTCTCTTCTTTTTATATGTCTTAGCTTCATCTTCTGACATATTTCCTAGAAGATAATAATCTAGGTAGTCTTTACTTTCTTCATCTAAGTTATCATAGGCAATTTCCATTAATTACACATCCAAGTCTTCTTATAGTCTATCCAAGTATTTCTAGCAAACTCTTCAAAAGTATCTTCCTTAAAAATATAATGTGTATAATAAAATGTTTTAGTTTTAACAGTTAAATCAGTTCTTCTTTTAGTATTATTCAACATATCGTTTAAAGTATAATAATAAGGCTTTCCATCTGGCGTATAATAATATCTTTTTGTATAGGATTTATGAATTGCTGGACTAAAATCATTGTTCTTATACTTGGAATAAGTTATATTAATATATTTTCTAACTTCGGAGATACTATATCTAGAAACATAATCACAAATATCCCAGCTATCATACAGTTTTTTATATTGGCAATTCTGTGGTAGGTAATCATCATAATCGCCACGATTGATTCTTCTTCTAGTAATTCTGCTTGCTTCCTTTTTTAACTGGTGCGCTGATTTACCATTCTTTAGAATAGGATTCTTTCGGTAGCTTCTAGACAATTAGATCACCTTCTATGCTCTAATAGGGGATCGAACCCTAATCAAAAGTTTAGGAAACTCTTATGCTATCCATTACACCATTAGAGCAGAATAAGTATGGTTCTATTGTACCATACTTATATTACTTTAAATACCTATTTATTTAAAAAATATTAAATTAATCATAGTAATAAGTTGTTTATTTCCCCGTAATAAATACAGTCCCTAAAGGAAATTCATATTCCTCTGCAAAATCATCATCTGGGGAAACTTGTAATTCTGGATCATAATTAGGAATTTCTAAAGCTCCCCCTGTCGAATGATTATAGATAGCAACTTCTGTTTCACCATCATATTTCTCTAATTCCTTAATTAAATCTTTAACTTTCATTTTAAATACCCGATAAAATATTGATTATCTTCCTTTTGCGAAGTAGGTGTAATATCTGTAATAACTTCATATAAAACCTTCTCTGGATTGTTATTAAATTCCTTGTAATAATAAAGAGTTCCAATATTACTAGTATGGTTATAGATAAAGTCTACGATATCATCTACTGTAATAATATATTCTTTACATTCAGTAAAATACCCGCGACTATCTTCTTTAATAGCAGAAGTAATAGCAATCATAGTCCCATTACTCCAACCAATATTCTTCACTAGCAGACCAGTATTTAAAGGTAACCCAACACTATTATGATTTGCTTCAAGCTTATCTGACTGTTCAAATAAATCTTGAATAGTTCCTAATACTTTCTTGTGCATTTCCTTCTTAGAGTTTGGAACTACTACTCCGCCATGAATAGTATCAATAGGCTTATTTTTATCCTGAAAATAGAAATCTTGCCAATCATCTGCTAATAAATCCTCTTGGCTAGGAGACCAGCCTACCTGTAGTTCCCCCTTACTATTTTTTAAATCAATATGGGGGTTAATTGTAACTTCCTTATCAGTTAGACTAAATCTTAAAGTATCATTATTTATCTTACTCTTAGGAATAACTGATCCGCTTTCAAGGTAAATAAACATATTCTTACCATTCCAGCCTTTTCGATAGGCTTTATTACCTCTCATAACACTCTTCAATACTTCATAGAATTTCATAGATTACTATCTCCATCCTCAAAAAGTTTTAATAATTCTTTCATACCCTTACTATTAAGCATCTGATTAACAGATTTATTAATAGCCTTATCATCGTTAGTTAAATTTCTAAAGGAGCGTTTAAAATCCGTATTAGTTCTATCAAAGTCCTTATTAGTTCTATCAAAGTCACTGCTAATCTTTTCTCGATTAGTAACTTTTAAAATATTATTCTTATTGGGACTTTTATTAACAATATATATTAGCTTACTAACTTTATTCATATTACCAATTCTCTCTATATACTTCTCCTAGAAGGGTCTCTTTACCATCCCAACCAGTATGATATTCTTCTTTAGGAGCTTGTCCTAATTCAATACATTCTTTAATACTATTTGCTTCAGCATCTTCGACAGTACCATCGTCTAAATATTTAGTATATAGATAAGTAGTATCTGGGAAGCCTTCGATCTCGCTATTCTTAAATAAAATACTGAATTCTACGGAGTCATCTAAATTCTTAATAGTGTATAGATTAGCTATTGGGGATTCCTTAATATCCCAATTCTTAGGATTAAATCCTTCTTTAACCAGTAAAACATCGATTAAAAATCCGGCATATTTATTTTTCATTAAAAATACCTCCATATTCTATACTTATTCTAGCATATTTATGTTTTTAAGTCAATCTATTCCCAAAATAAAAAGGATAGTTCCCTATCCTTCAACATGAGGTTTATCCTTTCGAGTTCCCTCGATAATTCCACTATTAAAAGTGTACTCAGGTAGAGTATGACTGGATAGTCACCCAACCTATAACCATCTAATGCCAGCACTAGATTTTGGGATGATCCATATTAGGAATCGCCTTATTGCTTTATTCCCCATGTTTGACCTGACCAAGGAAGATTACTAATTAATGTCAGGTAGCAAGATCATTGTCTTACCTTATTTACCTAATTATTCCGAAGTTACTTAGGCCATTCCTATTATTTATGTATACTACCCAATAAGGGATAATTTTTAAGAATAATAATATTAATTATTATTTACTTAATTTCAGCTTATTGGTAGATTTCAATATCTTTATCAATACTATTATAAAGTAGTCGATCGCACTAGTTTAGTAGTTCAAAAAACAATAAGTGCCTTTAACTTGTGCTTATTCGATTATATGACTCCTATTTTAATACGTCTTCTGGCGCCGGTGTCCATGGCGTTGCAATTGTACCTTTCTCCAATTTAAAGAACCTAACATATACGTCCATTGTTCCATACAAATCAAAAGCATATGCGTTACCATTAAATGAAATCGTTCTTGAAACCCGTTGCCAATCACTAGTTGGATTCATACCGGCCAGCTGATCGGGTTCTGCCCAATTTTCCCATCCTAGTCTATCAACTTTGCCGGTTCCTTTAACATCGACCGAGATAACATAATTTCCACTTGTTGGAAAATTAAAAAAGGAATAAAATCCTGAACTATTGTTAGTTCCAATGACATGTAGCGCTACTTCGCCACTATCCATTGTAACTTTCTGGATTGTACCTCCCGAATTACCGGTAATGCCACCCCACGAAGAATCATATGAACCCTTAATCAGATTACGCCCGTAAACCAGCCTGCCATTGCTCATCACCTTGTCTACTGGCATGCCATCAACAACACATGCTCTACCGTTGATCGTTGACATTCAATCACCCCTTAATAAAGTAGACGCCAGACTTGTCAGCCAATGCGTCATATTCAGCCTGCGAGATGATATTGATGACGGCGTCTTTACCAGGATCACCCTTATCCCCCTTAATCGTGCTGACAGCGTCTATTTTCTTTTCTGTATCCTGAACACCCGTTTCAATATGATTAAGCTTTTCTGCTGTAATTATTTCTTCACTTACCCAATTATGTGGGTTATACATATTAGTTTACCTCGCTTTTGTCTACAACTTCTTTATCAATGGCACTACTATATGATTTAGAAAAAGCTAACCCCATATCTGATTGATATATGTTAGCCTTTAAAATTAATATAGTTTAATGGGTTTATATTTCTTATGATTCTGATAACGGAAAGTACAGGACTCGAACCTGCAATACCCAAGGGGTACAACGAGTTAGCAACCCGCTTCAATACCAATTATGATTAACTTTCCATGATAATGATAACTGCCCTGACTGGACTCGGACCAGTGACCTTCGCAGTAACAGTGCGCCGTTCTACCAACTGAACTACAGAGCATTAATAGTACACCATAAAAGGACATTAATGGTAAACAGTGTACTGACGTTTTACCTTATTGTATTTATGCTACAAGCGGACAACGAGAATCGAACTCGCATCTACAGCTTGGAAGGCTGTTATTCTACCATTGAACTATGTCCGCACAAATTGACAAGGGGTCAAAGTGAACCCTATTGCGGTAATGGGAGTCGAACCCAATATTTATAGGTTATGAGCCTATCGTGATTAATCCGTTTCACTCTACCGCATATCAGGATAATAGGATTTGAACCTATACTCTCGGAGCCCCAAACTCCGCGCTTTTCCAAATTGAGCTATATCCTGCTATTTCATTAGACAGGATTCGATACCTGCATAATCCCGATCCACCACGCTATTCGGGCCTTTAGTACCTTAATCTGTAAAGATAGATATTGGTCTTGGGTTTGCTTACTTTGCATACTAATGATTGCCCTTTCCTCAAACCGTTCGTATAGAGGATACGACCTCAACGATTTTACACCTCAGGCAATGCCCCTAGCAGGAGTTGAACCTGCACGATATTTCTATCACAAGGTTCTAAACCTTGCATGCCTACCAATTACATCATAGGGGCGTTTATTAGATTTAATATAATACTTCTATATTCTTCAATAGAGGTATTAATATCTCCACTCTCTAATTCTATATATCTTTCTTTATCGATTCCTAATAACTTACTAGCAGAATCTTGATTCATTCCTTTAGTAATTCTAATAGATAGTAAATCATTTGATAATTTATATTGTTCTGAATTATATAGTTTTTCTAAATCAGAATTACTATTAGATTTCATACTATGCCTCCTATGCTCCTGGCAGGACTCGAACCTGCGACCTCCTGCTTACAAAGCAGATGCTCTACCCAACTGAGCTACTGGAGCGATTAGAAGGAATATAGAAAGTTTTAAGAGTCTTCCTTCCCAGTGATAATTTTATTTATATCCCAACAATCAATATACTTTACGTGTATATAGCCGATCACTATTCTCTTTTTAATAATATAGTAGCTGGGAATACTATACTATTTACATGTTTCTTAGCTTTATGGATGCTATCCAAGGGAGGTTTCAGCCCGATTTTAATTATCTAATTATTAACGAACATATCCAATATACTTATAATTAATTCCAATTTTTCTCTTAATACTAGAATATTCGTCAAAAGAAATATCATCTAAAGCTATTACATAATCATTTATTCCTGATAAAGATAAATCTAAAGGAATCCCATAAGTTGAAAGACGAATTGGAGATATACATGTAATGTTATCACACTCAGATGGTAAACTTTCTACAAAGTTTTTAACAATTCTTTCATTCCTGCCAATAAATAAAACTTTTTTATTGTGCTTAACTTCATTAATGATAGCTTTTCTAATCTCAAAAGTCTTACCAATTTGTCTATGAATTTCAGGGAAATTATCAATATATACGCCCTCTGATACTTTATCTAGAACGGTAAAGCTAGTTGGTAAGTTAATATCATAACTTTTTACTAATCTTTTTGCTACTAGTGGATCTATTCCGGAGTATAGGTTATTTGCCTGTTCAGAATAACTATTAGATACTTGGAATAATTCATTACTTAAATTCTTAACTACTACAATACTCTTATCAGCAATTCCATAAGTATCTTCATAAGCCTTAATAGAATCTTCTATATCCTTATCAGAAAATGGTGAAAATTCTTTGCTATCAACATTACCCATTTCTAACTTTTCTAATACCTCTCTATACTGATAAACCTTGCTTTTAAGTCCGTTATCCATAAAGTTTAATTTAATATAATCCGTATTGGTTCCCTTTAAAATTTCCACTTTCAATCCTCCTTTTTAGTTAAATGTGTTAATAATATACTCCTGGTATGACTTGAACATACGACCTCTCAATTATAAGTTAAGCGCTCTAACCATCTGAGCTACAGGAGTAAAATGTTACAATGGAGAATGATTGAATCGAACAATCGCACATAGCGCTTCAAGCTACTGCTCTACCAACTGAGCTAACTCTCCAAAATAATAACTAACAGCCGCAAGGAGAAATCAAGGAGAAGTTGATTCAATAATATAGATAAGATCAACGGCTGCTAGCTATCTAAAAGTTTCCACAACTTTATTATAACACAAAACAATTTAATGTCAAGTGTTAATGCCCCATCAAGGACTCGAACCTTGATTATCGGTTTAGAAGACCGATGTGATATCCCTTACACTAATGGGGCATTACTTATTTCTATAATCTTATTATAGCATACTATCTAATATTCTGTCAAGCACTTTATAATAAAAAGTAGCAATAGGAATCGAACCTATTAATCACCCTACCAAGGGCTACTAGCGATTACTAACAATCGATAAACACATCTTATCATATTAATTTAAATATGTCAAGATATTAAAACAAATATTTTAACTTTTTCTAAATAGTCTATCAAATAGAATCTTTAAGCAATTATATAAGTACACTACTATCGAAAGTAAAACAATTACTAATATAATTATTAAAAATATACTAACTATCCATTTACTAATATTTAAAGCAAATTTGCTTATATAACAAACAAAACTAATTCCAATGATAATAGAAGAACTTACTATTAAAAATAGTAACATTTGAAGGCTATCTCTGCCTAGTTTAATAAGATCCTCACTATTAAAAATATCAGCTAGAAAGTTTTTAACTTTTCTCATAAATTAGCCTTCCTTTTATTGAATGCCCGGAACCTGTGTCAAATTAAGCAGGTTAGACCCTATTAAATTTGTATAAGCTTCAAGGGAACTACAATACTTGTCAATAAGGATCTATTAATAGTGGTATCAGTATATTTACCTCGCTTTTTTAAGGACTTCCTCAACCGGTTTGGGTATTGTCTTGATTACATTTATTAGTATAGCATATTTTTATTACTTGTCAAGCTAATATGTATAAAAAATCCAGCAGAACTTAGTCTACTGGATAGCTTTTAAAATATAACGTGTAATACTCCAAGAATAATCCAGATACCAAATACCCAAGCTAACGTTAAAGCGGGTAACACTAAATGGAAAATTCCAATTAATACAACTGACCACACTAGCCAAACTAAAAACCATGTAATAAAGAAACTTAATACTATTCCTAAGGCAAATAATAAAACTACCCCTAAACTTTTACCAAACATTTTATGATTCCTCTCTACTTAAAATATCTAAATTATGGTTAAATCTGGCAAATTTAAATGGAAAATTCCAATCAATACAAACGACCAAACCCACCAAACCAACATTTGTAAAATGGTAGTTCCCAATACTATTCCTATTCCAAATAATAATAAGGGTAGTACATCAGAACAATATCCAGATAATAAATCTAGCCAATCCTTCATTTTTATCCCCCTTTCTACTTATTAAAATACCATACAGCCAATAATAGCAGGATTAGCATGGTTGACATAAAAATTCTTCCTAGGATACTACTATTATTAAGTTTTCCAATATTAAGGTTGCCAATCAAGGACGGCACTAATAAAAGGCATAAAATACCAGATAAAAATCCTGCTAACCAATCATTCATTTTTACCACCCTTTCTAATAAAAGAATACCCTGCTTCTGTTAGAATATTTTCTATATCCTCCTGAGTAAATTCTGCTACCGGAGGGTTCCAATTGTTCGGATCAAAATACATACTTTTATTAAATTGTGTCATATATCCACCTCTTAAATAGCTTATCGTAATTTGTTAGAAATAAAAACAATAACTATAATAAATAGAACGAATAAGGTCATGAATACTTTACCAGCAATAGTGTGATTACTTAATCCCCAATATTCTGCATCACCGAATAGTATAGGAAGTAAATTAAACAATAATATTCCGGTAATAGCTCCGGCCAACCAATCATTCAATAATATCACCCGCCTTAAATTTAATCCAATGATCTGAATAAACTACCTAATAATTAGTATTACCCGATATATAATCTTTTACCTTTTTCGTAGGGTTATCTATATAGTTAATTGCATCTAGATTCTGTTTAACTGCGGCTAATTGAATCTCTTCTGATGGATTAGAAAAATATACAATATTGTACCCATGATGTTTAACTGCTCTAAGCATATTTTCTTCCTTAATAACTCCCCGGTTAATCCGGTCAGAAATATGATAATGATCGTCAAGTGCTTTTACAAGTTCCCCACTTTTAGGAAAGATTAATTCTCTAACTATTTTTAGGTCACTAACAGCTATAGCAGAGTTATAACCAGACCTAGCTATAGCACCCCATCCTTCAACTTCTGCAACACGAACATTGCGAAAGTCATAGTAACTAAAGCAATCAGCTAATTTTGTACAAAAGTGCATACCAGGTGTTTTAGCGCTGATGTTAGTATCTTCATGGTAGACTTTGCCAACACAGTATAGCTTGTCATTACAGTACCAATCATCTCCAAATACTTTGTACCCCTTAATACTATTTTTTTCACTAATGGTTTCCATAAACAATATCACCAGCCTTAAATTTAACCCAATGGTCTGAACATACTACCTTATAGTTAGTATCGCCGATAACTACGTCACCCTTAGAGGTATCAAATACTGGCTTACCATCGACTAATAATAAGTTATGAGTAGCCTTCTTACCACAATAATCGCAGATAGTTTTAACTTCTCTAATATCATCAGCATTCTCTAGCCATGCTTTAGACCCCTCAAATAGCTTACCACCAAAGTTGGTTAGCAATCCATATGCCATAATAACTCCATTTTCACTAGTATCCCTTTTAACCCGAATACTATTCCCCAAACATAGGGCATTAATAAATTCTGGACTAAAAAATTGGCATTCATCTAATAAAATAGGTCTATCCTGTTCCATAGCTGTTTCTAAAATGTATCCAGCAACTTCTTTAGGATGTTCCTTACCTACACTATATGTTGCTTCTTCTTCAATACCTACCCGGCTAGAAACAATAGTATCACCTGATCTAGTATCCTGACTTGGCTTAACTAAAATAGGCTTAATACCCTTTTCAGTATAATTATGATAGACCATAAGAAGATTAGCGGTCTTAGAAGACTTCATCGTTCCATAATAATAAAATACTTTTCCCATTTAGAATACCACATGTGTACATACTGGATTAGACGGAAAATGATTGAAATCGTAACTAGCTAATTGTTCCAAATCAGTATCCCCATCGATAAAAGTAGTAGCCCCTCTAGCAATCATTAAGTTAACCTTTACATCTTTATTATGGGAGAAAGTAACTACAATAGCTGGCTTACCCATAGACCGCATATAGCCAACTTCAAAGGCCGTACCATCATCCACATTATCTAAATCGTATAGGAATACACCGCAATCAGCAGTTCCCATAGCAGAAAGATCATTTTGATAAGTAGCAACCTGCCATTCTAAACTACCAAATACCCCATCTTTATTGTCGATATTAGCATCTTTATATTGGTGGTCAAAAGGAAAATGAACTACCCCAACGGTTGGGTTACCTGATAGCAACTCGCTTACTTCTTCTACTCGCTTTTTCTGTTCTTCATTAAACCAAGGAGTTGCTAAGTAAATCTTTGTATCATGAAATACTTCTGTTCTTTTATTCAAAATATAATTCCTCTTTTCTTTTTTAATAGTATAACACTGATTATATATTTTGTCTACTATACACTATACTATATTAGAGACGACAGAATTCGGAGGAAATATGATGAAAAAAAGTCAATATATGCAAGATCAACTTTGGTTAAGTATTAAGGATTCCTCTAGGGAACATGGTTTTGAAAATGACTGGATTACAATTGTTAGTTATTATAACTTGTATGAAGGAAAGCATGTACAAGTATATATTAATGATGCGGAAAAGCATGTTAGATACCGAGTATTAGCAGTTACTGATGATAACTCCAAAGCGGTATGTTTAAATAAAAATAATGATGTAATCTATATAGATAGAGAAGAAGCTTTCTTATCAAAAAAGCTATTTATGTATAATGAAAATCCAAAAGAAGAAATCTCCTTGAAAATAAAAGGGGAAGTAAATGGGAGTAATAAAATCTCCTATTATGTATAAGAGGTGATTATGTGAATATTTTTGAAAGACTAACGGGAACAAAATCTCCAAAAGAATCTGGTATATCAAATGACTTTGAACGCGTACCTGATGAAGTCCTTTATAAAAATGCAGAGTCAGTAATGAAAAGCAATGATATAGTTAAAAAAGGCTTTGGCGGCAGAGATAAAGCTATGAATGAGCCTATGGTATATAACTATGATATTGCTGGAATTAACCCATTCTTTAGAGAAAAGCCCGGGGTATCTGGAGCAGGAACGATTAATAATGTTTTAAAGCAATATTCTACCGCTCCTCTTTTTCAAGCAATATTAAGTACTCGGTCTGGGCAAGTCAGCCGATATACCCAACCAGTATCCCAGTCTAATGATGGATTAGGATATAGAGTTACTTTAACGGATAGTAGTATTACTCCCACGGATAGCCAGCTTAGAACGATTAGAGAAGCTGAACATTTCATTCAATATATGGGCGTTGATGACCCTAGTATGAGTGGTTATAAAAAGCGTGATGACTTCGATGACTTCTGTACTAAGCTAATTAGAGATACCTATACTTTCGATCAAGTAAATGCTGAAAAAACTTTTAATACTAAAGGTAAGCTTCATCATATTAAAGCAATTGACCCTTCTACAATTTATCGAGCGGTTGATAGGGATTCTGGTAAAATAATTCCAGATAAATATGTACAAGTATTTGATGATAGAATTGTTAATAAATTTTCTGATGAAGATTTAATTATGGCTATTAGACGACCAAGAACTGATATATATAGTAGTGGTTATGGTCAATCGGAATTGGAAATAGCTTTGCAACAATTCTTGGCTATGAATAATACTATGATGTTTAATGATCGTTTCTTTAGTCATGGTGGCTCCGTACAAGGGATTATTAATATAAAGCCTACTGCGGATACTTCTGGTATTGGTAAGTCAAGAAGGCAACTAGCAGACTTTAGAAGAAACTTTGAAAGCCGAGTAACGGGTGTGGCAAGTAGCTGGCAATACCCAGTAACTACTGCCGATGATGTTAAGTATGTTAACTTAACCCCTAACGCGCGGGATATGGAATTTGAAAAGTGGATTAACTTCCTAATTAATATTTGCTCATCTGTATTTAATATTGACCCAGCAGAAGTAGGATTCCCAAATAAAGGGGGTGCCACTGGTAGTAAGTCCAATAGTTTGAATGAAGGAAACTCTAAACAAAAGTTGCAGGCATCTATGAACAAAGGACTAGCTAGTCTTCTTAGATTTATTGAAAAGGTTATTAATAATGAAATAATTAAGCCTTATTTTGGTAATAATTATCTGTTCCAATTTGTTGGAGAAGATATCTCTGGGGAAACTGAAAGAGTACAGCTATTAGCAGAAGAAGTTAAAACGTATAGGACTGTTAATGAAATTAGAATAGAAAAGAATCTTGATCCTATTAAGGGTGGAGATGTGATTCTTAATCAATTTGCTATTCAAAGATTAGGCCAGTTACAACAGGAGAAACAAATAGAGCATCAATGGCAACAAGAAAAACTAAGTATGCTTTCTTCTGGTCCGCAACCTGATAGTGGATCGGGTATTTCCTTCCAAGATATTCAATCCGGATTAGATGGTAGCTCCGATAAAGTAAATGGTAAAGATACTTTTAATGGAGTTAAGAATGGGCAAGTAGCTGATAGTACAAGAACCGATAAGATAAACTATGGTGGTAAACCTGACGAATAAGTAAGCTTACCTATATTATTAATAGAATAAAGAAAGTGGGATATTAATATGCCTAAAATTAATGTTTTTAAGAAAAACGGTAGTTTAATTCAAACAGTAGATGTATCAGATGCCTCTAAGGGATTTGATATTACTGGATTAGGTTATAATACCGAGTATCAAGCAAATGATATATTTTTACAATGGGTTAGTGATGATGGGCGAACTTCTAATAAGGTTCCATTGCCTTCTGGATTTGTTACTGGGGAAGAAAGCGCAACCGTAGCTCCAACTACGGTAACCCCTACTACTGTAGCTCCTACAACTACTATAAATCCCAGTAAGTAAGGGGGTATAGAAATTGGAAGGATTAAAAGATTCTCAAAAGGTTGATATTGACTTATTCAAAGCGTATGTACCAATTAGTAAAACAGCATCCTCTGATAGTGAGTGGTATATATCAGGAGTTGCTTCTACTAACACAAAAGATTGGGATGGGGAAATAGTTGACCCAAGCACCTTAGATATTACTTATCTAATGAAGCAGGGGAAAATAAACTATGAGCATAATAATGAATTAGATCATATTATTGGGGAACCTACTGATAATACCTATATTGATAAGTCAGGGCTTCATCTAGAAGCTATGCTATATAAAAATATGCCTTTAGCACAGGATGCTTGGAAATTAGCTAATGCTATGGAAAAGTCCCATGCTAAACGATCATTAGGATTCTCTATAGAAGGTATTGGTAAGCGATCAGCAAATCCTAATGTATTTTCAAAAGTAAAAGTAATGAATGTTGCTATTACCGCTAACCCAGCCAATCCAGATGCTTCTTGGAAAACCTTTAAGAAATCAGTTGATGTTAATAGTGAATTAGCAAAAGCTTATTCTGAAATGTCAACAGAAACTGGATCAGAAATAAATCCAAGTGATATGCAAGGAATTTCTAGTTTTCGTAAGGAAGACTTACCGGGGGCACTTACAACATTAACTTATGCAATGAAAAGTGAAAATTGTTCAGAACTGCTAAATTATGCTCAGAAGGCCCTAGAAGATAGTGGAAATATTACTAAAGATGTTAAGCAATTAATTCTGCAAGTTGGCCGAGGAGTATCCAAAGAAACAGCTAAAAATTTTCTAGATGAATAAGAAAGGTGACTACCACAATGGCAAAGTCTGTACTATCAGAATTTGATGAAGAATTAAATAAGAGTGAAGAAACTGTTGACAAAAATGAGGCAGGTAATGTAGAAGAAACTGCTGAAGAGGAAAAGGATAATAAGAAGGAGGTTTCTGGTAAAGAATTGGAAGACAAGACAAATAAGAAAGATGCTAAAGAATCCGGCGATAGTGCATCTGTAAATAAGAGTAAAGTCGCTTTATCCGCAGAAAATGTAAAAGAAATTATTAAGTCAGTTGTTACAGAAACTCTCGCAGAACAAAATGAAGAATTAGCAAAAAGTGTAAAGGGATTGGCAACTTCTGAACAATTAGATAAGACTATTGGCGTTTTTGCTAAAGCATATAGTGCTATGAAAGAACTTAATGAAAACATTGAAAAGAATGTTAACAAGTCTCTTGAAGATAACGTTAATAAGTCAATTAAGGATTCCCTAGCAGATATTTCAGAAAAGCTAGAAAAGTCTGCTGAAGATTCTACCTTGCTTACTGCTGAGGGCAAGTTAGCTAAATCTACGGACGTATCAGATGATGATAAGGCTGTAGACTATGTTGCTAAGAGTGCCTCTGAAACACCTAATGATGATGTTGAAGCGCCTAAAGATACGCCGGATGATAAAGAAGAAGTAGAGAAGAGTACGGTTAACCGGTTAGACTTGCTGGAAAGATATAATTCTCGAATGAAGAATGACATTTCTAAGGGAGTTTACGCCGCTTCTCCTGATAAGATGCAAGTAATCAAGAGTATTGGATCTTCACTGGCATTTAACCGGTTAGGTAGCGAAGATGAACTTGAATTTGCTAAGAATTATGCTGATGGTGGAAATGTTACTTTAGAGTAATTCGTATATGAATTAGTAATACTATATTAATTATAGAACATTAAAAAAGGATAATAGGTGATAAATTAATGAGTGATGCAATTTTTAAGAGTAAATATACTCCTACAAAAACACAATTAGACCATTTGCAAGGAATGGCTGGTCCTAATGAAGATGTTACTAAGTCATTTGAAACAGGAACTGAAATTAATCCTGCAAACATGACCCAAGCGGCCGCTCTTCGTACTGAATTCTTGGCACCACGTTTAAGTCAATTGTCTTTTGGGTCAGAACAAATGGTATTCTTTAATATGATTCCTAAGATGCCAGCAAGTTCTACGGTAGCCCAATATATCACATTTGACCAACATGGGGAGACTGGGCACACTGCATGGGATACTGAAGCTGGTATCTCTGATGTTAAGGACCCAGATATCTCACGTAAGAGTGTTGTTATGAAGTTCGCTTCACATACTCGTCAAGTATCGTTGGTTGCGGAAGAAGTTAACAACGTTGAATCTCCTATTGATGTATTGACCGATGATGCTATTGTATCTATGGCCCGTACGATTGAACAAGGTAGCTTGTATGGTGACTCCAGTTTGTCTGCTGTCGGTGAAAAAGATGGTCTTGAACCAGATGGACTTGTTAAGTGGATTCCAGATGAAAACGTTATTGATTTACATGGAGCTACTATTGACATTGATAGCTTTAACGATGCGGCTATTCGTATCCTGAAGTCTTATGGTAACCCTACTGCCGCATTTATGCCAAATGGTGTTCTTGCTTACTTTAACAACAACAACAAGAATATCCAACGTCAATTCGTTAATACTGTAACGGGTGAAAACCAAATTAGCCTTGGTGTTAACATCAAGTCTGTTACTACCGTTGGTGGTGACATTCGGTTAGTTGGGTCAAACGTTATGGAAAATGACAACTTCCTGAACACTCGTAACTTAGGTAAGGGTGGCGCTCCTATGGCTCCTACTGTTACCGCAGAAAAGGTTGCCGGTGATGCTAAGGTATTTGGCCAATTTACAGACGGCGATGTTGCTACCGGCGCAACCTATAAGGTAGTTACGTATGCTGATAAGTCCGGTTCTCGTCCATCGGCTCCAGCAGTTGTTCCTTTGACTGACAAGACTGATACGGTTAAGTTGACTATCAACGTTCCTGATACGTATAATGATAAGCCACAATATGTAGCTATTTACCGTACGGACGCTAAGACAGGTCAGGATTACCTAATCAAGAAGATTGGTCTTTATCAAGCGGTAGAAGCTGATGATGGTCAAAGCCAAGTTATTACCTTTACTGATACTAACGCGGTAATGCCTGGAACTACAGATGTCTTTGTTGGGGATATGTCTCCACAAGTAATTCGTTTGTATGAATTCTTACCAATGTTCCGTCTCCCATTGCCTTCCATGAACAAGCTTATTCAATGGTCTGTTGTATGGTCTGGTGGTTTAGCTGTTCTTGCACCTAACCGTTGGGTTCGGATTACTAACGTTGGCTACAACGCCGTAACTCCTGTTCATATGTAATATTATACGATAAAGGGCTAGTGTTTACTAGCTCTTTTTTATTGCACTAAATTATATCTAGCAAGAAAAACGAAAGGATGCTAATTAAAATGATTATTAATAAATTCAATCCAAATGTTGATATATTTACAGAGGAAGGGGTCTTACATCTGGATAAAGAAGGTAAGGGTAAGGGAACCGCTAAAGTAGAAAATATTGTATCAAAATTATCTGGATATACCTTAGTAAAAGAAAATAAGCCTACGGTAAAAGAAAATAAGACTGCTGTAAAAGAAGAAAATAAAACAACAAAACGGGCAACTACTACTAAGAAAAGGGCCACCTCATCTAAAAAGGAGGAATAACTATGCCAGCAACAGATCCAACAAATATTAATGCTTCGCCATATGGGCCAAATAATCCAAAGAGAATTGATGTTGACCAAATAGAAAAGCTAGTATTATCGGATTATGGTCTAACTCCTTCTGCTATAAAAGCATACATGTTTGGTATTAGGGTAATAGATGAAAATACTGGTGAAGAAATGCCAGATGACTTTTACTGGCAAATATTAAGTACGCAAGTATCAGAAGTTCAACATATGCTAGATATTCAAATATTACCAATGTCTGTTCAAAATGAAGTACATGACTACTATGAAAATGACGCGAATGCTTATAATAGAGTAGATACCTTTAAACGTCCTATTCTTCAACTAGATAGCTTTAAATTAAAATTTGGTAATCAGCCTCTAATTGATTTTGACCCTCAATGGTGGAAAATATATAACATAGAGGGAGAAATAGAAGTTTATCCTCTTAATTATGCTAGTATTGGTGCCGGACCTATGGGTGGTGGAAACCCATCTATTTCTGGATTGACACAATTATATATGTCTAATTATGTTAGTTATCCTATGTATAGAAATCAGACATCTGCTCCCCAAGCATATAGTATTGATTACGTTGCAGGAATGCTTCCACCTAAAAGAGTAGGAGTAACGCAAGATTGGGAAATGCCAGCAGATTTACAACAGCTAATCCTATATAAATGTCTCAACCAAGTATTTATGCAATGGGGCCGATTATTGGGTGTTGGTGCTGGTATTGCAAGTAAAGAGTTATCTATAGATGGAATTAGGCAAAACATTGTAACCACACAATCTGCAATGTATACCGGATCTCGTGCCGATATTGATGTTATCAATGATGAGATAAAAGGCTTAACCGCAAGTTTGAAATCCTTCTATGGAAATTCCTATACGTCTGTTTAGGAGGATAATATATGACACAATATGATGAAAGTCAACCAGTAAACTTTGGTAAGTCATCTTCCGATAATACCCAAGGTGAACCCGTTAAGTTTAATGATTTAGGAATATCTAGTAATTCAACAAATGCTATTAAAAATGTTATTCATTCTAAGAATGAAAATTCCCAAACAGGGGGTACGGATAGCCCTCATAATTTAGGTAATAACACAAATGTTGAATTCGATATCTCACAAATATTCGATCTTATTAATAAAACTGGATATCATGCAAAGTGGGAAAGATGCTTCTTGTGTACTTGTGTAAACTCTTCTACAGGTATTCCTAAGTCTGATTGCCCTATATGCCACGGTAGCGGAATAGCGTACCTTCCTGCCACTGATTTGTCTATTACCATACAATCACAAGGGAAAGGCGTAAAGTATCAAGATATTGGTCTGATGGACTCAGGGAGTGCCCTAGGAACTGTCCAAGTAAATCAATATGTTAGCTTTAGAGATAGAATATCTATTCCCGATCAAATGCTTGTACAATCTTATTTATTTAATATGGATGATAATAGAATGAAATATGGTATGAGAATACCTTATTCAGTTGCTAAGTTTATGCTTGTTAAAAACTCTAATAATGAAGACTTAGTAGAAGGAGTAGACTTCTCATATAATAAAGATACTCATTTCTTTAAACCACTATCAAATAAAGTCTATTCTGGGGTTAATATATCTATGAATATTCTAGTAGAGCTAAGATATATTGTAGTTGATTTATTAAAGCAGGCTAGATACCAGTATACTCAAAGTGAAATGCCTTCAGGTACTGCTAAATTTGATAGACTCCCTCAATATATTCTTTTAAAAAGAGAAGATGCATGGATAGGAAATGTTAGTTTTACTGGTACTTCTACGGTAGATAAAACAGGTATAGTAGATCCTAAACGCTCTATGGATACTAATAGCACTCTTAAAGGATTTGGTTTCTGATGGAAGAAATACCAGGATTATTTAAAGAACCTAAAAAGTATTTAGACGCCCTAGGAAGTTCAATATCTAACAGTATTATTAATGAAGTTGGAAAAGCTTCCATAGATGAAGGGGCAGATTCTTATCAAGTAGAGCCTAATTACCTATCAGTAACAGCACATAGAGTTAATAACTTAGGAATACTTGATTTAAAGCCATATTTTGAAAGTAGTCCCTTTGTTAAAACTACTAAAGATGGTGGCTGGTATTTAAGAGTTCCTATTAGACGATTAACTTCTGGAATGTCTTCACAATTATATAAAGAAGCGAGACAAATTGAATTACAATCCGATCAAACTATGAAAACCGCTTGGATAAATTCCTTATATTCCGGAAGACAAGAATCTTCTATTGCCTCTTTAAACTATACACCAGTATCTAATAACTTAACGAGAATTAAAAATGATGCAGGTAGCGGTACTAAATATATTGCCTTTAGAACGGTATCAAACAAGTCTAATCCAGCTAGTTGGATTCTTAATAGAGGTCAAGCAACAGAAGATAATATGAGTAAGACTTTATTAAAGAACTTAGATAGATTAATTAGCTATCGACTACAACATTTAAATGACTAGGTAAAGGAGGTAATCTATTGACTAATATTGCTTCACAAGATACATTCATTAAACAAAATATAGAAAATAGAATAAATGCCGTAATAGCTAGTGGATCTTCTAATTCTAAGAACTATATTATAACTGAGGCATTAAAAAACATAGAATCCGATGTCTCGGAAAGCTTTATAAACACCTATTGCGGAGACAATCCAAGCAATCAAATAGAAGTTAGTTACTCGTTCCCTCAAAATCGAGAAAACTTAGACGCTTTGGTAATTGTCAATGCGGGTGCTATGACCGAAGATGATAAAAGCTTAGGAGACAACTATAGTTCTTATAATTCTAGAGGTACTGGATTATCTACAGAAACAGCAAAAGTTCAATACGATATAGATAATGATATTTACTTCATAGAAACATCAGAACCTGTTAGTGAATTCGTTAAATGTGATGTCTTCAGTCAAGGAATAGTATTAACAGATGAAAAGTATCTATATCAAAATAAGTTGTTCCTTAGTTCCGGGGCAAAACCTGCTTTAGGTGTTGATGTTACATTCTCATATATTCCTTTAATTGAAGGGTCTAATAGTCAGGATATGGCAGGATATAATATTGGATTTAATGCCACAGAGACAACAACAGTCTCTATCGTATCTAACCATATAGATACCCTTCGTTGTTTATCTGCTATTGTTGCCTTCTCTCTAATATCATTAAGAGCTACTAATGAACAAGATGACATATTTGCTATTCAAACTATTAGTAAAAAAGGTCTTAGTACTATCCAAGATACATTTGGGATAAAGAATGTTGATGAGAAGCCTTTATACGCTATTCAATATTCTTTAAATACTAAATCAACCTATTCTATTAGTTATAATGACGTTAATGCAATTAAAGAATTAGAAATAAATTTAAGGAGCGAATAATTATGGAATATATGAGCATTGATACTTTCTTAGAATCAGCTAAATACTTATATCCCCTATCGGATTCAGAAAAGGCTAATTTTAAGCGCAGGATGAAAGGTAACTGGTATATGAAGTCGGAAGAAGATTTCTTACCACACCTTAAAGATTTTATTAAAAACAAGTAAAGAGAGGTAATAATAAATGGCAATATATGTATATCCATCAAATCAGAATGATAACATTCCAGGAATTTCTGTAACTATTAATACAGACTCCTTTACAGGATCTTCTAGCAATTCAGAAAAACCTTTAATGATTATTGGGGAAGCTGATGATGGTATTCCACAAACTGTTAGAACTTTTTCTAGCTATACACAAGCTAAACAAGAACTTAGAGGCGGGGAACTTCTTAAAGCGTTAGAACTTGCTTGGCAACCAGATTCAGATGGGACGTATTATGCAGGAAATATTATGGCAATGCGCTCACAACCAGCTACCCAAGCATCCTTGAAGAAAGGAACTTTGACATTTACTTCAAAGTTGTATTCAGAAAAGGCTAATAATATTCTAGTTAGCTTACAACCAAACAGAATTACTAATACTCAGCGGTTGGTTGTTTCATTCCCCGAAGATGGTGTTACTAATACCTATGATAATCTAGGGAATATATTCTCATTGTCTTACACAGGTAATGAACGCTATGCCGCTTATAAGATTGATACCGATGAAAATGGTTTTGCATCTCTTTTAACGCTATATGCTGGAGATAGTGTAAGTACAGCAGAACCTATCCAAAAGTTTATCCTTGGTGATAATTCCTTATATGTTAAGACTAACAGTCTTATTAATGCCATTAATCAAGTTGCTGGATTTACTGCTACTAGATTCTCTATTGGAAATAAGAATGTTTATACTAAGTATTATCATGGCATTGATGAAACGCAATTAAGTGCTACTCCTAATAAACAATATGTATATGCTATTGAAGGAGACATTCTTAATACTGTTGGCGATTATGATAGCTATGTTTCCATCGGGTATGTTCCAGAAGGTACTCCAGAAGATCCAACTAATATTAAAGAAACTTCTATTAGTGATGGTGTTCATATTGAACTTGATGCTATGGCCGTTACAACTCCAATAGATAACTTTGAAACAACTGCTTTATCTGGAGCTTCCGTAGGAGTTTCTCCTGATTCTTGGACTAGCTTATTCAACCAGTTTACTGATTCATATGATAACAATGGATATCTTGGGTATTACTTGATTCCATTAACAGATGATGCGGCTATCCAAGCAGAAGCTACCGCCTTTGCTAATAATCAGGCTAGAGTTGGTAATGCTATGAGAGTCATTGTGGGTGCAGGAATTTCTGAACCAAAACAACAATTGATTAGCCGGTCACTAGAGCTGGATGATGCACGAGCAAACCTAGTAGGTAATTCTGCTATGGTAAAGATGTCTGATGGTACTACCCAAGACATGCCCGGATATATGCTTGCCGCTATGGTTGGTGGCCTTGCTTCTGGTATTGATATTGGAGATTCTATTACTAATAAGACGCTTAACCTTGTTAGCTTAGATCAGAACTTTACAACCGATGATATTAATGAGTTGACAGGTTCTGGAATAGTAACTATTAAATACCTTCAAAATAGATCGAGTAGCTCATTTAGAATTGTTGATGATGTTACTACTTCTACTAGGGTAGATGAACCATTAGAACATGAAATGGCTATTGGTGAGAGTTCTGACTTCTTAGTTGCAGGTATTCGTGAAAAACTAGATCCATTTATTGGGAGCAAGATAAACACTGCGTATGCAAGTACTCTTTCTTCTTACGTGCTTGAATATCTTTCTGATGTTAAAACAGAAGGAATTATCATGGATTATGACTCTAGCTCAGTAACTGTAACGATCGTTGGATCTACTGCTAATATTGGTGCTACTGTATATCCTGATAGAACATTGAAGAAAATGGATATTGCTCTTCAATATAATACAGAAACTCTTACAAGTAGCAATACAAGCATTGCCTAATAATAGAAAGGACTGATTTACTTGGCAAAAGCGGCATCAGGTAGTTATGAACAAGGCTATCAGCAATCAGAAACAGGTACAGTAACTACCATATTTATGAACTCAAAAGCAGTAGGTAGAGCAACATCGGCCACTGCCCAAATTGAGTATGGTACTACTGGTGTTTGGGGTATTGGTGATTATATGCCATATGAATACGTATTTATGCGGTATAATGGTCAACTTACGGTAGAAGGAATTAGAATGCGGACTAATGATATGGTTAGTGCCGGAATTGTTGCTCTAGGAGAAGATGTCCTAAAGCAAGGAGATACTCTAATTACTATTCAAGATAAGTATACGCACAACCTATTGGCTTCCTACAGTCATTGTACACCAGTAAGCTATAACTTACAAGTTCGGGCTAATCAATTAGTTACAGAACAAGCAGTATTTAACTTCACAAGTGCTACACAAAAGAAGTAATAATTAAAATCCCCCATGTACGGGGGATTTTTTAGTGCATATTTAGTGCTTATACTAATATTAATTTATATACTATAATATATTTAGAATCCGCAAATTATATTATTATTAAAGGTGGTTTATTATGGAAAAAAATAGTTATACCAAAGAAGAAATAGAGGCATTAAAGTATCCTGGTAGCAACAAAAAGAAGGAATATACTGAGGACGAACTATTAAAGCTTCGCCAGAGATCTGAAAATGGAGATAAGTTAACTGATGATGAAGCCAATGCACTTCATAAGCAAGATAGTGAGAAGTCAATTAAAGACATTGACCAAATTCTTCAGGGAGTTAATGATATCTTCTCAAAAGACTATGTTTTCTCAGAAGACAATGAAAAGTTTCATGTAGAAATAAAGGCACCTAACGTTATTGAGGACGCTAAGATTAAAGCACTTAGAGAGAAGTGGTTAGATGGAACAGGTCTAGATCAAAATATGTTTGATTATACTGCCTATACTGCACTAGCCACCCTAAATGTATGTGGAACTAAAGTACCTGTTCAATTAGCTGATAATGATAAGATTTATCCGCCAACTCTTTCGTGGTTATACGAGATTGGAGTAGACTTTAATAATTGGATGTCTCGATTTCGATCATAGACGAAATTATACACCCTTAGTAAAAACAGTTTATTTTCAAAATTTATTTACTATAATGGACCACTTTAAAGTCCTACCAACAGATGAACGCTTTAAAAATCTTACTGTTGACCAAATAAATATTATTTTATATGGAATGCAAGAAAAGTCACGTAGAGAGGCTATTGCTCAGGCTAACGCTAATGGTGAGCAAGTTGTATCTACCAGTTCATTCAATGACTTGGATGACTCTTGGCAATATTCTGAAGATTTTGATCCTACTGATGGAGCGGGTGAAGAAGACTTGTTAAAGCAGGTTAAAGATCAGCAATCAGATAACATGGATAAAATGGAAAACGTAGATACCTTAGAAGCAGATAATCTTGCTAAGCAACAAGATAAGTATATTAAGAGTAAAAATAATGAGACTAAGAAGACCATATCTAAGACTATAGCGGCATTTACGAAAAAATAAGGAAAGGGGGAATATAAATGGCTGATAACTCTTATAAATTTAAAGTTGAGGCAGAAACAGACTCTGCACTTAATAATCTTTCACAAGTAGAAGAACAAGCTAGAAAAATATCTGAGTTACAAAGTAATTCCCATAATAAAGGTGACTTTGTTTCTGTATCCAATATTCAAGAAGCGGTTCAGTCAATGCGTCAATTGGAACAGGAAGCTCAAAGCTTATTATCTACATTTGATAAGTTTAGAAGCAATGGTGCTGGAGGGAATGCTAGTATACTTAATGGCGCCTTAAATGGAATAATGAGTAACGCCCGTGACTCTTTTAATTCAATATCAGGAATGAACATTAGTACTCCAAGAGGTTACTCTGTTTTAGATAGACAAGATGCCGCAAATACTGGTTATACTAATACAAGCTCCTCTTATATCGATAAACTGGATACCAGAGAAGATAGAAGTTATATGAGAAGGCTAGCTAGTCGGCAATCCGCTAGATTCCGATCAGCTATGTCTGGTAATAGAATTAGTGCAGAAAGGTATGACCAATTTAATTACGATAATGAGCAAGGGTTATCTAACTTGTCTGATATTGCGAATAGAAATAATTACCGTATAGACTCTGCTAGAGAAAGAATAGCTAAGGCTAGAACTAACATCAATGAAGTTAACCATGATACTAGCATTGATGAATTTTCTAGAAATCAAGCCACTCAAAAGCTTAATGATGAAATAAATGCTAATACTAAGCTTATAGAATCCATTAAAAATTTTAATAGTGAAATAGATAAAACTACTACAAAGTTAAAAGATCAGAAGTCCCAAATGGATGATAATAGTGATATGACGGTATCTGCTCGTAGAGGAACCTTTCAAGGGTTCTTAGCACAAAGAGCAGGTGCTATCGGATATCATACTGTTGCTGGAGGTCTTGGATTAATAAGCTCGCAATATCAACAAGGAAAGCAACTAAACTCTGCTACTGATGATACTAGTATTAACTTAGCTTATTCTACTAATAGTGCTAATGACCAGTCAATTAGAAACCAAATGTTTTCTATTAACCAACAGAGGTCTAATGGATATAGTTTGGAAGATAGCCTTAATATGTATCAATTAGCTATTTCCAGAAATGGTTATTCTGGTGGTAATAGTGCCACTAATATGGGAATGGTTGACCAGATGGAACAAGCCGGTAACAACACAGGTATTGGCAGATCTGGTTATATGAATTATGCTTCTTCTTTATTTAATGCTGGTGCTATAAATAATAATAATGACTTAAAATCATTAGATAACTCTGTTACTGGTATGAATGTCTATGCAAGGACACAGGGTATTCAACAACAACAGGCACAAACTCTAACTTCATTAGTTAATCAAACAAGCCAAGATAGAACTCTATCTGCAAGTGATATTCAAAGGCTTGCTAGTGTAGAAGGAATAACTGCTAAAAATGGTGGGAGATCCCTTCAAAGTATCCAAGGGCAACAATCACTATCCCAGTGGAACAATAGCTATATTCAAGCTAGTGAAGGAGATAATCAACAGCTACTGCAACTGAAAGTTCAATCAAATCCAGAAAGATATGGAGGACTTAGAGGTGCCGTAAATGCTGAAAAGGATTTAAGTAAAGGGTTAGCAGACCCAGATAATATTGATTTAGCTAGAAGAATGTCCGATATGTATGGTGGAGGAAAAGGTGGAGGAGCCTTAGTCCTCCAACATAGTTTTGGGATAAAGTCTATTAAGAATGCTGATGAAATATCTAAAATACTAGATAATGGTGACCTTTCTAAATCAGAGCAAGATAAGGCTATTAAAGATTTTGAAAAAACAGGTAAATTTAAGCGGCAAGAAAATCAGGCTAAATATGATAGTAGTTCTACGGCAAAAAGAAACCAACAAGCATCTGAATATGAGAAAAGAATTAGTCAAAGTAATGATGTAATAGAAAAGACTGTTGGGGGAATACTTGGATTTATTGGGGGACTTCCTAGCTGGATGACTACTATAATATCACTTCTTTCTACTATTGCAACAACTGCGGGAACACAAGCCGCAGGAAGCTATGTTGGTAGTAAAATTCAGGATTATGCTGATGGAAAATTCTCAGGAAAAGGAGGAAAATTCTCTACTAAATCAGGCGCTTATAAAGAAGGAGAGTCCCTCGGCGGGTATTCTTCCTCTAATAAAACAGCAAAGGTTAAGGGGAATTTTGGGTCATCTGGTAGAGCTTCCTTTACTAACCGGGCTGAAGCTAGATTTAATAATTCTAAAATAGGCGGAAAGGCTAGAAATATACTTGGAAAAGTTAAAGACACTAAAATTGGTGGATTTACCTCTAGAACTTTAGAAAAAGGTAAAGGAGTATTTGGAAAAGCCGGAGAATTTGCTGGTAAATGGGGAAACAAATTAGGAGTTGCTGGTAATGTTCTAGCCGCCGGTGCGCTTGCCTCAGAAGTTATTGGGTCGAAACACCCAGTTAAGCAAGCTATTAGATCAGGTTCACGAATGGCTGGTGGAATGGCAGGCTGGGCAGGAGGTGCCGCCGCAGGTGCCGCATTAGGGTCAGTGATACCGGGAGCTGGTACTCTTGTCGGTGGTGCTTTAGGACTTGCTGGAGGAATTGGTGGTTCCTTAATAGGATCTGATGTATTTGGAAAAGTTGGAGACTTTCTTACTGGAAAGGGAAGTAATAAGTCTGCTGATACTGCACAAAAATATCAGGATAAAGAAAAGGAAGAAGCTAACGCCAGAGCTAGAAAAGAAAATATTGATTCTGATAATCGACAACTAGATAAAGCGGCTAACCTATTAAATGTATCTAGAGCACAAAATGGATTAATTGGTAAAAATGGTACAGGAACTTCTAGTACCAGTATTAAACAATCTAAATCTGATAAAGATAAGGCTAAGCAGAATGCTAAAGTAACCTCTGCTATGCAACCTTACCAAAAAATTTCAACTTATATGCCTATGGATAAAAATAGTAAAAAGTCTCCTAGCAAAAGTAAGTCAACGAAAGCTAAATCTTCTAATACTTCAGATACTAATAGCAAGTCTGCGGCTAAAGCAACCCAAGATGGTTTAAACAAAATGTATCATCATACTAGTATGGCTAGCAGAATGCTTAACCAGCCTGTGGGGGCACAAGACTTCTCTACAAGCACAAATAAATCAAGTAAATCTTCTAATAAATTTGATATTAAAGTTAATGTTAATGGTGATGTTAAAGATGGTCATAAGACCGGTAAAGAAGTTGGTGAAGGACTTATTGCTAGTCTAAAGAATAAAATGAATAATGGTATTGCTAATAATACCAGCAATTTATCATTGCTAAATGGATTAAGCTAGATTATAGCTTTTTCTATACATAGTTAAGGAGGAATATAATGGCTTCTAATAACGTAACTAGTATAACTACTAATCAAACATCCGTTCCACTAATTGAATTAAAATTATATACCGAGCATAATATTATTAATTTAAAATATGATAATTCTATAAAAACTAATAATAAAAGTTTAACTTCTGGTGTCGTTAGTTTTCAAACAAAGAATGCTATGGAAGATGACTCATCTGCTTTTAGCATAATCTTATCTGGAGACTTTAAGTGGGACTACGTTATCTTCCCTAATGATATTATTTCTCTAGGAGTCAAAACTAATCAAACTGGTGTTAAAAATGATAAAAATACTAAGTTAATTACTGGAATGATTACGGAAGTCCATAGAGTTGACAACTATGATTCAGACAATGTTGTCTATCAGCTTAATGGCCGTTCTATGGCAAACGCTTTTATGCAATACAAAATTGGACTTATTGAAGAAGTTCAAGAAAGTATTAGTTCTATGGGTTGGCTATGGGATACTAATATGGATTATCAGGCAGAAACAGTAACTAGTGAAAATTCTAGTTCTGGTAGCGCTTCCGGAGTTCCTAGCACAGAATTAGAATTTTGGAAGCTCCCCCTAGATAATGATTTTGGAATATCTGAAAGCAAGTTAATTAGCTTAGCTAAAAGCTCCACTAGAGTAAAAATGTATAATATGGGAGTATCCGATATAAAGAAAGCCAATCAAATAATTAGTTCTTATCATTTTTCCGTAGCACTATTTTGGGGATACGAGTTAGTAGAAGGACCGGGATCTGCTGGATGGCTTAATCATCATGATTATGGTGGCGGTTGGGAGCATCAACTTAAAAGCTGTCTAAGAGACTTAATTGCTACTAGTAAGCATCATGGGAGCTTAGCTACTGGTGGTGGATCAAATGTTACGAGTTCTTGGTTTGGAAAAAAAGAAAGAGATATTTATAAGTCTTTGCCTAATGGTAGTATAGGCGTTATGTATATGCAAGAAACAGCCGCCGCATCTGCAATGCTTACTGGTCATCGCGCAGGAGGAAGACCCGGAGGTTATGGAGACCCTTTCAAGACAATTATGGATAAATTAAAAAGCATGGGGGCAAAAGGAGGAACATCTACTAAATCAGCAAATTCCTCTGTAAAATCTTCTGGATCAGGAAATACAAACGCTACTCAGGCAGAAATAAATAATGAAAAAGAACATTCAAAAGGCGTTGCTTTTCTAGGAAATACTTGTGCAGTAATTGAATCTGAAATAATGGATAGATTTCTTCCGTATATGAAGTATTCATATGGTACTAAAGGATATAACTTATCCCATTTTATTAATTATAATAGTATGACTAGCTGGGATTCTTATGAAAAATTACAAGATTCTTCTTCATTTGTTAACTTTAAAGGAAGCTTATATGAATTGCAAGATGCAATTCTTCATAAACCCTTTGTAGAAATGTTCTATGATACTGATTATAATGGATTAGCTCATCTAGTAGTTAGAAGAACTCCTTTTAACCCTTCTGATTGGAATGGTGTTGACTCAAAAGGAAATTATGAAATTCCACGAGTAGTATTAAACAGTAACCAAGTTATTAATGATGATTTGAGTAAAACAAACAGTGAAGCTTACTCAGTATTTAATGTCAATCCGGCCACTGCTAACTATACTGGTATTAAAAATGCTGGAGAACTAGGATCACTTCCACAGTTCAACCAACAGTTAGTTAATATATATGGATATAGCATTCTAGAAGTTACTAGCCTTTATTTAAAAGGAAGTAGTACGGGGCCTTTAGCTAATAATACTAAATCAACCGGAAAGAATTCAAAAGTTTTAGCAAGCGCAGGAACTCCTTATACCGCATCTGATATTAATAAGCTTTTAAATAAAGTTAAACTAAAAACACTTAGACAGAAGCAATCCACTTACGCTCAAAAAATAGCTAATAATGCTAATAATATTTCTGGCCAGCAAGCCGCAGAATTAGTTAGTGCTTATTTAATTAATGAAAAGCATTTAACGCAAACTAAAATGAATGGGATATTAGATACAGAAAATGGTGGCGGACAAAGTTGTATTGGCGGAGAAGGAATAAGCTATAAGAAATGGCTAGATATTGTTAAAACATATTCTGATGCTAAAACCTATATGCAAGAATGTAAAACAACTTTTAATAATACAGATGATGAGGTATTATTTGAACTTCGAGGAAAGTATGCTAGTGGTGGTAACAAGCTTTCTCAAAAAGATTTTAAGTCACTTCTAAAAAAATATCAAATTGTTAGTCAAAATACAAAAGTTAAGGATGAAGCTATTGATTTAAAATTCTTTACTCAAATGTTATTTAATTGGTATTCAGATGATATTAATTTCTTAGCAGGAAACATAACAGTTCCCGGTGACTCTAAATATAGAATTGGGGAAATAGCAGAAGTAATTAATGAAAATGATCCTAAAGATTCAATGGAATTCTATATAGAGTCTGTTGAACACACTTTTAGCTTTACTTCTGGATGGCAGACTGTTTTAGGAGTTACTAGAGGGCTTAAAAACTTAGGAAAAGATAGGTTTAAGCATATGTGGGGTAAAAACCAAGACTTCTTAGGAGGATATATGGGAGAAGCCGCACTTAATATGCTTGCTTATGGTACGGAACCTACTAAATCTTCTGGAGGAAGTGACTCAACAGGAGGTGCCGCTGGAGGAAAATGGGGGCTTCCTTTTAAAGGACATGGAACTGTTGATACCAACCCTGCACAAAACTTCGGATCTCCTAGAGGACAAGGAACCCATGATGGAACAGACTTTGGATTTTCTAATTTCTCTAATGGGGGATCAATTAGGGCTATCCATGGGGGAACCGTAAAATACGTGGGATCTGGGGCAGGTTCTTGGACAAATTCTGTTATTATTATTACGGAATCTGATGATGGATATTCTGTATGCTATCAAGAATTTGGAACAACGGCCAATGCTAAAGTTAAAAAAGGAGATAAAGTAAAAACAGGAGATATAATTGGAACAAGAAACTACAGTGGGCATGATCATGTACATGTAGGAGTAACCAAGCATGGATGGAGAAAATTATATAATGGTAGCTATTCTACTAGTGGGTTTGAAGACCCTTTAAAATTAATTGCTGGTAAAAACCATGGAAGTGTTTAAAAGAAAGGAAGATTAATATATGGCTAAGCAAAAGGGGGATATCCGTAGACAAGCCTCTTTAGGAACAGAATTAAAAAGAAATATAAACAATAATAATTCAACTTCTGATCTAGTATTAGCTAGAGTTTCTAAGGTAGACTATGAGAATAATAGTATTGAATATATTGTACAAACAAATGGTATGAATAACAGCTCGGGAGCTATATCCAATGGAGGCGCCAGACTTCCTGTTTCCTTTGGTGGTAAAAATGGCTATGGAAATCCTTATGGATCAGTTAATACGATTAGGGTTAATGATATTGTCTTAATTGGCTTTGTTGGGGGTAAAAAGAATTCCCCTATTGTAATAAGCAAATATTTGTCTGACGAAGATGCCTATATGCTATCCGATTATTCAGGGGACCAATATATGGCTCCTAATGATGAAGATATGTATGATAAAACTAATTCATATAGAGATTTATATCCTGATTTAACTTACTCCTATCATAATGGTAATGGATATTATGAGCATACTTTTAGTGGAAATAGCTTCCTAGTAATGGATGATTATGATATTAAGGGCAATTTTGTAGACTATCCAGTAGGCGAGGTTGATGCTTCTACTTACTACTCATTACGGGGAAATAAATATAAAGATGGAACAAACTTTGACACTTTAAATTATCTAGCTCCAAACATATTTTTTAAACATCAAGGAAGCTATCTATTAGATGATAACGGAGAAGAAAAACTAGATCATCATCAAACAAATGTTTCTATATCACCCCAAGGAACGACTAGACTAACTACTTTTCATGATGATGATAAATGGCTATCGTTGTTTTCTATAGATGGAGATAATGGGGAAATAAGTCTTACTAGAGAAAATGATAACTCTATCAATATTGGGGATACTTCTGATAGTAATGCCACATTTACAATTGATAAAGACAATAATTTAATATTATCATCAGGTAATACAAAAATGACGCTTTCTGACGGTCATCATATTATTGCTAGCGACTTAGATACTGATTCAGATAAAATAGATCTTTATCAATCGGCTTTAAATAACAAGAATTCAATATCTGGTATAAACAATAGTATAAACTCTATTAATAATAATATGTCTTCTAGTTCCAGCTCATTATCTACTGTGAATGACCAAGTGAATATGTCAGCATCTTCTATTTCTCAAACAAATGCTATAGCTAGTTCAATTTACGGGAATGCAACTACTTCTGTAAATATGTTTTCTTTAGCAAGTTCTATTGCGAATACTGAAATAGATAGTAATACTGGATTCTACAAGGAAAATAATGGTAGCTTATCAACTCCCAAAATGGCGGCAATAAGAAACTTTAATTATATATTAACGGCTTACTCTGTTACTAGTCCAATTACTATAAAGATAGCCTTTTATGACTTAAATAAAAACTTTATAAATGAAAAAGAAGTTACAGGTAATTCAGGAGATATCTCTGTAACCGCGATTTCACCAGATAATGCTGTATATATTTCTGCAAGTGTAAGTAGTAACGCCTTTAAAGTAAAATTAGAGCAAGCAGATAAGGTTACTAGTTGGTCTCCATCAATTGTCGATTTATATACAAATAATAATACGGTATTAGAACTATTAAGTGCGGCTAAAATAGCACAAGCAGATACTAATGCCAAAATGTCTACGGTAACTAGCAACAATTATTTAAATAGTCTATTACAGTATAATAATGATTCACAAATATTAGCCAGTGATAAAGATTCTTTAGCTAATTCTTGGGACTTATTCAAAGCAGATTATAAAGTAGTAGTATCCTATGCTACTAAATACTCAGTAGACTTAACAACTGCCAATAGCTACTATACCCCTTTGGAAAATTCTATTGAAAAAGATATTCTGGTTGATAGAACGTCTAATAGCCCAGCAGGAGCTTATACAAGCAATATTAAAGGCCTTCAATCTGCACTTGATAAAGTTATACCTAATATAATTTCATCAGCCCTGAATAGTGTCATAACAGCTCAGAATACGCTTGCTACAAATACTAGCAGTTATAGAAATCTATTACTAGGAACCACTACAAATATTTCTGCAACTGGAGATCAGAAATTATACTCCTTATCAAACGGAGCTAGTCAAATATCTGGAAGTACTATACTATCTTTTACTTTTAATACTACTGATGTTAATAGCAATTTTTCTATTAATGAGGTTATTCTAAACAATGATGGATCTATTAATAAAGAAGTTGTTTTAATTGATAATCTTCCAAACAATATGACTAATAATGTTGTTTCTAGCTTTATACAGCCTATTGTGCCTACTTTAAATCAAAAGGCGGACATTTATATAAGGTTCTCTTCTTATAGGCAACCTGTTCAAATTTCTAATATGATTATGGCAACATCAAATAATACTAAAGTAACATGGGTTGCGGCTCCTGAAGATATTTCTAGCACTACTACAGACAAACTAGCTACCTTTAAAATTACCGATGACCAAATTACTAGCGCTGTATTTGACCATCTTCTAGAACAGTCTGATGTATTTACACAAACGGCTGAAAAGGCTCAAATCGCCGTCACCCAAGGAGATGTTTCTGCGGGATTATCAATTGAAGCAGGTAAGATGGTTTGGTTTGGTAAAGAAATAGATATTTTGGGAGATATTGTTGATAACAATAAAATAACAGGAGCTCAATTTGTAGATACTTCTTGGTCTTCTACTACTGGAAACTTTAGTATTACTAATACTGGGGTAACTACTGGCATGTCGTTAAATAGTTCAACAATAACTAACACAACTTTTAACTTATCTGCATCTGGGGAAATAATTGGCAACTATAGCATAGCAGATAGTACTACTTCTAATATTCCTATTAAGTCTTCCGGTAAGTCAATAGAAGATAACTCTGGTATTAAATCTTCTGGCAGTAAACAATCATATATTAATGGATCATGGTCTGGATATGATGATAGTTTAAACTTATCAAGTTCCGTTAGCAACAAGGAAGTATCCAATATTTCTCCTAGCTATTTAGAATATAAAATACTAAATACCTCGGGCAACAATTTGATGGATACCAAAGTATCTAGTGATGGTGTATATTTAAGTGATATTAGTAATTCTATTAAATATACCAGTAAAGGGATATCTGCAAATAAGACATTATCAATAGAGTCTCCTGCTATTTCTAGCAAGGGAATATATAATAATACTTCTAGTGCTTCTGCAAACTTAACTATAGATGATTCTGGAATAATTCATAGAGTATCATCTTCTGAAAAGTATAAAAAGAATATTTCACCAATTGATGATATAATAGATAAAGGTAAAGCACTATTAACTATTACACCTAAGAAATGGCAAGATAAAAATAATGATAAAGATACCCAAGTAGGATTGATTGCCGAGGACTTAGAAAAAGTAGGATTATCTGATTTCTTATTTTATAAAGATGGTAAACCCGAAGGAATTCAATATGACCGACTATTCATTCTTTTAATGCCATTAATCAAAAATATTTTGGAGGAAAACAATGGATAAAATACAAATAGATATAAATGATGTATTTAATTATTATTTAGATGAACTTTCTAAAAAGGATAAGAAGATAATTATGTTGATTTCAGAAAATAAAGCATTGGCTAAAAAGATACAAGAAAGAGAAAACAAAAATAAGCCTACTAAGTAGGCTTTTTTCATATTCAAGTTAAATTATAGATAGAAGGAAGGTTTTATATTGAATTCGAGATATTCAGGAACTAGAAAAACTAGTGTAGGTAGCGGATTAGTTGCCTTTCAATGGGGAAGCAAGTATGTTCAACTTGCTATTAATCCACAACAGTATGAATATAGTTCTCCTCAACGTACTTCGACATTTAAAACACAATCAAACGTTGTTGTTGAAAACTTTGGGCAAGATCTCAGGACTATAACTTTTAGTGGAAATACTGGTGCTAAAGAACAAGGATCAGGAACATCCAGAATGAATGGTGAGCAAAGATTTCAAGCATTAAAGGATATAATAGTTGGGTATCAGCAAGCCAGTGATAATGGGAATGTGCCAGCAGATGAGCTTATATTCTATAACAATATGGATATAAACCAACCAAGCTATACGGTAAATATTGCTCCACAAGGATTCCAATATAGCCGGGATAGTGACAACCCTTTACTATATAATTATGCAGTATCCTTACTAGTTATAAAGCCTGCAAGCATTCCTCAAAGCAAAGTTAATGACCGGCAAGGGACTTCTGGGGGTAATGAAACTTCTCAGGCAGAACAAGAAGCTCAAAATAGTGGTAAAAAGGCTGGAACTATTGTAGGGGGTAAATAGAAATGTCCTATATTGTGGGAATAACAGATCAGTCTGCGGAATTAATGCGATTCCTTTATTCCATAAAAATAACAAATAATCAATTAGTTAAAAACTTACTTGATGAAAAGGTTTCCTTTATATCAAGATTTTATACTCCAAATATAGATGTTACTAATTTATCCGGTAAGGTTGCGACACTTATTCAAGAATCTGATGCTGATTGGGTTAATAACATTAATTCTATTGATGAAAAATCCTTAGTATATTTACTAGATCAGTCAGATATAAAGAACAATCATAACGACCTATATAGTATTTTCCAAACAGTTATATTAGATGCTTTTAGCATTGGTTATGCGCAAGGATATGATAATTCTTTATATACCTATTTAAGTACAGATGAGATAGATAGCTTACTAGTAAATATATCTTATTTAATAGACGCTTTAGAAAACATAAATATTTCCCAATATTCAGACATAATTCTTAGTTCAACTGATTTATACAATAATATATGTTCGGTTAAATCAAATTTATCTTATCTACAGAATCAGCAAGAAATTGATAGCCAAACAATTATATAGAGAGGAATGGTAGTGAATGGCTAGATACCTAAAATATACAGTTCGAGAAGGTGACACTCTTCAAAGCATTTCTCAAAGCACAACGGAGGATATCAACAATTGGATAACCATTGCAGAATACAATAATCTAGAATATCCCTATATTGTAGAAACTCCAAAGGAAAAAGTTGCAAATGTTTCTCACCTAGTCACATGGGGTGATGAAATTATTCTTCCTTTTCCTATAGAATCATTAGAACTATCAGCATTAAATATAAACAGACAGGATAAAGATGAAATTGAAAATATTGCGCTTGGAACAGACCTTAATGTAAATATTATTGGTGAAGGTTCTTGGGATGGCATCTATAGATTATCTAGTAATGGTCATGGGGATATTGAAATATCTTCTGGTATGGATAACATAAAGCAAGCAGTATTAAATAGACTGCTAACTGGTAAGGGAAGCTTAGAAGGACATCCTGATTTTGGATCTAATCTAGAACGAGATATTGGGTTGCATACAAGTAATACCCTTCAAATGATTAATAACGATATTAGTAAAGCAATTTTATCAGATTCAAGAATAACAGCAGTTAACGTGTCTAATAGTTCTATACTAGGAGATACGTATAATGGAAAATGGCAAGTAACTGTAGAAGGACTCGACACTGCCTTTGAATGGGTGTTTTCTAGAGATTCTTCCGGAAACTTTACATTAGAATAGAAAGAAGTGATTATTATCAAAATAAAAAGTTTATCTGAAATCGTTAGCAATCTAATAAATACTACTACTAGTTTAACTTCTGAATTGACAGACTTCACATTAGGATCATCAATCATTAGAAGTATTTATGAAGCCTTTGCTATGCAACTTCAAGAATATTATGTATTAACTCGTCAAAATATTATAGGGGGTATAGAAGAAGGAGTTCAGAATGGCTTTGGATTTGAAAGAAGAAAAGCTACACAAGCCTTTGGGGATTTATTAATAACCTTTAGCTCTTCTACAGTATCAGATACAATAATTCCACAGGGTACTACCTTTACGTCAAATATTCAAGGTTATAATTATAGTTATGAAACTATTGAGCCTTACTTCGTGCCCTCTGGTTCTATTGATGCAAAAGTTACGGTATATTGTAATACCGTTGGAGTAGCTGGTAATGTTCCGGCTAATGTTATTAATGCTGTTCAAAATTCTATTGGAAATGTAGCTACCATTACTAATCCTGAAGAAATAATAACGGGGCAAGATGAGGAAAGTGAGTCTGATTTTAAGAACAGATTTAACCAATATATAACAGCTATTGGTAGATCAACTGTTCAATCAATAGAGTACGCTACTCGAAAAGTTCAAAATATAACAGGAGTATATGTAGATGATAGTGAAACCGGACTAATAAAGATATATTGTCATGATGCAAACGGTAATCTAGAAGAAAATGATTATGATAAAGTTGTTTATGCTATTTCAAATGAAAATGATGAGTATAATCCAGCAGGGATTGCTTGGGAAGTTCTTCCTGTAGATAAAGTATTGGCTAATATGGACATTAATGTCTATATAAAGGATTTTAACAAGTTAACAGAAACTGTTCAAAATAGTATAGAGAACATTGTCAATTCCTACTTAAATACTAAAGTTGTTGGAAGCGATGTTTCCTTATCTCAAATATCAAGATTAATTATGAACTTTGACCCATATCTAATAACTGACGTATCTGTAGAAATTCCTATTACTGACGATATGGATAGTCAAATTACTAGTGCTAGTTCTGACGTATCTAGCGTTAGTCAAGAACGATCAACAGTTTCCGGTTTAGTTTCTTCTGCACAATATGATAATTCATATACAGCAACGGATATGATTAATTATGGAAATGACTATTTAATCACTGTTAATGAAAAGGCAGAGATTAATAAACAATTAGTATCAATTAACTCTAATTATACTACAGACTCGTCATTAGCTGATAAATATTTTGTAAATAAATTTAGCTACTCCCAAGCGTATAACAATATTGTTTCATTGCTAACTAATATATTGCCTACAGATAATAAGCCTTTCCAGATTGATTATACATCTTATCGGGAGACTATTATGAATTATTATGCTTCCAGAGTTACCCTTCTAAATAATATACAAGATAGTGTTTCAAACAAGCTAACTACTTTACAGCAATCTCTAGTATCTTTAAACCAAGAGGCATATAAACAACAACACTCCAATATTCCTATTGGGCCGAGTCAAGTTGCTCGTCCAGGGGATGATGTTAACGTATTTTATTATAATACACAAGATGCTGAGCAAACTACTGTTACGAAGTATATAGATCAGCATACTACTGAGATGACTACAATTAATGATAGTCAGGAATAGGAGGGAAAAATGAACTTTAAAAGACTCTTACATCCAAACTTAAAAAAAGGATATGTTGAAGACTTCAATACCAGCTCGGCAAATTATGCTTTTTTCTCAGCAATTGAAGATATCCTAAGCTCTACTGAAAAAGATACGATTGATAGTAAAGTAGAGAGTTATTTAAACAGTGCTGATGGAGAATTCCTCGATGAGTGGGGAAGCTGGTTTGGTGTAGCTAGAAAAGATAATCAAAGTGATGACGATTATCGGAAATGGATAATTACGTATGCAACATTGAAGCGTGGCACAAAAAAAGCCATAATTGATGCCATTAAAATGTATCTGGATATGTCGGATGCTACAATATCTGTATATGAACCCTATAAGAATGTATTTCAACTAGATAAATCAAAACTAGATGGACTAGATCATCTATCAGGAGACTATTATAGATGGGGAATTATTAACATATATGTAGATAGACCAGTACCAGAATCAATATACCAGATAATTAGAGACTTTAAACCAGCAGGAGTTAACTTTTTTATCACTGTAGATACTTCAACTAATAAAAATAATAAAGCATTAGCTATAACTACTGGAATTAAGGAATTCAATTCCGTAGAAGAAGCTTATATTGGTTTCTCTAAAAGTCAAAGCTACTATTTGGATTTAGGTGGTAGAAATAATAAGCAGGAACTTAAAAATCCCTTTATTCTAGATAAATCAAAACTAGATAGTACGGATGTTTTAGCTGGGGGATATAATGATGATATTAATTATGATGATATTCCTTCAAATTATAATAAGGCATTCATTTATGGGGTTTCTTATATCGGATCTGATGATGTATTTTCAGGTAATGATTGGAATTATCAAACTAATTCCTATGGATACAATGATGATCTTTGGAATTCAGCTACAGTCTTTGATAAAAGTTATTTCACTTCGGATAAATACTCAGATTTAGACGGGTACACTAGAGCAAATTATTCTAGTCAAATAATAAAATTAGACTACTCTGGAATGCTATCACAAAATATTAATGGGAATAATAGAGTATACGGTAGTGTACTATATGGGGATAATAACATAAGCACTATTAGTTATGATCCTAATAACTTAGTATCCCCAGATAAAGCCGTACCAGTAATTACAAAGACGGATAAATATTACACCTATTCATTAGAGTATAATTCTATAGATAGCTCATATAATTCTATCCCGGATAAACTAAATATATTAATATCAGCAAGTAGTTTAAATTCTAACTCCAGCTACCAAGTAGATCTACTAGATAAATATGGTGTTCCTTTAAAAACTCAAATAATTAATATATCTGGTAATTCTAGCATAAATAAAATAGTTTTTGATAATGAAATAAAAACAGAACCAGCCAATCCTTTCACCATCAGTAAATCTAAAGTAAGTGAAGGAGTTATTGGAGTAACACCAAATTTAATGAAAGCTGTTAAGCTGGTAAGAATTTATTGTGGTATACGAGGAGATAGCCTGAATAATAACATATCTTTTGGTGTACCATCTGCTACTATTTTTGATACGGATACTTGGCTACCTTTTAGTGGGGATAAGAATCAATTCCCAGTAATATTGGATGAGAACCTACAGAATCTGTCTAAGAAAGATGATAACCAATTAACAATAAATCCTGTTGCTAATTATAATGTTTCCACCAATTCTTATACGAACGTTTCTCCAGCAAGTTTAAAAATAACTTTTAACCTAATAAACGATCTATATTCTAAGTATCTAAACTTCTGGGATTCTCAAGGAGTAATAGATAAAAAGGATATAATTAGTAAACTATTGCCAGCAATTAAAGGGATCAGTTTGGCATTTGCTGGGGACTTAACTCATGCAAATATTAGTTATTCAAAAGGAGGAAACCTAACCCCTATTTCAGATAATTCAATATCTAATGATATAATTACTATAGATCCGAATTATATTGATGATGATGGAAATATCGTAATTGTAATATCAGGTAAAACAAATAGTGACAAAATAAATGTAGATTTTATTAGATTTTATTATTCTCTAAATGATAAAGCAATTCCAACATTTTCTCCAAACAAAGAAATGGGTAAGCCTTATCTTAAGTTCTTTGGTAAAGGAATAGACTATTCTTTCTATGACGCACTTACTATGGGAAGCAATAATATTTATGTAAATTCTGATATTAAAGATAATAGTATTATTATTGCTATAAATGCAAGAAAACAATTAGAATACAGATATGGTATAGATGAAAAGGATATAACTTCGTTTTTAAACAATAGTAATTCAAGTATACTATTAGAAATGTTAGCTGAAAACGCTGGAAATGCTAATTTATCAATTGCTAATCTAAATACCGGAAATCCAGATTCTATTGGGAATGTTTCTTTTTCAAACGACTTTAGCTACGTTAATATTTCTAATAACCTAAATGATTTTGAAAACTATGTATCCAATTCTGGATTCATTTTCCTTTCAATAAATCCAGATACTGATTTAGGAGAAATACGAATTAAAAACTTGTATATTTTTGGAAAGTATCCAACAGCTCATTTAAGTACCCGTATAAAGACTGGTATCAGTATGGATATTACCGTTTTTGATTCCTATAGTAGTGCCGTTGATAAGGCAGTTGTAGACAAAAGCAAGGTAAAATAAGTGGACTAAATTATAGTAAGAAAGAAGGAAGAAATAGTGGCCTACGAAACCCCTACACCAGCAATTAATAGTAATGCGTTAGTTTTTCATGCTATTAATTACTTTAATAATCTAAATAACTGCTATATAGTAATTGGTAAAACAAGCTCTTGGCCGGTTGATGCTCAGCCTCCTGTTCCTGTTGATGGAGATAATGTCACGGAAGTTGCAGGATACTTTAAGCCAACTTGTTATCTTTGCTATAAAACAACCGCAGATAAAAAAGATGATTCAACATTATCTTATGGAAATGACTTTTATCAGCCGGTTTCCTTAGCAGATGCTTATAGTAAAAAGGCTTCTTATGTATATTATACCGTAACAATAAAACCAGATGATATTTCAAATGTTAATACATTCAGACAAGTAGGTCTTAACTTTGGGGTAACTCTTAAATCTGGGGTATCTGGGGTAATTTTGACTCCAAGCAATGTAGATAATTCTGGATATACTCATTTTATTCTTAACAGTCAACCATTCATTGTTACTAATAATAGAAGCATTAAAATTAATATGCTCATTTCAGAAGAAAAGGATATTAGTGGATCTAATGTAGATACTGACGTTACCTCAGAAATAACAACAGTTTTGCCTACTACTGTAAATCAATAAAAACATAAAAATTAGAAAGAAGTGATATGATGGCAAAATATACGCCCGGAGATTTAGAGATATCTCCTTATTACGATAGATTTGATGACACTTCAAATATAACTTTTGTTGCTTTCGTAGCTAATAATATCCTTCAAGGATCAGAAATGAATGAGTTACAATCCATCATTAGTTATTATATGCAATCATTAGGTAATTCCATCATGAGCGATGGTGATAAACAAGCAGGAATGGCCTATGTTCAAGATGGAACAAATATAACAATACAATCCGGGGAAGTTTATCTTGGAGGTAAAGTAAGACATTTCTTAGAGCAGACAGTTAAAATTACCGGTGTTGGTATTGAAAATATTGGAATAAAATTAAATACGGAGATTATTACTCCCCAAGAAGACTCTTCTTTGTTAAACCCAGCCATTGGCACTCCTGGGTATCAATCACAAGGAGCTAATAGAATAAGAGAAACTGTTGAATTGGTAGCTAATGATTCTAGTGCCGTATCTATTTATACTTTCAAAGATGGTAAAATATATTATGTTCCAGAATCTACCCAACTAGCTAAAGTAAGCAACATGATGGCTAAACAAACATCTGAAATAGATGGAAACTTTAGAATTGGGTCATCTGGATTCCAAATGTCTACGGTAGAAGACCCTAATGATAACAAAAAAGCCATTCTAAATATATCATCAGGGGTAGCCTATATCTTAGGTAAAAGAGTAAATAAAGCAGTTGCTACTCAACTGTCTGTTGACCGGGCTATTAATACTAGTACAATCACTAATGAACAAAATACATTTGCGACTGGAACGTTAAAATATCCTCTGGGGAATTTCCCAGTTCAAAGTATATCATCAGTTACGGCAAATGTTCAGAAAACAATTGTTGTATCAAGAGGAACTTCTGATGTTGATTCTTTAGCAGATAAAAATGTTATTTCTATTTCTAAAGTATACACAGAGGGTAGTAGTAGTGTTACCTATACAGAAAATACTGATTACAAGTTAATAAACCATCAAACAATTCAATGGATTTCTACAGGAAGCTCACCTGCTAGTGGTACTAGTTATAAAGTCACATATGTATATAATAAGAGTCTTGACTCAACTAATGATTATGCGGTAACTACCGATGATAATTCACTAATAACATCTATTGATTTCACTGGAAAAGGAATTGTGGGATCAGGAGATGCTACTGGTGGTGTTCTATTCAACGGTAGTATTATTTCTACAACTTATGACTATTATCTTGCTCGAATAGATATTCTAACATTAAATGATAAAGGCGACTTTATTATCCACGTTGGGCAACCAAATGATGCGGATTCTGTAGTTCCTCCATTAATTAATGACGGTAATGTCCTAGAAATAGGAAGTATTGCATGGCTACCAAATTCATATAAATCTACTTGTAAGACATATGCTACTTCTAACTTAACTTTTAGAGATCTAACAATGCTACGGGATAGAGTTGATATTATAGAATTTAATGAAGCGCTTAATTCCCTAGATGATGTTGCTACCGCTAATTATGATCCTACTCAATTAAGAGGGGTGTTCTCTGATGGGTTCATTTCATTAGATAAAGCAGATTATACAAATGATGACTATTCCGTTATGATGAATTTTGAAGACGGAACTATTACCCTTCAATATTCTAGTAAAACAGAATTAGTTCCCGATATATTATCTGGGGAAAGCAATATTATCCTATCTGATAGTGGTAAGTTTGCGACTGCGGCATATACAGAAGTCCCAGCTATATCCCAGCCAACAGCTACCAGCGCCATATTAATTAACGAATACTCATACTTCGGTAAAGAAGGGGTATTAACATTAAAGCCTTCATCAGATAATTGGGTAACTAATGCAAGCTAAGGAGGATATTAATGGCTTTTGATTTTTATAATGATATGATGGCTAAACAGGCCGATATCACAATTAATACAGATAGATGGTGGAAACATGGTGGCACTGATAACTATGTTTTAAACAATACTACTTGGGATGCTTCTAGCTCTAAATACATTGGAAATATGGGCAGGCAAAAAGGTAAGCATCAATTAAATGGTACGTATACGACATCGACAACAGTATCTGTGGCACACAACTATAGTTATACTACTATGGATCAGTTTATGCGAGTTAGAGATGTTGAATTTACTGCAACAGGATTAACTCCCTTAGCTACAGGATTTTATTTAACATTTAACGGGGTTAGAGTAACTATTACTCCATCTTCTGGATATAGCACAGACACTTCTGGTAAAGGAACCGTTACTACTGATTCTAATGGTGCTTTTTCTGGGAAATTCTCTGTTCCATCTAATGTTCCTGTAGGCACCGTAGAAACTATTTTTACAAATGATAAAGATAGCTGTGTTACAACTTATACAGCATCAGGTATGACACAACATACTGGGGTTTATTATACTGATGAAACATATTTCAACACACAATATGTTACTGCATACGTATCAGACCCAGTAGCAGAGACATTTCAATTACCACAGGACAGTTACGTAACTAGTTTTGATATCCCATTTGGATCAGTAGACTTAACAGAACCAGTAAAGTTTCAACTTAGAGAAGTAAGCAATACTGGATATCCAACAAGTACAGTTTATGCTAATGTCACAGTTCCTTCGGAAAATATTAAAACATCACAAGATGGATCAGTACTGACGAATATAAAGTTGCCAACACCTTTCTTAGCTAATGCAAATGTTCAATATGCCTTTGTTCTAGCTTCTCAGTCTGATAATTATACAGTATTTAGAGCTAAATTGGGTGAACTTTCTTTAGCAGATAAGAAAACTAAATGTAATTCTCAACCATATGGTGATGGAGTAATGTTTACCTCTTCTAATTCTACCACATGGACCGCCGACCATACCGCCGATTTGAAGTTTAATATTAACATTGCCAAGTTTAACCCAACAGCAGAAATTGTTTTTGATGTGCTGAAAAATATTAAAATGGATACATTCGTAGCCTTTTCAAATTTCTTAACACCAAACAACACTAACTGTACTTGGTACTATAGAATGATTGGTCAGGATGATTCTGGGGATGCAGATATTACTAAAAAGAATTGGCTACCATTAGCGCCTTTTGAAACAACTGAAGCAGATACTATTATTACTCAGTTCCAATTAAAGGCGGATTTCACGGCAACTGATTTCAGTTCTCCTGTAATTAATATGGATAGTCTAAGTTTAGGACAATTCATTACTGCACTTAAAGGTAACTATATTGGAAGGACAATAGATGCTACCCAAGCACCCTTTAATACTATTCACACAGTATTTAGTGCACAACTTCCTAATAATGCTGTAGTTACACCTTATTATAGTCTAGATGGTGGTAACACGTGGAAGCAATATACACAGGCTCCAACAACAACCACTCAGACTAATGGGTATGTTCAGTATGCTTATACAGAGAAGTTAAGTAATGATGCTACTAGCTTTAAGATTAAATTAACTTTATCTACACAAAGTAGTTTCTTAAAACCTTACGTAACAAACTTAATGAATACCTTTAACAAGGAGTAATAAGATGACTATACAAAAACCAATTACTAATTCTAAGGGTAGACAAATAGCTAAATTATTTGTTCCAACTAGAGGTGAATTAACCTATATAAAGAATCAGGAAAAATTAGCTAAAGAGCTTAAAGAACTTGAAATATTAAAAAGAGATCTTAAAAAAAGTAAGTAGTGACTAGCCGGTTAGAGATAATCGGCTTTTCATGTACAATCTATTTGCAATCTGTGGAATAGTTCTGAGAATACAAATTCACTAACAATATCATAGTCGTTCTTTAATACGTTTTCTTCCACACTTAAAGAGAACCATAGTCCGTGGTCTTTTGCATTCTTTAAGAACATTAATAATTCAGAAGCCTTTGCCCGATTAATATCAATAAAAGAGTCAGTACCCATAATTTTTTCAGTTCTACGAAGAGTTCTCGTACTAATCTTTAATAGCCAAGCAATATGCTTTTTAGTACTATTAGATAATTCTGAAAATAATCCTTTTAGCAAGCTTACTTGCTTTTCTTTCTCAACTTTACGAGTTTCTTTTAGTTGATCCATTGACATATGGCCTTTTTCATACCAACGATTCTTTTCCATTTCTCGCTTACGTTCTAACTTGATAGCATCTGAAGCAAAAGTTACTAGCTGTAATTGCTCTTCTTCTGTTATATCAAAATCTCGGATAATTGTCTTTACTTTTTCAGGCTTAACAATACCATCATCTTGATTATATAGAATCACATTTCTGTTTTCTTTATAATACTTTAAAAATAATCCAGCTTCTCTCCAGCAACTCTTTAGAGTATTCTTAATTTCTGAAGTAGATAGACCCGGGACATACTTATCCTGAATCGTATTCATTTGATCTTCAAAGTCCCCTTGAGAAATATTCTTAGAAAGAAGATAATGAAATCCATACCAAAATAACCATTCATTTCGGTAACCAATCATTTTTCTAGTTCCCCGAATACTAGCGAGCTTTTCAAAGTCTTCTAATCTAGTCTTATTAGTCTTTACTCGATTACCAATAAGCTTAGTTTCTCTATCTTCTTCTGAAAAGTTATCTACAATGTAATCAGATAGTTGACTAAAATCATATTCATTATTATTCCAAATCTCAAATTTAATCTTAGAATTATTACGAGAGTTTACACTACCGGGAACACGGAATAGACGAGTTACATCAGTACACTTAGGATCTGCTCCCAAGTCGCTTAACTTATTAACGAAATTTGCTGTAATATTTTTAGTTGCCCAAGCCATACTAGCAGGTAACCCATTTTTAATCGTCCAAATCAATTGAACACCATGACCAAACGTTACCATATTTGGCCCAGGAATATCTCCATTACCAATATGCTTAATAACTTCTTCAAACACTTCTGAAATAGCATTTTCATTAGTCATAGATGAATATTTATCCATCTTATAGAAATCTAGATCAATACCAATATTTCTAATCTGAGCTAACTCACTAGACCGTCTTACTCCATTTTTAAATGAATTCAAACTAATGTAAGTATCTGTATTATTATTTGATTTTTTAATTAGGTTATTGACTGTTTTTAATCGATAGTTATAATCGAATACTACTCCATTATAACCAAGCTTAGTTAATACTACGTTCCCATAATCCTTCTTATTATTGAACCATAAGTCTTCCCAAGAGTTTAACAACTATCTCACCTGCCTATTACTATTTTTATTTATATTTAGTATAGCACACTTATTTATATTCTACAAGCTATCTATATATTCTATAATACCTATTTTAATATTAATTAATAGCCTTATATATCTAATATAATTTCTCTAAAAGTCGGAGGGGCTTAGCAATAATAGTGTTTGTCGCAAGACATGTGTCCGCTTTTAAGAGAAACCTTGATAGGCCGGTGTTTTGACCACTATGAAATATCTTAGAAGATTCTATAATAAATTATGGGATGTTAGTCTATTAATTGACAATTGACTATTAATGTGATAGAATATAGTAAAAGTATAGAAGGTGAAGAACATTAGATTAGAAGTTTATCCAATGACAACGAAGTTAGTTGGTAGAAAAGAAGATTTAACTAAATATGCTGATCTAATTAGCGAAGATATAGATATTCCTGTTGATAACTATCAATTTAGTTTTTCTTATCAAAACTTTGGGGAAATACCTGTCAATCATTTTTATGATAAGAAAACTAATACTTTTCCTACTGGTTTACTAGAGAGTGTAAAAGGGTTATTAAAAGCTAATAACTTAGAATATGAGGTAGTTGATAAGCGTCCTAAAGGATTATTTACTAGTGATGATTTATTAACGTCTCCTATAACTCTGGGAGGTCGGACAACAGAAGGAAAGTATGCCTATCAAATGGATGCTATTAATTCTATTATTAAATCTAATGGGAAAGGTATACTAAACCTAAGTGTTGGTAGCGGCAAGTGCCTGCCGGTTGATACGTATTTATTAACAGATACAGGATATAAAACCATTAGGGATATTTTAAATAATGAAGGACTAGAAGAAAGTAGCAATGAATCTATTCATACTGCCAAGAATACTATTTTAGTTAATCGCTATGGGGAAAATGAAAAAGTAGATAAGATTACAATTAATGGTATTAAGCCAATTAATAAGGTTATTCTTAATTCTGGTATTTATGAAGAAATGACACCCAATCATCCCCTATTAGAATTTCGTCCTAGCGCTGATGGATTTGTTTGGGTTAAGTCTAGTGATATAAAAGTTGGAGATATTATAGTTACTAGGGATCATTGTAGAAATTTTGGGACTTTTAAAGAAGATAATAAAGAAACTATTTTAAAAAGCGATAAGATAAAGGAAAAATATAATCTTTCAACCGCCTATGATTTAGTTTTTGATGAAGTATCTTCAATTGAATTTGTTGGATATCAAAGAACCTATGATGTAAGTATGCCAAAGACTCATAGCTTTATTGCTAATGGCATTGTAAATCATAATACTCTTTTATTCTCTGCATTAGCTAAGATTGCTTTACCTCATCTAAATGATGGAGAACATATTCTGTTTTTTACTAGTTCTAAGGAAATATTTAAGCAAACGTTGAAAGAGCTAGAAGATATGACCGGTCAAGAAATTGGTTATTATGCTTCTAAAAAGTATAAAGATCGTCCTATTATGGTAGTCATGTTGCAATCTGCTTATGCGTTATATAAAATTGATCCATATAAAGGATTAAAGTTAACTCCTAAAGATAGGGAGTTAAGAAAGATAAAGGATGTTATTCTACCGAAGATATCTAATGGAAATAGTATAAATGCTTTGAAAGCTTATTTAAGATTTATGAAGCTTGATACAAAAGTTGCTAAGAATTTCAAAGAAATGCTAGAAAATGAAATAGATACTTCCGGTAGTGATAAGGAGTTAGTAGATAAGCTGACAGCCTATGCTAATGAATTTGATGAGAGAATAGAAGATAAAGCAAAAGACTCTAAAGAAAAAAAGGATTTTATTGTAAATCTACTAAATAGTGCCGTTTTTATCTGTAATGATGAATGTCAGCATTTGACAGCAGAATCCTATTATAAAGTAATATTAGCTTGTAAAAATGCTTTAGTATGCGTAGGACTATCTGGAAGCTTAGACCCCAAAAACAAGCTATTGCAACAAAGGGTTAAAGCAATTTTTGAAAAGATTACTTACCGAGTAAAGTTAGTAGATAATGTTAAGAGAGGCGTAAGTGTTAAGCCAATAATTCATATGTTATCTGTTAATTCGCCAAAGAATATTGCTAGTTTAAGAGAATGGCCGGAAGTTTATGCTACGGGAATAGTTCATAATGAATATAGGAATAATCTAATTGCTAAACTCGTAGCCGAAAAAGCCTATCCTTCTGGTAGAGTTACTTTAATAATTGTTAATCAAATAGATCATGGTAAGGATCTTCTAAAAAGATTAACTGATCTAGGAGTACCTGCGGTGTTTATTTATGGTCAATCAGAAGATGAATATAGAAGAAAGTCTATTCAAGCTATGAGAGATAATAAAGTAAAAGTTGCAATTGCCACATCTATTCTAGATGAAGGTGTTGACGTAAAAACTATTAAAGTTTTGATATTAGCGGCGGCAGGTAAATCTTATCGAACAACTATTCAAAGGATTGGGCGTAGTGTTCGTTTAGGTGAATTTAATGATGCACATATCTTTGACTTCTTTGATAATCAAAACTATATGTTATCACGTCAATCGTTAGAGAGAATGAACATATATAAGGAGCAACAATTAGAAATTAAAGAAAACAAGTAATTATAGCGGGTAGCCCTTGATAAGCTACCCGTTTTGTATTATACTAATAAAAGGAAGGGGACAAACATATGGGTTTAGATAGTTTTTTAGAGGATATGCCAAAATCGGGCTTCAGCCCCTTCTTACGGCCTATTAAAGATAATAGGTATAATGACATTAAAAAGGATGTAGAGGCCCTCTATCGTCCTGTATTAGACGTTAAACGGTATCCTAGGGAGTTACCCCTGATTTACATGTTTGATAATGTAATTAACTTGAGAAAACGTAATAACGGAATCTGGTATAACAAAAAAGTTTTATATCAGAGCTGGGATAACTTTAGTAAATTGAATATTTTATTAGAAAATTACAATATTAAACCAAGTAATTTTTTATCTAATTTATTTTGGATGGCAGAGAATAAACAATATCCTGCAACCTATAATAGAAAATTAGGGTATTACGTACCTGATATTACTATGTGGGAAAAGGTTTTAGAAAATATGTCAAGATATAAGAAAAGCGTATTTTTTAACTCTCTTAATAAGTTCACTATAATCAGCGGATGGGAAGATGTTTATTTTGAGGAATCTTTTAACATAAATACCTATGATGAAAATATATCTTTATTTGTTAATAGGATGACATCTTTAAATGATTATAAAATGTTTGATAGAATTCCAGATAGATCCTTAAATGAAGATGAGAAAAAATATATTTTATTATACTTGTGGAATTATAGTGATTCTATGAAAATAACTAGCAATTATTTTAGGGATTTATCGGGTATTTATGGTACTGGAAAGCAAGAAACCTTATTAGGATACATCTTAGGATATCATATTAACTTAGAAAATATAAATTTAAACAGTATAGAGGATGATATTAATGGAAGAGACAGTTAAGCAAGTTATCTATCGAAGTTTTATGGATAATACTTATGCAAAAAGAATTAGCTCATTGCCTTTAACAGAAGATTATTTCTCTAAAGAAGTTATTCCTATTGTTAAGGTTATTAATTCACATTATCGAAAAGAAGATACACCTATTTCTGGTGAAGCAATTAATCTTGATCTAGAAAAGTCATTATCAGATAATAAAAATTATAGTGAAGAAGATATTAAAGAAATTATGAGTAAAGTTTCTGATATATCTTTGCTATCAACCTATAAAAATTATAATAATGACCAGCCAATTAAAGAGAATACAGATTCTTGGTTAAGAAAAAAGCTTGCCATGAATACTTTAACAAGAACATTATCTAATCGGTCATTAGATGATAAAGATACTATTGATTATCTTGTTAATGACTTAATGGATATTTCTTCTATTGGTGAGGACTCTGAGATTATTCATGCACAAGATCTAGTAGGTGAAGAGAATGTACAGCCTATTCATGATACTATTGAAGACAGTGTTAAAGGTTCTATTTCTCTTGGTATACCAGAGTTAGATGCGGTAATGTCTGGGGGGTTAAAGCGTAAGGAACTTGGAATGGTTGTTGCTAAAAGTGGTGGTGGTAAAACAACCTTCTTACTCAACTTATCCTGTAATCTAATAGCTGATAAGAGGAATGTTGTTTACTTAGAATTAGAAGAAAACGATGGGACTATGTTTGCTAAAGGATTATCTATGTTAAATAGAAAAAATGTTAAAGATCTTTTTACTGACAATGGGGAGGGATTAAATGAATTTGCTTTTAATGACCTTATGAAAAATATAAAAAAAGGTAGTGATCTTGGAAGATTAGGCCAATTTACATTATGGACGGCAGAATCTTACACAGTAACTTTATCTGCTATTGAAAAGAAGTTGCAGAAGTATTATCAGGACAAAGGATTTTACCCAGATATGCTAATAATTGACTATCCGGAGCTATTAAAAAATGATTATATTAATAGTGGTGTCCGAGAAGAACATGCGACAGAAATGCTTACTCATTCTATTCGTGATTTAGCAAAAAAATATAATATGATTTCTTTCATTGCTAGTCAAGCGAACAGATTCGCTTATAGTCAAGTTACTATAAAAGAAGATGGAATAGAAGGAGCTAAGGCAAAGATTAACCCAACAGAATTATCTATTAGTGTTAATCATAATGCAGAAGAAAGAGCCGCCGGATTCACTAGATTGTATATTATGAAGGCACGTAATCGAGACGAAAATTTCCCTGATGATGGTATAATTAGATTAAAGACGGATAAATCGAGTGGTAGATTAAATTCAGAAAGTGCTGAAGAAAAGAAAGAACATCAGAAAATAATTGATGAGATGGGAACTGCCTTTGACACAAACTCAGCTAAGACTAATAACAAAATGAGTTATGAACTAACTGAGCAGCAATTAGATAAGAAGAGGAATAAATTGTGAGAAAATATATAACATCCCCAAATAGTAATCAATTCTCTTATGATGGCGCTGTGAAGCCTAGGCTAGATACTGCGAATACTCTAGTTAGCTTAGGGTATGAAAAGATAAATTTTAATATGTATGGTAGAATAGAAACAGGATCAAATGAATATAAAGAAATAACGAAACAGTTGGATTCCTTAAAAACTGGGGATTTAGTTATTCAGCAAGTTCCTAGCTATTGTAGCAATGAATTTGATAAGTATCTTAGTAGATATATTATAGAAAAGGGTGCCTATTCAGTTGCTTTAGTACATGATGTAGATACTCTTAGAGGATTCTATCCTAACTTTGATTCAGAAAGGATAGTATTTAATTCTTATGACTTGTTAGTAGTTGCTAGTGATAAGCTAAAGAAATATTTAATAGATTCTGGGATAACTACTAAAATAATTATTCGAGGTCCTTGGGACTACCTGCAAAATTTACCATATAGAAACCATAAGATAATTAATAATATCTATTATGCGGGTAACTTATCTAAGAGAAAAGCAGGATTCTTAGAAACTTTTAATAAAAATACTGGTCTAGTTGTAACAGTTTGTGGTAATATAAATAATAGTAAGGATTATATTGATACAAGTTTGGTAGATTATTTAGGCCCGGTTAATCCTAATAGTATCTCGTTCTCTGCTGGATGGGGATTAATTTGGGATAATGAAAATGATGATTCCGATAATTACTACCATACCTATCAGGAGTACAATTGGCCGGCTAAGCTTTCTGTCTATTTAAGAAGTGGAATCCCTGTTATTGTGTCAAAAAAGGCGCAGACTTACTCATATATTAAAGATAATCATTTAGGAATTGGGATAGATGATATTAAAGATATTCCTATTTGTTTAAATAAGTTATCTGAAAATGATAAGATGCTTATTATGAGTAGTTGTTTTCAAGAGGCTAATAAAATAGGGAATGGTTATTATGCAAAACAAATGTCAAACAATATATTAAAAGAACTAGATATTGAAGGGAACTGATTATGATTATTACATTAGCAGGAATGATTGGTAGCGGTAAATCTACCTTAACAACTATTTTGTCAGATTATTTGGGGACACCCGCTTATTATGAGTCAGTTACAGATAATCCTATTTTAAAGCTATTTTATAAAGATCCTAAGAGATACGCTTTTTTATTACAAGTATATTTTCTTAATACAAGATTTAGTTCTATGAAGCAAGCGTTAAAGACTAATAATAGTATTATGGATAGAAGCATTTATGAAGATTCTCTATTTTTCCATACTAATGCAAGTTTAGGTAGAGTTGGTGTTGGAGATGATTCTAAGAATCAAGTTTCTGTTTATGATAACTTGTTAGACAATATGCTAGAAGAAATCAAGGGAATGCCAAAGAAGTCCCCAGATTTAATGATAGGTATTAAGGTATCCTATGAAACAATGATTAAACGTATTAATTTACGTGGAAGATCATTTGAACAGCCTAAGAATGACCCCGGTTTAGTTAGCTATTATAATCGACTGTTGGATGAATATGAAAAGTTCTTTAATGGTGGATATAATGCATCCCCTATTTTGATTATTGATGGAGATAAGTATGATTTTGTAGATAATGAAGAAGATCGAGAAGAAGTTCTTAATCAAATTTCAGATAAAATGAAGTCTATGGGATTACTTGATAGCTCATTCATTGGTAAGGAATATTCTAGAAATCAAGTAGATAGTATGTTGAATAATGTTAAAGAAATAATTGTCTAAGTAGGTGATAGCTATTAGTAACGAAATTATGCTTTTTACAGACTTTCATGCATACTCTGGATTTACAGAATTCTCTGACTCCGATAAAGAATATAAGAATTCTAGATTTAGAAATCAATGTGAAGTATTAGATGGAATCCTTAATACTGCTGAAAAAGAAAATATTCCTGTTATTTTTGGAGGAGATTTATTTCATGTTCGTCAAAAGGTAGATATATTTGATTTTAATAATATTTTTAGGATATTTGCTAATCATCCTAAAGTTGAAGTTTATTTACTAAGAGGAAATCATGATTCCATTAATAATCTTATGGGTTCTCCATCTTCTATAGACTCTTTTAATTTCTTACCTAATGTAAAAGTTATCACTAATCCAGAAAAGATTAATATTAATCATGTAAATGTGTTCTTCATGCCTTATGGAGAAGATAAAGATTTTATTAGGAATAAGTTAAAAGAATTTTCTGATACTGCTAATAGGCAAGGTAATCAGTCATTATTAGTAGGTCACTTAGGAATTAACGGTGCAGAATTAATGGGAACTAAAGCCGAAGGCGAGTTTAACGCAGGAGACTTTTATCCAGATATATTTGACTTTATCTATATGGGACATTATCATAAGAGACAAAGGATTAATGGATTAGATACATTTATCTATGGTGGAAGCACTATTCAAAATACCTTTAGTGATGCGGGTCAAGATAAAGGATACGATATTTTATCCTTTGATGGTAATACAGTATATGATAAATTTATTACAAGTTCTTCTCCAAAGTTTTTTACCTTTAGTAATTATGATGATACAGTAAAGGAAGTAATTGATAGAGGAAACTTTGTTAGAATTAATGCCCCCGAAGAAGAGGTTAAAAAAATAGCGCTATCGGAAGATGATGAAAGTAAAGTAAGAATTTCTCCAATAAAAAATTTTGATGTAAATTCTAGATTAGATATTTCCCCGGACGATTCAGTTACTGAGGTAGTTGCTAAGTTTCTTAAAGATAAAGGAATAGACGCGTTAGAAGAAGCGAAAGAGGTTTTGCCATAATGAACATTGATAATACAGTAACATATGATTTTGATAATTCAATTGTAGCCATGAATAAGATTTTAGCTAATCTGCATGTTTTGTGGATTAAAACGCATCAAGCACATTGGTATTTAATTAGTGGATCTGAGGGAATGACCGATTTTCTTATCTTGCATGATTGGTTAGATAAGCCATTAGATTTCTTACTAGATATGATTGATGATGTAGCAGAAAGAATTGTAATGATTAATGGAAGACCAGTTTCTACTACATCAGATATTTCGTTATTATCCAGTATTAGTGAAGAGAAAATTGATCTATTAGAATATAGCTCGGATTCCCTTTTAAACAGAACTGTTAATGACTTTAGATTATTACGAAACGAAATAGCTAATTCCATTAAAGTTCTCGATGACGATGGGGATGTATCCGATAGCAATAAGCTACAAGATGATTTAAGCCAAATCAATAAGTATATTTGGTTTATGCAAGCTACCCTAGGAAGAACAACCTTAGATAGTAACCTACAATAACAATAATTACAAATAAATAATACCATAAATAGCCGACTAACTATCGGCTATTTTCCTTGCATAAAATAAAAATTAATGCTATAATTAATAGCATAGAGGGGGCGTTTGCTTGATTAAGTATAAAAATGTGGAAGCCAATAATTTTCTAAGCTATAATCATTTTAAGCTAGATCTAGATAATCAAGGATTAGTATTAATAGAAGGACTAAATAATTCTGATAATTCTTTTAAAAGCAATGGTAGTGGAAAAACCTCTGCATTATCAGCAATAACTTATGCCTTATATGGAATAACCTTGAACAACACTAAAGGTAATGATGTTATTAATCGACAAGAAGGGAAAAATTGCTGGGTAAAGTTGACCTTTGAATCTGGCAAGGATACATTCATTATTGAAAGATATAGAAAAGATAAGGAAAATAAAAATAAAGTAAAGATATTTGCTAATGGTGAAGAGATAACCGAGTCTAGTAATGCTAAAACTGATGTAACTATTAACAAATTGATTGGTGTAGACTTTGATACTTATGTAAACGCTATTGTTTACAGTAATAATTTTTCTGATAAATCTTTTATGCAAGCGACCGATAAAGGTAAAAAGGAAATTTTGGAATCGTTAGCTAACGCTACTATATATTCAACAGCTAAGGAAAACTCTATTGATAAGCGAAAAGAACTAGAAGATCTTATTAAAGATAATGAAAACAGATTGTATAAGATTAATACAGATATTGATAAAGAAAACGACTTGTTTAATTACAAAGTTTCTGAATACAATAAAAGTATTAATAGCAAGGATTCTCTAAAGTCTTCTTTAAAAGATAAAGAAAAAGAGTATGATAGTTTTCATGAGAATAGTCAAGACGAGTTAAAAAGTCTTTCTGATAAAAAATCTAAGATATTAAAGTCTTTTAATCAATATAAGCTAGCTATTAGTGAAAAGAATAGTATTAAGAATAGTATAAATTCTGAAAAAATGACTATCAATAATTTAAAATCACAATATTCTCAATATCTTGAATTGTATAATGAAGAAATAAAAAAGTATAAAAATCTTAATAGTTCCCCCTATTGTTATGTTTGTGGGGCTAAGCTAGATGAAGTTCATCTTAAAAATGAACAAGATATTATTGCTAAAAAAGGTAAAGAGTATCATTCTAAGCTAGATAATATTAAGAATGCGGCCTATACTTCTAATAGCAAATTAAAGGATCTAGAAGAAAAGTATAATAATTATATAATTGATGATAAAGATTATAGCAGTGAATTGAATAGTATAGATAGTAAGGTTAATAAAATAAACTTGACTGAGTCAAACATTTCATCTAGCATAAATGCTTTAAAGGCTTCTATTAGCAATCTTATGCTAGTTAAACCAGAGAAAGATGTTGCTAAGCTATCTGATTTAGAAAAGGAAAAGAATAACCTAACTAATAAGAATAAGGATTTAAATATTCGTAGAGACAAGTTTGACATATTAGCTAAGAGAGTGTTTAGTGATAATGGGATAAAGTCTTATCTAATGGATATGATTACTCCTTTTATTAATACACATGCTAATAACTATTTAACTAGGTTGACTAACGGAGATATATCCATAGAGCTACAAACGCAGACGGAAACAAAATCCGGGGATCTTAGAGATAAAATGGATGTTATTGTCACTAGTAAAACTGGAGCGGATAATTATGATAGTTGTTCTGCTGGAGAAAAGAAGCGCATAGAATTAGCTATGGCCTTCGCTATCCAAGATTTACTATTAAGCCAATCCAATTTAAGTGTTAACACGGCAATCTATGATGAATGTTTTGATGGACTTGATTCAATTGGTTGTGAGAATGTTATAGATATTTTAAAGGATAAGCAAAAGCAGTTAGGTAGTATTTATGTAATCAGTCACAATGAATACTTGAAACCATTATTTAACCATGTTATTACTGTTGAGAAGGACAAAAATGGAATAAGTAAAATAAAGGAAAATTAAAGATGAGAACAATATTTGATGAAAATTTAGGAAAACTATACGTACTTAATAAGTATAACTACAAAGAAAAACTATTAAAATTTAATAAGGACAGTTTGATTAGATGGTATCCGTTTAACAATAACTACTCCTATTATTATTCAGAGGTACATGATAGCGTTTATTTGAGTAAGGACAGTCGGCTAGGAAGCTTTGATAACTATGGAATATCTAGTGTAGGAAGGCATGATGATTCCGGAATTCTAATCCATAACTCTTTAGATTTACATTGCAATCAAGTTGAGAAAGATAATTACAATCTATGTGATAAAATAAATGAACTGGGATATGCTAGTTTTAATAATTCTAGTAATAGTCTAGAAGGCATAACGGATCAGATAAAAGATACTCTTGATGGAATTACTAAGCTATCAGTAGATATTACTAAGAGATATGAAGACCGACATCATGTAAATCCAGATATTATTAATAATTATTTTGGGATTAGCTTAGGTGAGACTACTAGTGAAGAAGATTATGATTATTTCCTATTAGGTTGCTCTTATACTATGCTTAAACTGAAAAAAGATATTTTAGAGAACAGGTGAAATTATGGACTACTTAGAAAACGCATTAACCGATAACTTAGGTGATCCTTTAAGAATAGAGGATGAATTAAGATATAATTGTCCTTTTTGCGATGATGGGCGTAATCGGCACAAGCTTTATGTTTCTACTGATAAGCGGGTATGGAACTGTTTTAATTGTGGCCGTCATGGGTATATTACTAGTCTATTAGCTAAGATATATGATGTGGATTACAAAGAAGCCAATAATATCGCTAACAGCTTGGGAATAAGTTCATTGTCTATTAGTCCAAATTCTGAAATATCTGATGAAGAGAAACTATTAGTATATGTTAAAAATACTACGGTTAATGAGAATAAGAAAGATGATGATAATTTGGAGCTTAAACCAGCTCCTTTTATTCATGGCTATAAGTCTTTGAAAGACAACTATATGTTACCCGAAGCTAAGCCCTTTCTAAAATATATTAATAAACGGGGATTTACATCAGATGATATTGTTAAACATGGAATAGGATACGTTACTGATGGATATTTTAGAAAGCCAGATAGTGACATTATTAGTGTAAACAATAGTCTGGTTTTTCTTACCTATGGACTAGATGGAAAATATATTTATTGGAATACAAGATCAATTGAGCCTAATCCTTATGTAAAATCTATTAATGCCCCGATATATGATGGCTGTTATTCTAAAAAGACAGCTATATTTAATTTTAATAGTGCAATAAAAGAAAAGAATATTGTTATTACGGAAGGTGTTCCTGATGCTATTACGTTAGGAAACTCAGGAGTTGGAACTTTTGGTAAACAAGTTACTTCAGAACAAATTAAGCTAATTATTGATAACGTTTTTAAAGATCAGAATATTTATGTTATGCTAGATATGGATGCTAAGCCTTATATTGAAAGACTAGGAAGAAAGCTATCAAATTATCATAAGAATACTTATATGGTTATTAATCCAACTGGTAAGGATGCTAACAGCCTTGGTAGAGATAAGGCTTGGGAAATAATTAATGCTAATTCCGTAAAAGTTGATGACTATGGTATTATTAAGCTAAAGCTATCGTAAGAAGGGGTAAAAAATGAAATTAAATAAGTATATTGAATTAATGCAAGAAGCTTCAAACAAGTTAGATTCAGAAAAGATGGAAGAATTAGATAAGTCCCACGGAGACGAGGTAGTTACTTACCGAGAAGCTGAACAGTCTATCGCAGAAACGGTTGATGCCTTGCTTAGATACTCAGCTAATATTAAGTCTATTGAAGTAGGACAGTTCGAGATTCTTGTAGGATTGTTAGAAAAGCATAAGTTAGTAACACAAGAAGAAATTAATAATATTCGTAAGGCACATCATGATATGATTAAGGCGGCTAACGAAGAATTGTTAAGTACGGAAAAGGGGGGCAAGTAATATTGGCAAATAAAAAGGTATCTGATGAAGATTTAGATTTAATTGTTAAGGTTATGAGTAATCCTGAAGTTTTACAAGATAAGGATACTTTTAATAAGTTTTATGAAGCAAGTACTAAGAGCATTCGGGTAGCAGACTTAGCTTATATTGTTCCTAATGTTATTGATCGAAGACTATTATCTATTATGAATGAGCAAGCTATTGTAGAAGAAATCCTTCATAAAAAGTTTAAAGTTACCAAGGAAGAATTTAAGAAGTACACGCAGGATTATCAAGAACGTCTTAAAAAGGAAATGGAAAAGTCCAATAAGACACAAGAAGATACCCCTAAGGAAGATACTTCTAAGTCACGTGTTGCTTCCCCAGAAGAAAAACCAGTAGATTCCGAAGGAAAGTAGGGATAGATTTTGGCAGATATGCACAAAGTTGGGGCTAAGAATAAGCGATCTGGTAATTCATTAGAAGCGGCAACTGCTAAGCAATTTTCTAAGTGGTATGGCAAAGGATTCCATAGAAGCCCCGGATCTGGCGCACTTGGTTGGACCGAAATAAACGTTTCTGCTGATGTGCTTCCTCCTAATGACCTAGACTTCCCTTTTATTATCGAGTGTAAGTCTGATAAATCTAGTAACTGGAATATCGAAAACTTTATGAATAGTAATAAACATTTTCCAGTATGGTCAGCCCAAGCAGTTAGAGAAGGAATTAATACGGATAGTAAAGTTCCTTTATTAGTATTCAAAAGGAACTACGTGCATTCTTATATATCTTTCCCATATACTAGGAAGATCGTAAATAAACTAGAAGAAAAGAATATTCCCTATGCAGTATCCTTTATTACTTATACCTCGGAAATTGATAAGAAAACAGTAAAATACAAGTGTGTTGCTATTATGCTGGACTACTTATTAGATATGTTCTCTACTAAAGAGTTCGAAGATTGCTTTGATAACACATGGATTAGCTCTCTTGATAAAGAGGATAATTTAGTAGAAGATAGCTCCCCAGGGGATAAAATAAACGAAATTGAATTTTAGGTGAAACGATGGATAAAAATAAATTTATTTCTGATTTAGAAAATAACACCTATGAATTGGTTGAAAGCATTGCTAATTATGATAAAGCAAAGCGTATTAACAATCTTTATTCTTTTAATGTTGTACAAGATTACGTACAAAAATTCAAAAATGATAATGACTCAAAATATATACCAGAAGTATTAGGATTCAGGTTTACTCCTAATGAAAAAGATGATGATTTTCAAGTATTTAGAAAGTTAACTTATGCCTATAGCGATTTAACTATTAGTTGGCTATTCTTATATCTATATGATGAAGAATGGGATAGAGATGTGCCAATTACTTTATTAGATACCTTTGACTTTCTATATGCAAGGATAAAAGAATTCTTAAATATTGAAAATTATAAAACAAATAATCAGTTAGAAATAGGAAGTTCCTACCTTAGCTTTTACCTTTATTTAAAATATAATTATATTTTGGAAGATGAGGATTTATATAAGTTTTCTGTAGTATCTAATGAGTTACTTAGTCATTATGGATGGGGTAGACCATTGCCGGAAGGGAACTAAGGGAATTAAATGAACGAAAAGGATAAACCATTTGCTATAATTTACCACACAAAGAATTGCCAAAAGTGTAGGCAAACTGCTAGAATGTTAAATATCAAAACCGAGCTTAGATTAATTGATAGGGCTAATGGAGATAATAGTGATATTATTGATTACATGGATATCCACGGAATGTCATCAGCCCCCTTAGTTAGAGTATATGAAGATAGTCAATTGGTCGATGAATGGAATGACTTTAACATTGATAAGATAAAATCAACTAATAAAAAATACGACTATGAAATGTTTAAGTAAATAAAACAATAATAAGTTCTCTGATATAATTAAACTATAAATTATATTAGGGGATTTTTTAAATGAAAAGAAAAAAGAGACTATTAATTGGAAATTCAGACCGTTTTTATAACTTTTCGTTAATAAGTGAAAGCTTGTTTAACGATGTAGACAAGATTACTTTTAGGAATGTTAATAAATATCGAAAAGAAATGAGTAATATTGATAATAAGAATAAAAAGAATGATCCTTTAGGATTATATAAAAAAACGAGTAAAAATTATTGGCTATATTCTGATAGTGGTGCTAGTCTAGGAATGATTAAGGATCTATTACACTATGGTAATAGACTCACCTATATTACAGATAAAGAAATATCTAATTCGCTTATTAACCTTCTTGCTGTTGCTAAGCACCGAGAAGTTGTCTACTTATATAATTCTATTACCGAAGATATGGTAGCTAATATCATAGAAGCGCATAAAGCTTGCACAACTTCTGCCTATATTGAATTAGACCCATTAGATAACCCAGAAAAAATACTTTTTAATTTATATCGATTACGAACAAATTTAGACAATTTATATATTAGATTTAAAAAGTTATCTGATGAAGAATATGCTAACTTATCACAAAGTGACAAGACGAAGTTTTCTAAGATAAATAACTATTGGGAATACACTCCTGAGAATAAATTTAAGAGATTTAAAGCTATAAAAACATCACTTTCTATTTGGGGGATCAATATAAAAATTATTTTAGGTGCAGATATTTATGATATGGAAAAGTTGGCTATTAATGATAAAAAGAAGGTTAAGACCCCTAAGCGAGTAGATATGAAAAAAGAAGGATAAAATTTATGGACATTACGCATAGGGATATTGTTAATAGGATCGCTTTAACAACAGGTATTAAGAAAAAGGATATTGATAAAGTTCTCAGGGGAAACTCTGAAGCTATTAATTACTTTTTATCTTCAGGCCAATCTATTAAGGTTCTAAAGGATTTTAAGTTGCAACCTATTCACAGAAAAGAACGTAAACGAGTTTATGACGGAATCCATCAGAAGTATTATGACTCTCCGGCACACTATACACTATCAATCACTCCTTTATCAAATATAAAAAATGCTATAGAGCGTTTAAACGAAAATTAAGCCCTATGGCTTTTTTTATTCTAAATGAATTTCTATTGACAAATAAATAATATATGTTATACTCTAATTGTTATCGAAAACCAAGATAACTAATAAAAGTATATTAACTGGGCTGGAACGGCCCTTAGTAAAATAGCTATAATCTCTGTCTAATTCTATTAGACAAGCATGTAGTGTTACTAGAAGCCCATGGCTTTAACCCTGGTGTAGTTCACAACACAGATTTAGATGAAGACTAGGACGAATAATTTGTTCAGATTATGTGTGATAAATGTGGTAAATATAAAGAGGTATCTAGCTGGGATTGGAAGATAATCAATAAACGGCAAGAACTATTGGAGGCAGAATAGTGAAATTCATTGATTTATTTGCAGGTGTTGGAGGTATTCGACTTGGAATGGAACAAGCCGGGCATGAATGCGTAGGCTGGGTAGAGTGGGATAAGTTCGCACGCAAAAGTTATCAAGCTATTCACAAACCAGACGGAGAATTTACGGAAAAAGATATTAATGATGTTAAAGCGGAATTATTGCCCAAGGCTGACTGTTGGTGCTTTGGCTTCCCTTGTCAAGATATTTCGGTTGCAGGTAAACAAGGAGGATTTACAAATGGTAAAAGATCAAGTTTGTTCTTCAAAGTCACTGGGCTTATTAGGGAACTCAAAGAAGAAAATAAGCCCAGCTACTTGTTCATTGAAAACGTTAAAAACCTACTTAGTATCAACAAAGGGTGGGACTTCGCAAAGTTGCTCATTGAAATGGATGAAATCGGGTATGATGTCGAATGGGACGTTCTCGACTCAGCAGAAGTCGTCCCTCAGCACAGGGAACGTATCTTCATTGTCGGACATCTTAGAGGACGAAGTACCAGAAAAGTATTTCCTATCTTCAAAAGTAACGGAGAAGCTTCTGAAAGGTCAGACGCAACAAATACCCTTACCACCCGTTACGGGGAAGCACAGGGATCAGGATCGTACGTTGCTGAAAGCGAACCGTCGAAAGTAAGGCGGATTGGAAACAGTAGTAGTTCAAATCCATTTGGAAGAAATACACAAATTGGCTGGGTTTATGATCCTAGCGGTATTTCACCAACACTAAGCACTATGCAAGGTGGTGGTCAAGAGCAAAAAGTGTTGACAAAAGCAAAAACAGAATTTGGTCGAATGGGTCAACAAGCTATTGAGACGGTTAATAGTAATAATGTTACACCTGGTGACACCATTAACCCTTATTATATGAGGGTTGATAAGTCTAAAGTGTCACCAACGCTTACTACCCGGCCTGAAGGCATGAAGACCGCAATATTACCAGTAACTAAAGATCTACGCATCCGCAAGTTAACCCCACATGAGTGTTGGCGCCTACAAGGCTTCCCAGATTGGGCGTTTGATCGAGCAAAACAAGCTGGATTGAGCGACAGCCAGTTGTATAAGCAGGCTGGTAATAGTGTCACTGTTCCTGTTATTACGGCGATTGCTGATAGAATGGCGTTAAATTGATGAAAGCTGCTGAGTTGCCCGTGATTCCTAAAGCAAGGGCCGATACGATTGAAGAATATAAAGCCAATCATTACCGAGTGGAATTGGAATTATGATTCTCCCACACATTATACTCTAGCAATTACACCATTATCTAATATTAAAAATGCTATAGAGACTTTAAACGAAAATTAAGCCTTATGGCTTTTTTTATTTGGTAAAACATGCTATACTTTAAAACAAAAGGGGCTGATGAAAATAAAAGCACTGATTTTAAATGAGTTTGTTAGAGCAGACTATTTTGTTGGAGATAGCTTGGATTATTTTAATTCTAAGACAGGTAGTAAGTTCAAACAAGTTTTTAATAAGTATGGGCTAAAGGAGGGAGTAGACTACGATTGTAATTACTTTATTAGAGATATTCCCAAAGCCGCTAAAGTTTATAATAATCGAGTAGTTTCTTATAAATCGCCAACTAGCGCTCAACTAAAGAAAGCTAATGCTGAAATTAAAGAAAAAATAAAAGACTATGATATTATTTTAGTTACTGGAAAGTATGGATTAAGCTATTTTTATCCTGAGTATATTATTAATGGTAAACGAAAAGTATTACCAAAAATGACTAAGCTATTATCTCATGATAAAGTAGTTAATATTGATGGTAAAGATCATTTAATTCTCCCAATATTTTCACAAGAATTAGTAGATATGGATAATGAAAAAGCCTATCCACGGAACCTTGTTATTAGAAAATTAGCTTTATATCTAAAAGGCTACTGGAATATTAAAACTTCTAGAGTAGGTAATTATAAGATTGCTGATACAGTAGATAAAGTAAAAGCTGTTTTTAATGCCGCTAAAAAGCATGTAACTGCTTGGGATACAGAAGATAATGGATTTGATGCCCATAGAAAGAATAGTCGTATTTTATGTATGACATTATCCTTTAAACCGGGAACAGGTTATTATATTCCGTTAGCACATCGTCAATCCCCGTTCTCTAAAGATGAATTAGTAGAGGTAAAAAAGTGTATTAAAGGATTTCTAGAAGGACCTAACATTAAAGTAGCACATAACTCCCGTTTCGATATTGACTGGATGATATATCGAGGAATTGCGGGCCATGTTCATAATATTAGAGATACTAAGATTGGCTATTGGCTATTAGTAGATCAGCGAGTATCTGAAAGTCTTAGATTAACGGACTTAGCTTGGCAAGTAACTCCTATTGGTGGTTATGATGATCCTTTAGAAAGTTATAAGGACTGGATTACTAGTACGTTAGCTTCTCTATGCTCCCAGATGCTAAAGAAAAAGTATAGAAAAACTCATTCTAATTTAAAAGAATTTGAAAAAGGGACTGAAAAGTTAGATGAAGAGGATAAGAACTTTCTACTAGAAAACATTATTCCGGAAGAATTTAGTAAAGAGGATAATCCCTTGTTAAAGTTATTATCTAAAGCAAGTAGAGAACAGCATATTAAACTAAATCAGAAAATATTTAATGAAGATTATATGGATGATGAAGTTTTAAATGATGCAGTTAATTCAGCTATTTCTTTAGCTAATAAGTGGCGAGTAGATAATAAAATAAAGTCTCACTTTAATTATGATATTTTCCCACTAAAAGTTATGCTTAATTATTCTGTTGGTGATGCTGATGCCTGTTTGCAAATATACCGTTGGGAAGAAATGGAAGTCAATAAGTCTACAGATAAAATTAAATTTTTATTTGAAAAGTTCTATCCTGAATTTGTTTATACTTTAGCTAGAATGCAAAGTAATGGCGCACATATTAATTTGGATTACACCAAGGAACTTAAAAAAGCATATGCTGATGAGTCCGATAGGATATATAATGAGCTATTAAAGTTTTCAGATGTTAAACAGTTAATAGATATTAAACAGGAACTTTATTTAAAAGGATTAGCTGAGAAAGCAAAACCAGTTAAAGAAAGAGATAAGGATATCTATAAGTATTATAATAGATATAAGGATGAGGAAGATAGAAAGTTTAAGCCTAATGCAGATAAGAAGACCTTGTTATTAGAGGTTATGGGAGTATCTATTCCAGACGAGGACAAGTTTAAGACTAATAAGGGTGAAATAAGCGTTGGATCGGAAACGATATCTTATCTATTAGATACATTACCAAAGGATTCAGATTCTTATGAAATTGTTAATCTATTAGATAAGTATGCACAATCTTCCAAGATTCAGACTACTTATACTGACACTATGTTAGATATTGTATCTGATGTTGATGATAGTGTTCATGGAACATTTAATGAAACCGGAACATCTACTAGTCGATTAAGCAGTAGTCATCCTAATATGCAAAATATCCCTTCTCCCCATTCTAATAATATTCATGAATTTGGCAATAGGTATCCAATTAAGCGCCAGTATAATTCAAGGTTTAAGAATGGGATTATCTTTAACTGTGACTATTCAAACCTAGAATTAAGAATATTGGGATTAATCAGTGGTGATGCGGGAATGTATCATACTTTCGTTACTGGTAAGGATATTCATAAAGCCACTGCCGCGGATGCTTTTAAAACCCCATTAGATGAAGTTACTAAAAGCCAACGACAGGCCGCTAAGAAAGTTGGGTTCGGTATCGTATATGGAATTAGTAAATATGGTTTAGCAGTTCAATTAGGTGTTACTCCAGATGAAGCACAAGACTTTATTGACAAGTACCTAGATTCTAAGCCTGCGGTTGAAAAGTTAATATCCGATGTTCATAAGGCGGTTAAGCAGAATGGCTATGTTGAATTATTATCTGGATTCAGACGACAATTACCTGGTATTTTTTCTACAGATAAAGCAAGTGTTAGTTCAGCTTTAAGAGAATCTGTTAACACTTTGATTCAAGGGTCCGGATCATATCTAACAAACAGTAGCTTATTATATATTCAGAATTATTTAGAAAGCAATAATAAGAACTCTAAGTTAGCTATTACTGTTCATGATTCTATCATGGGAGATGTTCCTGCTGATGAAATATCTGAGGTATTGCCACAAGTTCTTAGAATTATGACTAATCTTCCTTATGACTGGTTAAAAATAGAGCATGACGGTAATATTGTTAAATACCCAATTAATGCAGAAATGACTATTGGATATAACTATAGTGATCAGGTTGATTTCGATTTAGAAGATTATAATACTTTTAAATCCCCTAATGGATATATTGATTATTATATGGAAATAAGTAATTTAGAAGCTAAACATGATAGTAAGGACTTATCTGATGATGATTATAGTAGACTTTTAGAAGAAATAAAGGAATCTAAGAATAAATATCAAGATATTCCTTTACAAGAATAAATATTTGTGGTAATATCTAAATATAGATAGAAGGTGACTACTCTGAAAGAAATTGTAGTTTCTAAGCTGGATTTTGATAGTTTTAGGTTAAGAGATGCCTATACTGGGGAGGTTGTTGATTATTCATTAAAAGATGAACTAAAAGTTAATGAGAATAACTACAAGCAAGAATATTTAGATCAACCAGCTAAATATGTTTATTGGCAAGCAGTTTACCAGAACTTAAAATCTTATCAGGAGTCTGTTGAACGAGAAGCAAGCATTGTTCATGCTAATGCCTACAATGAAGCTTATAATTTTCTTAAACAGAAAAAGGGAATTACTAGGCCAACAAAGGATTTAATAGATTCTGCTATTATGCAAGATAAGGACTATCAAAGTGAATTAGAAAAAGTTGAGGAAGCTCATAGAGCCGTAGGAATTATAGGATCTATTGTAAAAGCTTTCGAGCAACGTAAGGATATGCTAATACAGTTTGGTGCAGAGCAACGAGCTAATAGAAATAATTCAAATTAAGAAGGAGGTGTAAGTAGATATACTTTAAAAGGTATACTACAAACACATGGCAAATCAACTAGAAAAGATTCTAGCTAAGTATTCAGAACAAGAAAAGGAAAATAGTAATTCGGAAAGTCTTAACGTTTATGAAAAGCTAAATCATAAGGTTATTCGAGCTAATGCGGCGCCTACAATGACATTTCGTATTTTGCCTCCGGCAGATTTAGAAAATGGGCTATTCTACAAGGATTACCGTAAGATTATGCTAAATTCACCGCAAGGTTATCAAAGTAGCTTTAGTAATTTCGTAACAGCTTCCCCAGAAGACCCAAATAATCCCTTAGAAAAAGCTGTTTCTGAATGGAAGTCTCAAGGAATTAAATTTAATAAATATAATACGGGTTTTCGTCAATCTTACTATATTCAGATTGTTCCTGTTAAAGCTAATGGTAATGTATTAGAAATGAAGACAGATGCTAATGGATTGCCAGATGTTTATGTACTAGATATCACTTCTTCCTTATTTGACTTATTAATGAAGGCTTTAGGAGAATCTGGGAATGACCCTATTAATAACAAGTATTTTGCCTCGGAGTTAGCTAATGATAATGCTAGTGATGCTAACCAAGGTAGTTGGAGTTTCTTGTCTCCTAATATTGCATATTCTGTTACCATTACGTATAATAAGAATGCGCAAAAGGCTTCTGATTATTATAACCTTTCTGTTAACGCCGGAAATATGTTGCCACCTTTGCCACAAGGATGGGAAACTAAGCTAGAAGATTTAGATTATCTAGCCACCCCTATTGATAAAGCTAACCCAGATTTTATGAATAGATTTATTGATGATTTTAATAGTCAGCACGGATTGCAAGGAAATTCCGTAGAAACTCCAAGCAACCAAGTAACTCCCGGAACAACAGCAAGTTCATCACCATTCGATGACACGCCACAACAACCAGCACCACAGCAACCAGCACCACAACAACCAGCACCACAGCAACCAGCGCCACAACAACCAGCACCACAGCAACCAGCGCCACAACAACCGGAGCCACAATCTAATAACAATGGGTTCCCAGATATGCCAGATCCATTTAGTGATACTGGAAGTTCTGTTGATATTTCCGATGACGATTTACCATTTTAATAGATAATTAATAAGGGGGAGACAATTACGTCTCCTTTTTGCTTTACTGATTATATCGGGTGTGGTATAATTAAATAGGATAAAAATAAGTAAAAATAAAAGGATGGTAGTATGGCAAAAAGTTCAGAAGAAATTAAAGTAGCTAAAGATTTAGGGTTTTCTTTAGTATCTGATAGTAACTATGCACACGTTGACGACTTCATACCAACATTTTTACCACAAATTGATAAGATTATGGGTGGAGGAATTCCTTTACAGCGTATCTCAGAAGTATATTCTCCAGAAGGAGTAGGAAAGTCTACTTTTATGATTGAATTAACTAAGGCTTGCTCTTTGCTTGGAGTTAAAACATTCTATATTGATGGTGAAGGAACTGCTGATAGAGTTCGATTTGAAGAGCTTGGTGTAGATCCATCAAATACTTTTGTTGCTTCTCCCAACGAAGGAGAACAAATGACGATTGAATTCGCCGCACAACGTCTAGAAAAAGTTATTGATAGCTTTACTGGTAGTAAGGAACCTCTTGTAATTATTATGGATTCTATTGGAGGAATTCCCGCTAAAGGTGAATTAGATTTAGATGCTGACGAGGAAGGCCAACGGGGAATGAAAGCAAAAGCAGTTACCCGAATGGTTACTAAATTAAATGCTAAAGTAAAAGATGCAAATGTAGCAGTTATATTTATTAATCAGGTTAGAGATAATCAAAATAAGAAAGGAAAATTTGATGTTGATACTATCCGACCGGGTGGACGTGCGTTATCCTTTGCCGACAGTCTACGAATAGAATTAAGAGCAGGATCTAAATACTGGGCAGGAACTGGTACTGATAGAGAATACGAAGGGCATATTCTTAGAGTTGTTATTGATAAGTCTAAGGTTAATCGGCCCCATCAAAAGAGGGAGACTTCTATATTTGCGGGTGCTCCTAGAAATACTACAACAATTACTAATGAAAAATATCAAGAAATGGACCCTAGTTTTGTTCCCGAATTAGAAAGTAATCCTAAAGACCCTATTCCATTTGTTCTAGATGGTATTGATTATGAGTATAACTTATTTCAAGAAGGATTTGCTCAAGATATTCTAAGCAAGGTTCATCGAGGATATGTTACTATGATTGATCCAAATACTGGAGAGGAACTATATAAGGAACGAGAAAATGATTTCCTGTTTTTACTAAAAAAGAATTATAAAGGAATTCGTAAACAATTGTTTGAATTTGTTCTATTAGCAAACTTTCCAGAAAACTTTCCACCATTAGATAATAAGAATGTTAATGTAACCGCTTGGCCGGATATGAAAGATATTCAAAAAATCTATAAGCAAGTTCATAAGGATAAGCTATTAAGGGAAAAAGAAGCTAAGGAGGCTAAGTCTGATGCCTCTAGCAAATAAAGTGGAACCTTTTCAACAATATATTGATAAGTTAAATAAATATAAAGAGTCACAAAAAGAAGTATTAGTCGAAAATAGAGATCAGAAATATACACATTCTGATGTTATTAGGATTACCTATGTTGGCAATAGATTTGCTTTAGGTGAAACGGTTGATTATGGAATTCCCTATACACTTAACTACGCAGATATGTATGCTAATAAGGGAAACACACTAAAAGTTAGATATAGAGACGAGGTTTTCGATGAATAATTATTTACCAAGAGATTCTGAAAACTTACTAAAGAAATATAAACCATTAATTGATTCCACTTATGCTAGATATAAATATTTATTTACAAATACTATTGGATCGGAATCTTATATGCAGGGGGCTGAAGGCTCTCAAAACAGAGAAATTCCTAATAAGTATGCCCAAGAAGATTTATATAGTTATATTTCAGAGCAATTTATTAAACTTATTAAGGAGTATGACCCTAATGGGGGTGTTGACTTACCTGGGTATTTAGCTAGTAAATTGCCTAGAAGAGTATTAGGATCTTATATTCATGGTAGAAGTAGAGATAGGCAACGAGAGAGTGTTTCCTATGAAAGCAATGGAATAGAAACTGCTATGGCTACTACTCCTTCGGTTGATAATAGTAGTGTTGTTCAAATTGTTCAATTAGTTGAAGGCGATCTTGAAACTCCTATGGATAAATATATTTTTAATCTATTAACGAGTAAGAATGAAGATTTAACTAAGACGGAAATGTATCATAGAGTTCTATCAGCATTCCCTGGTATAAAGAAATCGGAGTATACTGAGCGTCTTGACTATATTAAAGGTAGAGTTTCAGAAGAGATTTATGATAATCATTTGCGTTTATTTGGTAGTTATTCTAATAATGCCTATGCTAATAGTACGGGAACTTTGAAAAGAACCGACAGGGTCACACACAAGAAAGACAACCTAGATTATTTGCCAACGGCATCTGTTACTTCTATTACTAAAGTATCTTTAAATGATGCTGTATTTACTAAGGATGTAGATTATTCATATGAGGGCAAAGGAATTATTAAATGGATCTCTTCAAATAGACCAAAGGTTGGAGAAAAATATGTTGTAGATTATATGTATAGATATTCTAGTGAATAGAGATGTTTATTTTGAGAAAGTCTAATGAAGCAGTTAAAGAAGATTTATCACCATTAATTGAGGAGGCCATTATTGAGGTGGAAAAAGAAGAGTTAAAGGGTACTCAGACGGAAAATATTCCAGATAAGGTAACGATTAAAGTAGGAAATACAGAAACTACGGTAGATACTGATTTACCTAGTAAGTATAAGGCGGCAATTCCCTATATCGTTATTTTGATTTCTTGGGTAATTACTTTTGTTACTACTAAGTTTGGTTGGAAATTTCCGGGAACAAGTGAAGATATCACTACTTGGGTTACTTTATTAGTTTCCTTTGCATTAAGTATCTACGGAACTTGGCGGGATAATCCAATTACTAAGAAGGGCCAGTTCTTATCTATAATTGGTAAAGAACTAGAAGGATTATTGGGATCTATTGAGGGGCACACTAAGCCTACGACAGTATCCCCTAAGACTGCTGAAGAAACTACAGTGGAACCAACAACTGTTGAAGAAACTACAGTGGAACCAACAACTGTTGAAGAAACTACAGTAGCTCCTACGACTGTTGAAGAAACTACAGTAGCCCCCACGACAGTAGAACCAACAACCGTTGATGAAACTACAGTAAATGTTAAACAGGCATAATAGAATAAGCAACATATATTATTAAAAATTAGGACACTACGATTAGTGTCCTTTTTCTATTGTCTAAATTATAAGTGAGGGAACAAAGTAAACTACTATAAAAGAGAGGTAAAATTCAATGGCAAGTATTAATGTAAATGATTATTTAACTGGGGCAAAGACAGTCCCCTTAGATGGAAAGTATTTAATAGCAAAAACGAGAGATGATGGATTTACTGGAACTTGGGCAGGAAATTATATTTATAAAGTCCAAAAGTCGGGCAATAACTATTATGTAATTGAACAAAAGTGGGACTTTGATAAGCTAGCATGGGTAGACAAGGATGCTCCTATTATTAGATACGATGGGACTACTCTATTTTTTGCTACTAATACGCATATCGATCCATATAATGGGAGTGTCGGCAACTATAAAACAGTTACTCCAGATAAGGTAGAACATAATATTGTATTAGCTTTCTTGGCTTTCATTGCTGATGAGTTTGCTAATGCTAACTATGATGTCTTCCTAACTCATGATAACTTTATTGATGACGAACTTGTTTCTAAAGTAAATCCTAGTTCGGGTACTACAGTTAAGCCAACAACGGTAGCTCCAACTACAGTTAAACCAACTACAGTGGCACCCACAACGGTAGCCCCAACTACAGTTAAACCAACTACAGTTAAACCATAATAATAGGGGGCTAATATGGAAAAGAAGGTTAACTATATTTTCTGTGACCCCCAAGAATATCGGTTTTATTGGCAGGAACTTAATTATGTTAGGAATCTTATAGATATTGGTGTTTCTACAGATAACATCTATATACTAAATATAAAAAATAATGAAGATTATGCTCAAAACATTGTTAATCATTTTCCGGGGGTTCACTTATTTGAATTTGAGGATAAGCGAGATCGTGCAGGGAAGCAGTATGCGGCAACGCTAAAGCCTTGGCTGATGTGGCAATTCTTTGAGTTCTTCCCCGATAAAAAGGATGATGTATTTTTCTATACAGATTCTGACATTATTCTAAGCAAAAAAATAGAAGTTCCTGATGATTTAGATATCCACCACTGGTATGGATCAGATTGTAATTCATATTTAGGGATTGAATATATAAATAGCAAGAATTACCAAGACTCTAATTTGCTGTCTGAGATGACTAGCAGTATCGGTTTAGATGAATCGTGGGTTATTAGTCACGATGATGCTTCTATTGGGGCACAATACCTTATGACAGGGTTATCTGCTACGTACTGGAAGGATGTATATGATTCTTCCATAGCATTGAAAAAATACCTAGATAGCATTGAACCTAGATATTTAAAAAAGTATAAAAAGTATAATCTAGACATTGATAATCCAATACAAAAATGGTGTGCAGAAATGTGGGCTACTTTATGGGTTATGGGAAAGCATGGCATTACCCCGAAAGTGTCAGATAATCTTAAATTTTGCTGGATTGACTGGAAACTAAGTGATTGGACCTCAGGAAAGTATTCTATTATGCATGATGCTGGAGTTACTTCTAGTGATAATGGTATATTTTATAAGTATGACTATGCAAATAAGGATATATTTAAGGATATGCCTAACTTGCTAAATAGATTAGATAAGGGAAAATGTGGTTATGCTTATGCTTTAGAATTGAATAAGACAGGAAAAAGAATTAAGGCTATATAATTAGCCTTTTTTCTTTACATATTTTTAATAGATTCCCTTGAGTAATTACTAAATCGGTGGTATAATTTAATTATTAAATCAGATGGAGTGATTGAATATGTTTAAGAAATTACACAAGGGGTATCGAAGCTCTATCAATAGCCGATTAAAGACTTTCACTAATAATTTTAATCACCCTATTCATCATAAGAGAAAACCTAATAATGAAGTTTGCGCCTATTATTTCGTAGCTTATTTATCTAATAAAGGAAAAGTATTTATTACAGCATATAGTAATAATAACTATAGTATTAATCAAATTAGAAGCAAATGTGCTTCAAATAAAGGTAAATTAGTTGATGTTAAAATATTATTACTCAAGGATGCTCAAAACTATTCACGGCAATTACAGAATAAATTAAAAGATATTCCATTTAAGGATATCAAAGTTGTTTGACTCTGGTGCAATTAAAGCGGAGTAGCTAATCTAGTAAATAATAACTCTATGATTTAGCAATCTTAGGGTTATTTTTACTTTACAAAAAATTAAATACATGCTATAATACAGTAAGTGAGGTGATTATGTGAACTTTATTGTAGGAATAAAGTCCTTAGACTTAGAAATACTAAATAATGTACTATATAAAAATAAGAAATTTCATGTATTTATATCCTATAATTATAAAGATTTTTTATTATCAATTGAAAATATAAAGGACACTATTAGTCTAGGAGACACTGTAATTATATATAACAATTTTCCTATGAATAGCTATAATGATGATTTGAAAAGCATTAGTAATCTTGCAGAAATTAAATATTTTAGTAATTGGCATAACTCTACTGAAATAAATGATAATCATTCTGATGCTTTCAATGACATGCTGATATACCTTAATGAGAATAAGGAATTATCAGATGAAGAAGTTTATGAAATATCTAAATATAAAAAGGAAAATTCAGGAATTACAAACCAAATGGCTTTATTGCAGTATGGTATTGGATTACCTATTATGAATGAAAAAGGATTAGAACAATGGAAAACCTATTCATCATATATTACCGCTTCTAATATGGTAGCCGCTAAGCGTCTTATTAACAAAGAAAATACTATTTATAGCAAAGAATTCGGATGTGTTATAATCAATAATAACAACGAATTAGTGCCATATTTAGAAGAAGTTACTAAGCGAAATAATATGAGTTTAATCAATTTATCGGTTGCAGAAAATAGCATTGAAGTGATGGTAAGCACAACTATTCCAGAAACTTGTAAAAGAATTAGCGACAAACTTTTCTATAGTGAGGATTCTCCTTATTATATAAATGAAAATAAGTCAGTTTATTTTATTGATGGTACTGTAAAAGATATTAAAAGAGCAATAAAACAATTATTGGATAAGAAGGATTAAATTAATGAATTATAAAGAAGAAAACTTAAATGGGAACTATGAACGTCTTGCTGTTATCTATGGATACTTGCAGAAGGCTATGGGTAAGGTAACGCTATCAAGTGCTAATAAGGTTCTTAATGAATTAGGGTTTGACCGGATGACTAGAAAAGATTATGTCTTTTCACAAAAGGTTATTAATGAAAAAGAAGATCTTAAAGATATTATTACAAATACGATTGATGGAGTTATTTCTTTAGATGATTTAAAGAATGCTCAGGGGAATACACCTAATAACAGTATGGAGAATAACTTGGATGATGTTTTAACCCCCTATATGAAAACACATCAACGTAGCTTGGATAACTCTCGTGAATATAAGCAGTTAACCCGAGAAGAAGCAAGATATCAAAATAGATTAGATGACGTTTATAGCAAGTTATCTCAGGATATTAAGGAAAATGCTATTTCAGTTGATCTTCCCCCAATTATTAAGACTAAAAAGGAAGAAAAGTCTTTAATTATTACTGGTAGCGATTATCATGTAGGAAATTCCTATAAGATTAAGGGAAATACTTATAATTTTGAAATATTAAAGAAACGTGTAAGATCCTATACAGAATCTGCTATTAATTATGGTGAAAGCTTAGGAATTACCCACGTATATTTTATTCATTTAGGAGATTTAATCGAAGGAATTAACATGCGAGCAACTAATCAAGCATATTTCGATGAATTTACTTATTCTGAACAGGTTTCTAATGGTATTAAACTATTAGTTTGGCAAATTAAGGAATTAACTAAGCATTTCAAAGTTACTTTTGGTTTAGTTCAAGGTAATCATGATAGAACAGATGGCAATAAAAATTCTGCTGTTTACGGTGACGGTGCCATGCGACTTGTTTTAGAACAGCTTTTGTTGTTCAAAGAAAATAACGTATTCAATAATCTAGAAATTTTAGATAATCGGGACGATATTTATAATTTGGAATTTGATGTTTTAGGTAAGCATATTATGTGTACTCATGGGGAAACTATTAAACGTAACGCTACGGATAACATCGCTAAGCATATGCGTAATCAAAAAATCGATTTATTATTGGGTGGGCATTACCATTCATTCTTATCTAAGGAAGAAAATAATGCTTCTATGGTAGCAATCTCTGGATCAATGAAGGGATATGATATGTATTCTAAAACTTTGAATATGGGAGATTCTGTTGCTAGCCAATTGATGGTTGTTCTTGATAAGAATTCTATTGAATTGAAGACAGTATTCCTTTAGAAAGCAGGGATAAATTGGAAATATTAGAAAATGTTCTACTTATGAATATCCCAATTGCCACCGTTTGGTATATCCGATGCTTAATTATTTTTAATGTTATGCATAATTCAGAAGGATATTCTACTGTGTATACCTTAACTTCGGAATTTCTAGTAAATACTATAGTAAGCTTAATTGGTTATTATATCATTGCAGGAATTTCAAATAGCTATGTTCCTATTGGTAAATACTTGCTATTTGTTCTTTTATCAGTAGTTGGATACTTTATTATTCATATATTATCTTCTTTTATTAATGGTAGTATAGACACGCTTATTATTAAGCATCATATTAATAAGAAAATTAAAGAAGATGCTAAAAAAGACCTTAAATAGGTCTTTTCTTATATTATTAATAGTAAGGAGGAAATATCTTGGAAGAAAATAGTTATAGAACTGGGATTATTCGTATTAATAAAGAGCCTCAATATTTTGTTGAAATGTACTCTAAAGGGGATACTATTGCAGTATATGATGTGCGTTTAGACCACTATGATAATAATAATAATCCGGTTTACGGTAAGGATTTTAAAATGGTTGAGAAACGTCAACCGGTATATACTAGAGGAAAATTGGGCAAGATTCTTAATAGTCTAATTGATGTTAGCAATAAGAAAGATCCTAAAAAAGTAAAGGCAGTTAAACCACCATTATTCATTGCCGATATTGAGTATGGAGTAGATAGCTTCGATGGTAAATATACTTTAGGGTTTGAAGAACGATTACCCGACACCTTGATTATGAATGATTCTGGTAATGTTGTGGATAATAAGCATAATGAGAATACTGGGGTGTTTATTGGATTGAACAAGATCCATTGGATGAAAGAATATTTCCCGTTAGAGGATATTAAAAGAATTTCTGATGAAAAGGAAGAAAATAGATGGAAGATTTAGCATACGAAGCGAAGATAAAACAATATATTTTAGATAATCCCCACTTATTTGTTTCCCCAGATAAAACAGAGTCTACTGTATATTTTGAAAAGTCTATTTATTTTGGTAATACCATAGCAGATTGTCTTGTTTTTAATTCTTATAATCATGAGATAGGAATTGAAATAAAAACCGGCCATGATAGTACGTATAGATTAAGAAAACAGCTTAGAGATTATATAAAAGTATGTGATTATGTATGGGTAGTTATTCATGAGTCTTTGACGGAAGAAGTAATGGGGATTCTAGATGAGCTACATTTGCCGTTTGTGGGCGTTATAACCTATATAGAGTACGATGGAGACGTCGCTGGGGGTATTTACCGACAAGCAAGCTATAACCCCGTGAATAGCTCATATATGGCTCTAATGATGATGTGGTCTAAAGAGCTTAAAGTTATGGCTAAAGCAGTTGCTGAGAAAAATAATGAAAATATAAATAAAATGACCAAAAAATCTCAATATATTAAGTATATTATAAAAAAATTAGGTAATGAAGATGCAAAAGGCTTATTATGTAATTTTATAATAAGTGGTCAAGGAGATCCCAATAAAGTTATTAATTCCTATAGATTTAATTTAAGCAGGTGATATTATTTCACTAATATTAACAGATAGAGAACGGTTTTCTTCACTAAATGCTATGGGAGAAAAAGAGGGGTATTATTATGTGTCTTTCTCTAAGTCATATCTTAATCTCACGAGTAAAGAAGTAGATGAATTCCCTCAATTTTCTTTAGAGAAAGTAAGCAAATATCTAAATACAGATTTAGACTTTATTCATTTAGAACCAGGGAAATATATAGATATTGCTAATGGTAAAATAACGAATGATTATGTTAAAATAGGTAAGAGATATATTGGTAGGATTAATACTTCATATATTATGATTAATGAAAACAACTTCTCTGTAACTTTTAGCTATTTAGCCCATAAAAGTATACCAGATTCCGCTTTTACTGGACACACTAAGTTTTATAAGTTAAAGAAGATAGGAACACATATAAAAAGAAAAAATACAAAAACAGAAGACAAGAAGGTATAATGTGAAAATACAGAATATTTTATCAAAAGCATTAGATAATAATTTTTCTTTAGTAGGAACACAATTTCAGTGTGAATGGCTACCTGTTGCGCTAAGATTTTCTAATGAGGTAAGTATTAGTGACAACAATTTAGATTTGGTTTCCTTTCCCTCTAGTAATCAAGTACAATCCGTATCTAATTTTGTTAATATGTTAGAAGAAAAAGAACTAGGGGCTGAAATTAACAGAGATATTATTTCTGATTTTGGAGTAAATATGAGTAATATCAAGGACTTACTCTTGCACCCAGAATCATCTAAAATAAATTATATATCTTTTACAATAAACTTAGATAAAACTATTGTTAATCATTATAGTAAGGATATTAGTATATGTGGTATCAAGTATAAAGAGATTACTATTCATTTAGAGTCGGATGCCTTTTCTGGTAATTTATATATTTTATTAAGGGAAGATACCAGCAATGGATTATCTGTTTTTACCGATTTACTTAACAAGAAAATTAGTAAGCCAGACACTAAAAAGTTATTAGACTTTGTTAACCATCGAAATATTATGGGATTAGGTCTAGTAGCAGTTACTCTTGATAGTAAGAATGCAGAATCTTCTTTATTCCCTATTAGTAGTGATCTATCTAGTATTTCAGATAAAGAAAAGCTTTCTTTTAGAACAGATACGGGGATTGTTAATATTCCTTGGAAGTTTATTGATAATTCTTTGATTATAAAAGAAGGATTAAATTCATATACTTTCAATATAAAATCAGGTAAAAGTCTAATTAAGCTATCTTTTCAGAAATAAATAAGTGAAACGGGATAATATATGAGAAACTAGTGATTTTTTCTATATTTTTACGCTAATATTCGTTTCATAATATCCTATATTACAGTTAATAAATCCTATATAATAGGGTATTTATATTAGGGGGACAAAAAATGAGTTCTGAAACGAAACATAGTGCTGTGTCAGAGATTGTAAATAATAAGCAATTAAAAATAAAAGTAGATGAAGCTTTTAAGAAAGAAGAATCCTATGAGTGGATTATTGGATTATGTAAGCAGTATGGTGTAGATGTATCTAAATCTACTTTGACTAGATATAAGAAAAAGGTAGAAGAGGCGCAAGAAACTGGAGTTCCAATTGAGGATATTGCAGACAAGCGGCAAGCATCATCAATTGATAGTAAGGAAGTATCATCTTTTGGAGAAGTTCAGCCATTAATATCTCATGTACAAGCTTTAGATGACTTTATTCAAAAAGGCTATGAAGGTATGCAAGTTAGTGGAAATTATCCAAGTCCCAAAGATTACTTGAAAGCTATTGAATTGTATGCTAAAATTACAGATAATAGGGATAAAGGGCTAACCATACAAGGATTAAAGGAAATTAAGCTAAGAGAAGAAGCAAAAACTCAAGCTATGTCCCAAGTAATTGCCAAATATATTCCGGTAGAAAAACATGAAGAGGTTGCTAAGGACTTAGAAAAAGCGGAAAAGGAATTCTATGATTCATTGAATATGTCTGATGCGCAAAGAAAGATAAGCAAGGAATTACGAGAAGCAGGTATTGACGAATAGGAGGGCACTATTTTGCTAGTAAGTAGTGACGTATCAATTGATTCATTAACTAAGTCAGATACTGGGATTGTTGGATTATCACAAGGAATATCAATTCTAACCAATGGTGGGATAATTTTAGCTAAAGGCTATGATTGGGCAAAAAATGATGATGTATATTTTAGAATTAATCCAGTAACAAATCTTACCGAGATTGCCTATAGTATTGACCCAGATAATAGCCGTTTTACTTATTGGCAAGCTTATAATATTCCGATTAATGTTTTTAATCAAGTTAATTGCTACAGATATACCCCTGATTTAGCTGGAACAAAATATTATATTGGGAATACCGTCACGTACATTAGTCCAGAAACAAATGAAGAAGATTCTGCAATTGTTCTAGCTACGTATACGGATACAGATAATAACATATACTATCAGCTAAGTCGGGAAGATAAATTATTTAAAGAAGGCTAATTTATGGGCGCTAGTATTTACTTTAAAATAGCAAAAGATGAAAAGGCTAGTTGTATTGTTAAAAATGATGAAGAAGATACTTTGGGTAATTTTGATTTAGAATTAGATTATGTAACACCTTTACAAATAGCATTAGGTTGTTATGAAGATTTATATGATTCTGTTGAAATAAAAGAAAGCTCAGATAAATATGTTACTTTAATTGAAAAAGCTACTCATAAGGAATATCAAATGGAAGAGGATAGTATTGACGTATTTTTATCAGACCTACTGGATAAATCCCAAGATGCTAAAACAGAGGGATATTTAGAAACTATTGATAGTTTATTAGAACCTATTACTACTATTCCTATTACAGGAACTTATTATAAATGTGATGGCTTGTCTAGTGACTTAAAAGATATATATTATTTGATTGATGAAGGAATTAATGAAGATCCAATATTATTAACTTTTGCACTAAAGCAGTTATCTAAAGAAATATTAAAAGGTCCAGAATATAAGCATGGATTAACCAAACTTATCAATAGTATTGATTTAAAAGAAATAAAGAAAATATCAAAAGATTATTATAATAAATTTAAGGGAGCTAAAGAATATATAGGGGGAATGTAGAAATGGATAAGTCAAAAGCAACTAAACTATTAAGAGACACTCCAAATATTGGCATTCAATTAATAGATTATAATTCCCCATTAGCATTGAATTATCCATGTAGTTTTAAAATACCTGATAGTCAAGCTAAAGATGGATATATAACTTTTAGTAGTGCTAATCAGGCTTTTGCTTACAGTAAAGCCGTATTTTTTAATAGAGATGATCTGTTAGAAGATATTCTAAATTTAGAAAATATGAGTAAGGTAGGCTCTTCATTAAAACCTTTGGGAGGAGATTCTTGGGATAAAGGAAAGTTTAGAGTGATGGTTATCTCTAATTTATATAAGTTTAAAGATAACTCTGATTTACAAGAAGAACTATTTAAAACTAATGACAATATACTAGCTTTCTTTGGGAAAAGTATCTATTGGGACTATGGAAATCTAAAAGATTATAAAAACATTAATACTTGGACGGGATTAAATAATTTACATGAAGTTATGCAGGAAATTAAAGATATTCTACGTCCACAACGCAATGAGAATATCATCTATTAGCTTATATTAGAATATAGAAAGGATTGATAATATTGTTTGTATATATTAAGTTCGATGAAAATGGGTATATTACTGATTTTAAGAAAGAACCAGAAGATGGCTATACAAAATCATTTGTATTAAATAAAGATATTAAAAATTTTGTAAAGTTTAGCGATAAATTTAGATGGGATACAGATAGCCAAGCGATTATTACCCCAAGTAATCTTCCTAAGACAGTAGAATATGAAGATGCTATGAATCAGATTAACTCATTAAGTACAACGATTAATAGTTTAACTAATGTTATGATTGGAGGAATTTAGTAGCATGGAAAAACATACTCCATTATTTATTCCAGTAGACTATGCTTATACTATTTTTAAGAACGTGGATCTACGATGGGTGTTCGTAAAGGTAAATGCCCCCTCTGGTCTTGGTATTAATAGAGAAGAATTTTATGAAATTACTAAGCAAGACTACTATGAAGCCGCAAAAGAAAATGGTTGGACTACCCTTCCTGATTTAACCACAGTAGCACCTACCACTGTTGAAGAAACCACAGTAGCACCAACCACTGTTGAAGAAACCACAGTAGCACCAACCACTGTTGAAGAAACTACAGTAGCACCAACCACTGTTGAAGAAACTACAGTAGCCCCTACCACTGTTAAAGAAACCACAGTAGAACCAACTACTGTTGAAGAAACCACAGTAGAACCAACTACTGTTGAAGAAACTACAGTAGAACCAACTACTGTTGAAGAAACTACAGTAGCACCTACTACGGTAGAACCTACTACGGTAGAACCTACTACGGTTGAAGAAACTACAGTAGCCCCTACCACTGTTGAAGAAACTACGGTAGCACCTACTACAGTAGCTCCATAATATTAAGATAAAATAAAAAGGGTCCCTATTCGGGGTCCTTTTTTTGTTCCTTATCTTCTTCCTTATCTTCTTTATTTGACTCTTTATCACTTTTTTCTGCCAACAGCTTTTCTTTCTGATGAGTTTCCTTTAGAGCTTCTTCTAAGCTACCTCCGGCATTATAAATGTTTTTAATAACATCTTTCTGATCTTGAGTAATCCCTAGCTCATCAACGTCCGAATATACTGTTTCTTTCTTGGCATTATTCTCTGATTGCTCTTGAAAGGAACTCATAGTCTTTTCAGTACCATCTGGGAAATAGTAAATAAATAATCCACTTTGAGTATTGAGAGAAGATTGTCTTTTTGTTAATAAAACCTCGTCACTAAGTGGGTATGAATTCTCTCTATTCAAAACGTTACTAGCAAACATATATAATGAACTATCCTTTGGAATTCCCATATAAAGATATAGTGTATCTTTAGTAATATTTCCTAGGAGAATTTCTCTAATGATTAGCCTACTTGCAATACCTAAAGCCGTCTCATCATTTACGGCAACAGATGGTTCTAACTTCCCCCGATCAAAAAGTTTCTTAATTAATTTTGGATTGTATTTATTATATAGCTTATTTGAAACATATTTCTCTAACATACAAGCACCCTTTCTTTTTTATAATTATAACATAAAATTGTTTGACATTAAAGTCACTAAGTAGTATTATTATCATAAACAAAGGAGGAATTACT